TACATTCTATCAGCAATCTGACTAGGCATGTTACGTTTTCTATTAGTTTGACCCATGTGCCATTTGCTATTGAGTTCAATGAACGCTTGAAACTCTGGTAAGGTTTCAACCTTTAATGGATAATTATCTAGTATTTTCTCCATACAGTCAACTTGATCTGGTGTTAGACTGTCTCTCCAGTTCATTGTAAACTGCTCTTTAGATAGCGTTTGAACTTTACCAAAAAGTTGATCACCAAGATACCCAGAAACAATGATACCAGAAGAAAACTCTGGATTATTCATAGGTGTGCTTAGACTATAACGAATACCACGACCTTTGATAAACTTGTCGAATACAGATCCAGACTCTATGATAGAGTAGTAATTGCAAGCCACCAAGATTTGTTTTGGGTCTGCGTATTGCATCAGAGAAAATAGTGCAGTTGTGCTATCAAGACCACCAGACCATGAAACAACAATCTGTTCGCCGTTGGCACGTTCAACTAGATCCTTGGCTGTTTCTAAACAAATTTGTTTAAATGACTTGTTGAATGTAGGTTCAACTTTTGGTAGTGGTGTTACTCCACTAACTTTTAGATAATGTGGTATTGTTCCTGTACGGTCTACAAACAAACTCATATTACCAGCTGTGATTAGATTGTCCTTGGCGTTATAACGCTCAAGTTCTAATTTTTGGTACAGTGGATAAAGTTCGTCAAATCGTTCAGTTTTAAACTTGTCCATCTTTGGACTGTTAATAACTTCAGGTAGACGATGAATCAATAAATTAAGTATCATATGCTTAAGAAACTATTAACAATAAGCGCATCTGGTAAAACCAATTGCCATGTATCACCTACTTGTCGAACAACTTGAATTTTGTTTTTCCAAATATAGTCAATGTTATTCCTAACAATACGTTTTTGTTCTGGTGTACCAATTATTGTAAACTCAGGCAAGACTATCTGATATTCTTCTGTGTGTTTGACGAATTCTAAATCATTAGAAGAATCGTACCAGAAAAAACTTTGTACTGTTCTATATTCATCAAATACGGGATAGAATGGGATATTCCAAACCCAACATTGTATTGTAGGAACTATCATAGTAAGTGTTGAGCTAAAACCATGCAAGAGATCCAAGCCCAGATAACATTAAATCCAACTAAGGTTGGTAGCAGTTTCTTGTTACTTGCCCAGATAAGAGTTAGAGATGTAGCTAGAGTAAAGAAGTATAACCACCAAATTTGAATACCAAAGATAAGACCAGGAATTATAATCACAGCCTTTGCCGCCCAGCTGGCAAACTCAACCACGTTATAATTAGTCCAGTACTCACGAGTAAACCACATGGCGAAACAATCACGGATTTTACCCCAGTTAGAGTGAGTGAATACTATGGAGCAAAGAACAACCCACACTGAGGTTGCTGCTACAATTTGATCTAATGTCATTTAGAAGCCTCAATTTTATCGCGATATTTTTCTTGTAAACGTCTAACGGTACCAATGGACTTTGTGTAGAATTGTTCTGGTGTAACAGCAGGAGTTTTCATACCAGAAACTTTAAAGATTTCATCGGCTCCAACCTTGGCTTGTGCATCATTAAGAATGATACTAATTGCTTTACGACGAGTCTCATCCATAGACTTTGGAGCAACTGTGATGTTGAACACGTAAGGTGCATCAATACCAATTTCTTTTAACGTCTTGACATTTGGCGCAGTGGGAATACGTGTTGGACAAGAAGCAGCGAATGCTTGTAAGTTAGGATTCTTGGTCTTCATGGATTCATATGCTTCATGACGATCGATAACCATAAAAATACCATTGTTACCTGCCATATTCACCAGCGCATCATTGTTTGATTTAAATACAATGTACTTAACATCAAACTTGTACTTTTCTCCAAGAGCAAGAGCAGTCAAGTGTGCAGCGTTACCGAATCCAACACCACCAACGGTCAACTCTTTGTTGACATTGATTGGTCCATTAGTGATAACAGTCCAGCAAGCGTCGCCAAGAGCATGAACAGGAACATAATCTGACTCTTTGACCTTACCAGCAGCCACATTCTCTACGAATGCTGGAGCAATGATACCAAGACTGTTGGAATCCATAGACTTGAGAGCAATGATTTGATTGCCTCCAGGCTTGAACTCCAAAACAAAATTATAGATGTTTTGACTACGGTTTGCTGTCTCTATAATCTTGTACATTGCTGGTGTACCAGAATGTGTTGGGCTATATGGTGAGTAAATTTTAATAGTTTCTGTTGCATGGGCTGTACCAAAAGCAAACAGTAAAGCAATCAAGTAATTCTTCAAACTTTCTCCGTTTCAATATTACATTTAGATAAAAAATCTAACCCATCATCATTACGATATGAGTTACGGTAGTAGACATGCTTGATGCCAGCACCGTATATTAATTTAGCGCACTCAACGCATGGGGCATGAGTGATAAAAATAGTAGAGCCAGCACCAGACTCAGATGATTTAGCCAACTTAGAAATAGCGTTGGCTTCTGCGTGGATCACTTCTGGTTTAGTTTTAAGAATAGGTTCTTCAGCGATTCGGTGAACAAGTTCTTCACAGTTGTTGTCCCAACCAGCAGGTGTGCCATTATAACCAATTGATGTGATGCGTTCGTCTTTGACGACAACAGCACCAACTTGTAATCGCTTTGCAGAACTCAACTGAGCGAATCGTTCAGCCGTGTCCATGAATGCGTTAATCCACTTTTGTTTCATTTCTTACCAAACCCAAAAGGACATTTTGATTCTTTACGATCCATTTCATTAGACTTTTCTAAATCTTTATAATAAGAGCCTAATCTATTAAATGAAGTTTGGTGGTAATCATTAGGAATAGCATCCAGCTTTACCCATTCATCAATACAAACTAAATGATTTTTAATCACTACTTCTGCATCAGAAACAGGCACAACATGTACCATTGGTGTTCCAGCATGGATGGTAAAATCTTCGGCTTTCTTATTGATAAACATATTAATGTTTGTGGTTGATTGCGTATCAAACCACAAAACACCTGGATTTATAATAAAATTATTTGCGTGTTCTTGATGATTCCAAGAAGCAGCATTCCAAGTAAACTTGGCGCCAGTAGTTTCTTTAAATCTCCAAGGAGATACTAACTTCACGTGCATATGATCTCGATAGAGACCTTCATACTGTTCAATGGGATGAGATTCAAAGAAATAATGTCTAGACATGACACCAAGAGCAGATTGTCCAGCAGCTGCTGTCTTTGGATTAGCAATAAAGTCAGCCCACATTGGAATGATGAACCCAACTTTATACAACTCTGTTAATCCATTACAGATCTTTAGTGTAGAAATCTTTTGTTTGACATTACCATTTTGAGTTTTAACTTCTATGTATGTTGGCAGCGCCTTGATCTGTTCTGGAAAATATGTAATAGCCTTTCTAATCTTATACAGATTATACACAGACTCCATGGCAGTAAAGCAGTCTACTACAATTTTCTTTTTCTTAAAGAAGAATAACATTTATTAGTCCATAAATTTCTTAAACAAGGCGATAACATCTCCAATAGAATCACAGTAGATGGCGATCTTTTGTACCTTGCCATCAGAGTGAGTGTCTTCATATCCATTCTCACTTAACCAAACCTTCAACTTTGTTTTCATATCAGAAAGATCAGAACCTTCTGGGATATTAAACTCGAAAGTCACCTTAATTTGGTCGTCGGATGGAGTCCACCACCACATCATGTACATTTTATTTCTGGCGTTGCTTAGAAAGAATGCAGTAGATGCGTTTAGTTTTACTTCGCGCAGACAGTTACGGAAAATATCGTAATTTGCGATATACCAGTCTGGCATTGACTCGAACATGTCGTGCTGTTCGGATTGATACTTACCAAAGATTGAGGACAAAGACGTCATAGTAAAACACTCCTTATAGTGACCAGACACAGAGTTTTTATCTGGAGTTTCAGTTGCAATTAAAAAAGATTCTAGACAAAACGATGGTCCATCTTTCTTGTCTTCAAATTTCTCTAAATTTCTAGCCACGATGTAGCAGTCATACGGATTGAAACCTTTTTCAACTACGTGACACCAACATCTATCACCATTGCCTTTACCAACATAAAGGATTTCATTAGTCTCAGAGTCAACATATTTGTATACATACTGACCAAGACTATTAAAGAATTCTATAGAAGGTTTTTTCATACTATAATTATACATCATATATTGATAAAAGTCAATACATTATTTTAGCCAGAATGTCTCTGGCTTCGGGCATCCCATTTTTCTCCATATGATCGTCAAACAACTCGTCTTTAGCTTGTTGAATCATGACTAACACTCTCATCGCATCTTGTTGTGTCATGGCATTCAACATCATGGCAAACTCGTCGTGCTCTAAACCCAACAAGAAAAGTAAAAAGTCTCTGTCTTCATCCTCAAGATGTTGCACTTTCTTTTTCTTTCTTAGGTAAAGCAGGAATAAAGCCACAAGATTCTACTAGCTTTCTAGTAATCTTGGGATACTTTTTATGTAGTGTTTGATCTTTAACAGCAATCAACACTTCAGCTTCACTTGGGTGTACACCCTCTAACAAAGAAATAAACAACGACTCACGTTTGACTGCATGTAAGTCTGCTCTGGTAAACACATACAAACGACGCATCTCGCCGTACAAATTACTTGGCGTCATACCAAGTGGTTCAGCAGCAGGTTTGAATGGTGGCTCGCCTTCTGGCAAGATCCACTTTTTAGCAGGATCAAAAGCATTCTCAAACAAGACCTTGAGTGTGTTACTATACACTTGGTCTTTTGCATATTGTTCCAGCTTTTTGGGATCATCATTGATGTCCTCTAACAACTGGGTGATATATTTTCTCATTTAAAATTCCTCAATCTCGTCCAAAAGCAGACGACAACGGTTATCCATTAGGTATGTCATAATAGCCATTCTATCCTTAGAAGGCTTACTATTTAGATAAGCGTTTACGATATCTTTCTTAACATCTTCGGGAATGTAAGAGAAATCAACCAAGCGTTTGTTGCGATCCCAGTTAGTTCGTTCTTGGTCTGTGCGACAAGCATCAACACCCTTTTCCAAGAACTCGTCTAAGCGTTTGGCTGATACAGTCTTTTGACGCTCACCTTTAACAAACACATCGTCTTCAGAAAGAATGTTTGGAATACCATCACCAGAGTCACCCTTGACGATGTGCTCGATCATCCAGTGCTGAATCTCAGTTTTGCTGGCAGTGATAAACTTCTTGACCATTGGTGACCACTGCTTGACATCCATCTTTAACTGCAGCTGTTTAAAGTCTTTGTCTGACGACAGGATCAAAACCTTTTGTGGTTCTTCCATCAAACCTTGCTGGATCAATTCGTTTTCTTGAACCCAGTTTGTCATCACAGCAATAACATCATCAGCTTCGGCGCGATCTACGTGAATGACTTTGTAAGGAAAATACTTGACCAAGTCTTCGCGCATCTCACTAAGTGTATCGAAGATAAGTTTCCAATCAAGATCAGAAGCATCGCGGTTTTTCTTACGGCTGGCTTTGTAGTGAGCGAACACTTCTTTACGCCAGTACTGACGTCCATCGCAGCAAATAACAACATCACCGTATTCTTTGCCGTACTTTTTCTTGTACGACTTAATGGTGGACAAAGTCACGTGACGAATAAGGTTTTTAATCTCAGACTCAGTACCCTTTAGCTCTCGCTTGAATGTTAGGATAGTCGCCAGAGATACTTGGGAATAATCAATTAGAATCATTTTGAATTTGCCTTTGGTCAATATATGTCAAGAAAATAGCATTACAATATCTACCATCACCACTATATGTATTGTTAAGTTGCGATTTTAGTTCTTTAACTTCGTGTAATGTACATGAAGCAATTATAACAATCCTGTTGTTAACAGGTTCAATAGTAGCTTCTTTTGTAGAGTTATGAGACTTAAGAACTATCTCACCACCAGAGAATTGTTTTGGTTCTGTGTTAAAATAATTCAACACAGTATAAAAAGAAGAATCTGTATGTGGTTTATAGTAGTCGCAATTCTCATAATATGAGAGCAAGTGTGAACGACTATTACAATAAAATATAGTTTTAAATAAAGAGTTGTATGATAACACACGCTCCATAAACTGCGGATCAGACATCTGATGCATTGAGTGGGAGATCAATGCAGAATGTTTCCAATTACGAAAAACATCCTCAAGAAACACACCACGTTTAGATGTAAGTGAAACACCATTAACAGAAGCTGGAACAAGCTCACTTTCACCTGAAAAGATTGATTGTTTGGTCAACCAATTCAATTCAGTCTTTATCTCTGCCAGTTGATCTGGTGTGTAGAAGTTATCAACAACGATGGCGTCAATACCATCTTCGATATAAGTAAACTCCATCAAAACGCTCCAAGCAAGATGCACTCTTCATTGATGCGTCCATTGGGCACAGTCGGCTTGGTAGTCAATTTCTTCAATGCACCATTCAGAGCACGTTTGCCCATAGAAAGACCCTTGAAGAATTCTTCTGGTTTACGTAAGGTCATAGACTTGGATTCTTTGATATCGAATCCAATGATTGTAGTACCCTTGACAGCCAGAGCACCATCGGCTTTATACACTTGAACCTTACGGTACTTGGTATTATACACCCACAGTTCGCTGGAGCCAATAATTTCTTCTGGCTTGCACGACTTTAGATTCAGTTCAGGGAACTCACGCATGTACTTGATGCGAGCAACTTGCTTGGTTGGCGATGTTGGCTTGCGTTTACGTGGAGCACGATTAGCCTTGGCAGTTTGTACTTGCTGATTGCAGTCACCGATGATAGTTTCCATAAACTCGGCAAACTTCTTCAACTCGCGTTTAGTGAAGTTGGAATAACCTTCAACAAGTTGCTTGTCGTCACCTTCAAGGGCTTCGCGCAACTCTTGTGCACGACCAACGAAAAAGTCACCAATACGTTTGGCAATGGGTGCAGAAACTTCTTTGGACAACAGATAGTTCTTTGTCGAAAAGTCAGTAGATTTATTTGTGGTAAAGTCATCGATGGCACCTTCGATCTCACCAGCCAGTTCGTGTGCCTTTTCGTCCATTCGTTCTTGAATAGATGGTTGGGTTACAACTGGACTTTCTTTTTCTGTAGTCTTGACCTTGACAGGACGACCAGCCTTACGGACAATGTCTGCCACCATAGTTTCGATACGCTGCATGTGTTGATCACTCAGAGTATTACCATTGGTAACAAGGCGACACAGAATACCAAGTTGGCGCACATCGTAATCACTTGCTTTGTCGATGGCAACAACTTCAGCTTTCTTGCCTAGTTTTGCAAAGTATTCGATAGCATACTTGCGATGGCGTTTTTCATCAACATTTAGCGAGTACCATTGCAGTGCTTGCGTAATGGAAACGACATATTTTTCTTGGTCGAGCATTGGCTCATCAACTGTTTTGTTAAGAGTCGCATGAGCCTTTGCACGCTTTTTTGCATTAATAGCCATAGGATTATTCCTCAAATAATAACATATTATACACCAAATAGCCGCAAAAGACAAGAACTATTTGTAATAACCCTACGGAATTAAGGGTTACTTAGTGACTGTATCGTACAGGTCTACAAAGTCCTCGTGGTCTGCAACTTCTTGAGTCAGGTTCTGCTTGTGGAAAGTCTTGGCAATTTTTGCAAGAATCTTCTTGGGAATCTGATGCTCAGCAGAAACTTCTTTTACGATCTCTTTAATTAGATCACGTTCAGCTTCCATACGTAGCATTGAATTGCTAATCTCTTGAATAGCGTCTTTGATCTTTTTACGATCGGCTGGATTGGAAATAGTAATAGCCATTATTTATCCTTGTTGGTTGTGATAGCTGTTTTAAAGAATGATTGAATCAAAATAACAGCCAACCAAGTATCAAAAGTATATTGAATTGCAAGGACGGGGAATAGTGTATTCAATGCCCAAATAAACAGGAATGGAAATACTACAATTAAGAAAATCGCCAGAGCGATAAACAATGTAATATTAAGTGGAGTTGGTTTAAAGTTAAACATAGTCATATTAAATTGTAAAGTTTACGTCTTTGATTGAGTCCCAGCGGAATGATCGCCATGCATTTGCTTCGGTGTCAAACACGCGAATTGCGGATCCACTAGTCGGGCTATTTGTCGCTTCCTCCACCCCTGACTTTGGTTGCTTGTCAACGGGGATTCTGCTTTCTGAGAGAGTGCAGAACATTTTTCGCTCTGTCCCATCTTTCTTGGTGAAAGTAATGCACAAATCTTTGATTCCATCATCGTGTAAGACTCCTTTAAGCCATGTTTGAAATTCTGGGTTGGTTGGACTAACTTCAGTTTGAATGTTGTTCATTCTTCAATCTCTCATAATGTTGTACAACAGGTTTAAAAAACTCTAGGAATTCTTCTGTTGTACAAAAGTATTCAGAGTATGATGTATGTGTGCCGTAGTCTGTTTCAAATGCAACTCGAACAGAATCAGGCGGCACAGGGATATCATTGATTAAAATTTTATGTGGGTACATATCACTCCTTTGCATACACCAATTATACAGCAGGTATTATTGCAAGGCAACTTTATTGTTCCCAAGCCAACTTCATGTTTCTCCATGAATCAGCTTGAGGCTTTTCGTCTGCATCGTAAGTCCATCCAAGAGCCTTCATCATCTTGTGCTTGACTCGCAAGTTAGGTTGACGGAAACGCTCTGTGGCAGTAAATCCCATCATAGACCCAACTTCAACAACAGCACCACTACGACAGATACCTGCATGGCAGTGTACCAATACATTCATATGATTGTCAAGTGCACGTTGCAACAAACTTGTGATTGTGCTTGCTTGCTCATCGCTGATCTTGCATTCATCAGGAAATCCATCCTCATCCTCAGCGTCAAGGAATTCAAACTGGTGAACTTCCTTAAATGCATGCTTTGTTGGACAAAACTCAGTGGCTGGATCTTGAATGCGAATGAGCATGCAGTTCTCTCCAAGGTCACTGTGATGACCAAGATGAACATCGCTCATACTGACATTTTCAATCCAACGAATCATAATATATTACTCCAAGTTCTTAACTTTTCACGTTTCTTTTCAGAGGCTTCAATCACGTTCTCCCAACGGATCAATCCCTTTTCGCGCATCAAGTCAAACATGCAAACCAAGTCACCAATTTCTTCTTCAAGGTGCTCACGGTTAGTCTTTGGTTTTCCTGGTTTGTAGTTGTCGATACCGAAACGGTGAATCTTGCTAATTGCTACAACTACTTCTGCACATTCTTCTTGTGCGATATCCAAAATTTCTTCTTCAACCGAATTCATAAAACTCCATATCTCTTTCCCACTGCTCACATTCTAACAGGTAATGCATCTCATGCATGAATTCATCGTAAAGGGCATCGATGTATTCTTGTTGAGACAGATCTGCAATCAGCTGCAATTCTTTGTTAATAGTATCAAGATTCATAATATATCCTTAATCAACCCTAACACCGTTATTATGGCATAAAGTCAAATGCAAGACAAATTTAAATGACAAAACCCCACACTAGGTGGGGTCTTTCCAGAAAACTAAAGTTTTAGTCGTTGCGTGTATTACGTACTGGTGGGTCACCAGCTTCTAGTTCAACTACTGGCGTTGCTGCAACTTTGGGCACTGGTCTTGCGACTGGTGTTGTGGTTGCAACTGGCGCAGGTACGCTAGGTGCTGTTGGCAAAATTGATGGTTGGGAGATTGCTGCTGCACCGCCATTGTTTGCTCCTGCAAGTTTTTCTTGTGTACGACCCATTGCAGCGATACCAAGAACAGCACCCATTGCGATGTGGTATAAACCAGCACCTTGCAATGTTAGTGGTTGCCATTGTGTAACTGGCTGTTTTAATACAGCTTGCAACAAGCTCCATAGAATAGGGAATAGAACAAAGTCGGCAATACATGTACCCATGTAGATCCAACCCATGGCTGGACGCCACTTACTATTCATCCAATCTTCTTTTTTCTTTTCACTCTCACTCATTACATTATTATTTTTATCTTGAGAGTCCATTGTAATTCCTTAGACGATTAAAAATATACCTTGCGTCATTAGCAATAATGCCAAGACACCTACACCCCACGAACCCCAATACATACGCATATCAACTGCGATGATAGAAGCAGATAGCAACACGATAGCCAATTGGAATAACATACCAGAGAATGTCAACCAAGGGCTGTGCTTCTTGGCGTCATCACGTTCAGCTTCATAAGCACGTGCCTTTGCAAGAAGTTCTTTCTTACCTTCTTTCTTTACAGGGTCACTTTCGTATCGATCAATCTTTGCTTGTAGCTCAGCCTTACGCTTAGGATCTTTCGTTTCTTCTAGCTGACCCTCAGCAATTGACTGCTTGATCGACTTTGCTTGAAAGAATGCATAGGTATCTGACGCTTTGATAAGATTAGTCATTGCAGCACCACTAAACGAGTTAGCGAAGTAAGTATTAAGTGCTAGGAACAATGCCATAACAACGATAACTAAACCTGCTTTATCTTTAATTGCTGCTTCGCGTTCACTTCGAGTGGGCGCTTTCTTTACTTCTTCTGCCATTGTAATTCCTTATATAAACAATGATTATTTAGCCAATGGGTTGTCTAAAGCCTTTTGAATCTTACGATCAACATCGCGCTCTATATTTTTTAGAGTACCATCAACTTCTCTTCTGGTGTCACGAACTTCATTACGAACTTCTTTGACTGCTTGCTCGACTTCACGTTGTGATTGTTTGGATGAACGCTCTACATTTTCAGCAACACCTTCAACGCGACGGATGTCATTCTTTAGATCATTCTTGATGTCTTGTGTGTATTGCATAGACTTTTCAGATTGAACTTGAACAACATCAAGTTTCTTGTAGATCTCAGTCAAGTCTGGTGACACGTACTTGGCAATCTTTTCTTTCATGCTTTGATAGTCTTTGTAAACTTCAAATGCGCCATACAAACCACCAAGTGTAGATGATACCAATGTGAATGCAACCATAAGTTTAGCAGGTGTGAACTCGTAGCCACCAATGCTGATGACTGTGTCCTTGCTGGCATACTTTTTCATTGCTGCTTCTGCGTCATCAATCTTAGCGTTGACGTCTTTAATTTCTTCAGTCATTTCTTTTCTCCTTGTATTGTGAATCGACCATTTCATTGTGTAGTCTATCTGTACCAGTCCACATTCTTAAGTTGGCACGATTGTCAATATTCTTTTGATTGTTATAGACACTCACTGGCTTATAGAATGTTGTGTCTGGAATAACAGTTTTATTGTAAGTATCAAAGCCTGGAGTAAACCCCATAGCTTGAATAACTACACTTTGTACTGCCTTTTGACTTTCCATATCAGCAGCTTTACCCATATCATTTGCTAAGTTCTTACCTTTTTCAACAGCATCTTTTCTAGCTGCTTCGGCTCTACGTTCGGCTAGTGCTTGACGAGCAGTAGGTTGAGCTGGCTTATCACCGCTAGGTGCTTGAGCCATTTGCGGCTGTCCACCTGCAGGTTTATCACCAGCAGGTTCTGCTTTCTTGGGTTCAGGTGCTGGCGCAGCTGGCGCTGGTGGGGGTGCTACCAGTGGAACAGTAGCAGTCGCTGCTTGTGCAGGGCTAGCAGAAGTAGCAGTAGTAGTTAAAACTGTATTTACTTTCTCGTCTGCAACAACAGCAACTTTAACCTCACCAGATGAATCAGTAGTTGCCGTTGTTGCCACTGGAGCAGTTGCGGCAATAACACCAGCAGTAGCTACAGTAGAAGCAATACCTTGTTTTTCAAGAAGCATTTTCTTAGCATATGCTTCAGAATAGTTTGGGCAAGTTCTGTCGTATAACCCATTCAATGAACACTGTTGTTCAAGGTATGCGGAAGCATAGCCAGTACAAGTCGTTGAATATAGTGGATTGACTGAACACTGTTGTGAATGATACGCTGCTGCATATCCAGTACAAGTAGTTGCGTAAAGAGGATTGATTGAGCACTGTCTGTCATGGTACGCATTTGTATATCCTAAGCATGTAGTAGCATAAAGAGGATTAAGATTACATTGCTGATCGTGATAAGCAGCACGGTAGCCACTGCAGGATTGACTATACAGCGGCGAAATTCCGCATTGTTGATCAAGATAAGCCTGTTCATAACCTGCGCAAGTTGTTGAGTATAGTGGGTTAGCATTGCATTGATAATTTAGGTATGCTGCAGCGTATCCTGGGCAGCTTGGTGAATACAATTGATTAGCATTACACTGCTGAGTGAAGAACGCTTGTTGATAACCAACGCAGCTAGTTGAATACAGTGGGTTAGCGGTACACTGCTGTTCAGTATATGCTTGCTGGTAACCAGAGCAGCTAGTTGATGAAAGTGGATTAACTGTACATGGATCTGGAGTGTACATAGCTTTACTCCACATATCACCAATATAGGCAACATCATTAGTTGTGGCAGTAAAGTTGAATCTACCAAGAGTAGAAAGATTTCTACTTGTAGGAAACACGTACTGATAGTTTGTGGTGTTGTAGCTGTTTTGATAATTACGAGCAACAGAATACAATACGTTGTTACTGCTATCAGTAATGCTTACGTTTGTAGAGACGCTTGGTGTTCTGTAATCCCAGCATCCAAGCCAACCCATGTCCCAAGAGTTACAATATGGTCCATTTGCGTTTGCTTGATAACCCCACTGGAAACCGTGGATCATAACACCAGCACCAGATAGCGCTAACGCTTGATTGATGGCATAGCTTTGATCAATTGTGTTGGAGTAGACCGAGTAACTATTTGGGTTTGGAACAAGGTTATTACTTAGATTTACAGTGTTGTAGTTAGCACAGCTTGGAGAGTAAGCAGGATTGGTTGCACAAGGGTCTACCGTGTAATTCAAACTCATGTTTACATTACGAATCTGTGGACCAAAGTAACCACCCCAGTATCCATTATCACCACCTTGAATACCAATTTGTAGATAGCTAACATCCGCCATGTTATATGGTGTTGTGGCAGTCTTTGTACCACTATAAGCAGTCCATTCAAATTTGGTATTGAAGTATTTGTTGTCTGATAGTAAGACGGAGTTAGCTGGACCACGTAGAGCAGTAGAAACAGTGAATGTGTCTATACCACCCTGACGATTATCACCGTTCATGTTACGAACTTCGTATGCGTAGTTGTAACCGTTGATCTTTATACCTGCACCAGCGTTAGATAAAGCATTGTTGATGGCTATAGTTTGCCCAACGTATGCGTTAGAATTGTAGCTGAAACTAATACTGTTTGTGCTTGGATCGTAGATTGGAGATGGACCACCTGGACATGGTCCAGCGGTAGCACACCCTGCAGGAATTGCACCTGTTGTTACTCCCGTCCAAGTATGTGTAGTACCTGACGTGATTAAGTTAGGTGTAGTTTGAACAGTTTGAGAGTTTGCTAAACTGGTAAAACCTAACAAAATAATTGCTAGGTATTTAAGCATTAGTCTTTACTCTTGACTGCTTTTGGTTTGCGTTCTGGTTGCTCTTCCCAGATAGCTTTTGCGGACTCACCGATTTTTCCGTCCACTGGACATGGAGTGCCAGCGTTCATCATGGCAGTGAACACACGTTCATCTTGACACATGATAGAAACGGCTGCAACTTTCATACCCATGTCGTAGATACCACGGGCAAGTTTTAGACGTTCGCAGTTTTTGTCAGTCATAGTACCACCCATGGAGATACCAAGAATCTGAGTTTGCACTGCTGCTGATGCGCCGACTGCGCAAACGTCTGAGTTAATTACAGTGATTGCAGGAGCAACTGCAGTTGGAGGAGGTGATTTAACAGTCGTTGTGCTTGTGCTGTTAGAATCTGTGGTGCTTCTAGAAGTCGAGTCAGTTACGATGGGATCGATAGCCATCGCTGTTGATGTAGCCATAACAAAAAGCACCGCTGTAGCGATCTTTTTGTACATGATAATCCTTGTTGTTATAATTGTAGGGAACTACATTGTTATTTAGATTTCTGCAGATCTTCCACTTCTGATTCAATAGTCTTTGAATTGAATACTTCACGCACCTTTGATAAGAAAGATTGAGCCTTTGGAGTCCAATGCATCTTTGGTTCTGTTCTTTGATATAGTTTAGGATCCCAATCTTTGGTTTCATCAACCACAATATCTAAAGGCTCTTCAGAAATGTATTCTTGTGGCTGTGGTACAAAATCCTCGATAGATTTCTTTTCTTGTTCAGTTGGTGGTTCACCAACATCAGCAACCCATGCATCTGGCTTATACGTTTCTTCTTGTGGTGGCTGTACCACCACTTGTTCTCTACGCATTTGCCAGTTGGCAGCAATCAACAACAGAACTGCCAGTGGATCAAATACAGCAACAATCAACATGGTTACTGCACGTACTGCCTTTTCTAAAATATCATCACCTATCTGATCGCCGTAGATAACAGCAGCAATGTATTTTATTGGACCAACCTCTGCTTCCACCTTACGTACTTCAGTGGCGATGGGTGCCCTTTCCTCATTAAGTTTGGCAACAGTTTTCTGTTCGGCTTCAATATCTTGAAGTAATCTAGTGCGTTCTTTGGTCTGCCCACGACGAATCGCAACCGCTTTTTCGGCACCCTTTTCGTCTTGACTTCTACCCATAACTTGGTCCACAGCCTCATCAAGCTGCTTGAGTGCTCGGCGATTCGCATCAATATTATCCTTTGCGGTTTTAATCTTATCATCAACAATGCTTAGCTTTGCCACAATATCACCAGATGGCACAGCTTGGTCCAAGTGAGCCTTAGACAAGAATCCAAAGATACCCATTGATGTCAAGAACATCAATATGATCAAGGATGCAGTAAAGTATGTCTTCATTAACACTGGAATTTCTTTCCAGTTGCGATACAACCATGAAGCAATAACAAGTTTAGCAGCGCCTAATAATACGCCCATAATGGCAATTGGTATAGGTGCTGCAGCAAAGATAGCCATTAAACCAACGATGGCATACCACTCAGCTACTGTTGATAATCCTAATGCAATTGCAAATAGTAGATATTTCATATCTTTCCTTTGATGTGTGACCCGTGAACACGGACAGATATCTGTCCATTATAGTAGTCATCGGATTCGAGCACTTTCCTTGTAAACTGCTCCCTAGCTTCTATGTAAGAACATTCTGCTTTTGATTTGCAGAAAAACAAAATCTCTCGAGTAAAGTTGCCCTTACCGAGAGATTCTACATCTTTGTTTAGCTCAATAGATGAGCCATAATAATCTAACCAATCAGAGTCAATCTTTGATTTAATCTTTTTCTTTTTCTTGGTACCATTCTTTAGAACGACTGTTTTAGTAGTAGTTCTTGAGAACTTTGCAAGTTTTTTACCAATGTACTTCCTACCGTTGGTATTATTTGTAATAAGATATACAAAACCAATACAATCGGAAGGAAGTTCATTTATCTGTTCGTTTTCGTAAAGCCACATTATGGATAATAGTCATAAAAGAACTATTTATCCAGTGGTGTTATTCTTCTTCGTCGAACTCTTCTTCTTCATAAATGTCTGCAGAGCAGACTGGACAGTAGACAATATCTTCCAGTCTGTGGTCATCACCTTTGACGATGATCTTACCACGCGCTTCACATTCTGTGCATTCAAAATGTCTTGTTGGCATTTACGCTTTCCCCCATACGTCGTCCCAAGTGCCAGACAACGCACCCTTTGCGTAATCTGTTACACGGTTCTCAAAGAAGTTACCGTGTACTGGGGCATTAATCATCTCCTCTACCCAAGGTAGAGGATTCTTTTTCACTTTAAAGATACCCTTTAATCCCATACTGATCAATCGGCGATCTGCAATATAACGGATGTATTGTTTTACATCTGCTTTATCTAGATCACGCATAGAACCGCCAGTTGTGACATAAGCCAAATCAATAAACTTGTCTTCTAGTTCAACCATACGTTCAGCAATAGTGTAGATACGGCTCTTAAGTTCATCATTCCAGATTTCTGGATGCTCTTTGATATATGTCTTGAACAATTTGATCATGTTCTCGGCATGCATTGTTTCATCAACAATAGACCAAGTAACAATCTGTCCCATACCCTTCATCATACCATGACGTGGGAAGTTCAGTAACATGATGAATGAAGAGAACAACTGCATACCTTCAGTGAAGGCAGAGAACACAGCAATGTGTGTGGCAGTATCAGTAACATTACCACTCTTAGAAGCGATCTCTAATACGTAGTCGTGTTTGTCTCTCATCTCTTGATATTCCAAGAACTGACTATAAGTCACTTCTGGTAGTCCGAGTGTTTCAATTAAGTGAGAGTAAGCAGCAATGTGCAAGGCTTCACGAGCAGCAAACCCCAATAGCATCATACGAACTTCAGGTTGCTTAAAATGTGGAAGATAGTTGTTAACATAACCACCAGCAACGTCGATGTCACCTTGTGTGAAGAAACGGAAGATGTTTGTCAAAAACTCTTTTTCTTCTTTTGTTAATTTCTTTTTCCAATCTTTAACATCCTCAAGCATTGGCACTTCAGTGTGTAGCCAGTGTGCTTGTTCGTGTCTGAGCCATGCATCATATGCCCATGGGTAGTTGAACGGTTTAAAGTACGTTCTTTCGTCTGTTAAGTTATGTTGTTTCTTTACCATTATTCGTTGTCCAGTATTAGTTCTATACGTCCTTCGTTTATCACGACACCGCGAACTTCGCGATACCCATCATCAGTTAACACAATTACCTTTATAGGTTCTTTAGATTTTGGTAACTCACCGCTGTTCTTTGGAACAAGCGCCATCCAATATTTTTGGATTTTATGACAGATATCGTATGCGTCCATGATTACCTCTTTATTTTCATTTTATGGGCTAATGTTATGCGCATAGTGTTACAGTGTATTGTTGGTTCTAACCCAACATGTTCTAATCTAGAATTAAACACTACAGCGCTGTTTGGTTTTGGATATACTATATGCATTCTATTCATGTCATCATTGATCACAGTAAACCCACCAAGCTGTGCGTTCCATTCTTTATTCATATAATACACAAGGGTGATATAATCAGAAGAGTCCCATGTAGGTTTTTCGTCAGAATGAAATCTTCCACATTGACCATGAGTCTGACCATTTAGATAAAGTTCAACTGTTTCAACTTCTATATTGAATATAGATTGAACTTTTTCTCTAAATGTATTTTCTATAATATGAGAAGTGTCTATATCATTCTCACCCCACAGCTGTTTGAACCAAAAAAATCTACTATCATCATAGCTACTATTTTTAAGTTCCCACTTAAAGTGGTCAGTTATAATTAGTAAATTTTCGAATTCTTTCTCGTTGAGAAGATCATTCGTGATGTATATTTGTTTTGGGTCAAACATATTAACCTTCGCACGCCAAGCATACAGACTCATCACCAGTCATAGCAGTCAAGTCAATTTCTTTAATCACTTCACGTTCGATGCGCTTGGAAACCTTGTCTGCTTTAGCGATCTTATCGCTACGGCAGTAGTACATAGTCTTTAATTTCAACTTCCATGCCATAAAGTGCACAGCGTGAATGTATTTGATATGACTATCAGGTCTAAAGAACACGTTCAAAGACTGCGCTTGGTCTATATGTACTTGCCTGTCTGCGGCATGTTGGACGACCCAACGCTGGTCAATTTCCATAGACGTCTTGAAAACATCTTTGTTCCAGTCGTCCATCCAATCCAAGTGCTGAACTGAACCATCATTCGCAATAATCGAACGCCAAACTTCGTTGTACCATTCTTCATCATGTTTCTTAGCCTCTTCCTTAATAACGATATCGAGGAATCGGTTTTTATTTAGGTGAGAACCCGATAGAGTGTCTTGGCGATAAGCGTTGGCACGATAAGGTTCAATAGAAGGAGAAGTATTCCCCATGAGAATGGAAGAAGAAGCATTGGGAGCAATAGCCATAAGATGACTAAAGCGATTGCCAGTACCAACTGCATCAGGAGCCTCACCTCGCTCGGCACCAAGTTCTTTATTCGCAACATCTAACTTACCTCTTACACTCGCGAAGATTTGTTTGTTCTTACCAACGGCTAGGCTTGATTCCCAAGGGATACTGTTCTTTTGCAAGAAGGCATGGAAACCCAGCGCACCGATGCCGATTGATCGCTCACGCATGGCGGAGAATTTTGCACGTTCGATTTGGGTAGGTGCATTATCAATAAAATGCTGAAGCACATTATCAAGCATTTCTGCAACATCACGAAGGAAAGTAGGATCGTTTTTCCACTCATCATAATATTCAAGGTTCAGTGACGACAAGCAACAAACAGCGGTGCGCTTTTCGTTTGTGGGTAGAATGATTTCAGAACACAAGTTTGATTGATGAACACGTAGACCTTTTTCATACAACCACTGTGGTAGTCTACGGTTAGACTCATCAATAAAGTGAAGGTATGGTTCACCAGTTTGCATGCGCATTTCTAAGATACGCTGCCACAGTTCTTTGGCAGAAACTGTTTCACGAACTTCTTTAGAAGCTGGATCAACCAATTCCCAAGAATCGTCTGCTTCTGGATCAAGCATACAACGCTCAATGATTTCCATGAAAGCATCTGGAATGTTAATACCGTGGTGGAGATTCAAACAACGCATGTTTTGATCACCAGTTGGCTTACGCATTTCCAAGAAGCTAATGATATCAGGGTGAGAGATATCTAGGTAAGCAGCATAACTACCACGACGGGTACTGCCTTGTTTGTACGCCAGAGATGACGCATCGTAAGTCTTCAAGTGAGGCATAACACCTGTTGACTTGTCGCTGGCGGAGCGAATACCAAAACCGATACCAACGCCACCACCCATCATAGACAACCAGCTTGTTTCGCTGTAGTTATCAACTAGACCTTCAGCTGTGTCTTCGATAAAGTTGAGGAAACATGAGATAGGTAAACCACGCTTGCTGCGACCGAATGAAAGGATAGGAGTAGAGTATGAAAGCCAATGCTTGCTGCTGTGCTCATACAAGCGTTGAGCGTGTTCTGGGTTGCTTCCAAACTTACTTGATACATATGCGAATCTTTCTTGTGGAGAGACTTCATCATCTCTCATATAACTTTCTTTTAATCTAATCTTTCCTAGTTCATCAAATAGACTATCGCGGGAATAGTCTACCTTGATGCCATGCACGACATCTTGCATATTTTGTTGCCTCTTGTTTTAATTATTGTTGATAAAGTCAGTCGCCATTGGGAATGCTTCAGCGATTACTCGAGCACATTCACGCGCAACTTCCATATGTTCTTTTTGTGTACCATTACTAGAGCGCAGATCAATAAAGTGGATCCAGCTGCGGAGAGTACCATTCATGTATAAGCGAGAAACAGTCAGTCCTTCTGGCAGTACTGCTCGCGCTTGTTCTTTGGCGATGCCGTTTTCAATAGCCCACTTATATTCTTTTTCAACTGCATAGAGAACACGCTTTTGTGCACGTTCCCATTCAATCGCCAAAAGACGTTGGGCTTCATCTGTTTGATCAAATTCTACGCTGTTCTGACGATTCTTGGTATCTTGAAATCTTGCTTCGCGAAGCACAAAGGCTTTACCGATTTCTTGTGTTGGGTCAGCATATCTTTGGCTGAACTCTTGGAATGAGAAAGAACGATGACGTAAAATTTGTCTAGCGATATCACGAGTAGTTTCAATTTCAAGACAAGCACTAACCATCTCTAGAGGTGACCAGTGTTTGTGTTTGATCAAATATTTGATCAGCTTTTCTGCCGTTTCCATATTAAATTGGTTGGATGGATTTGACACTCGGGCACAAAACGCAATTAGCTCTTGTGCGTCTACCAATCCTTGGTCATACATCTCTCGCGAGGGCTTTGAATAACTAATCAACTTTACTTTCATATTTTCTTCCATGTACTAAATCTAAGGGTTGCTTCAATTCCTTGGTAGGTGTTTTTATTTATGGTATCCAAAATCTCTTCTGGAGTCATACCACCAAGAATCATCTCATTTATATCTTTTTGTTCAATTGTATCTGGAAACATACAGACACTATAACCAAGTTTAATATATTTGTTTAACTGTTTAACGATATCTTTATTTCTGGGCTCATTGTCCATCACAATAGTTGCGTTAGTAAGAAGACTCCTAATAGTAGGGGTGTCAAAACTGGCTCCAGAAACGGCAATGGTGTTTGGTAAGAACAACGAATCAATTGGTCCTTCAACCACGTAGATCCGTTTACTATAGTCGATCCGATCAAGTCCATAAATTTTCTCCTGTTGTTCATCAATCTTGATGGCATAATACTTAGGCTCTTCATTTCCATACGCTCTAGCAGAATAAGCAAAACATTTACCTGCTGGAGTAAAGTAAGGAATGATCATCCTTGGATGGTCTTCTTTAATTGGCTCTTCAAATTTTGGGGTAACAGTGTTTGTGTACTTTTTAAATTTTGGAGCAAAGTACAGTAGATTCCAATGCTTCATCGGAATCTTTCTTGATAGAAGATACTTGACTGCTGGATGCGAACTATCCAGCTTATCTATACGCTTGAGCGATGATAGAATGTCGTCTTCTAGTAATTCTTCTTTGGGGGTTGGTAGCATGGGCGCTACCTCTTTGTGATCATTGTATCTTGTTGCGCCACCTTTGTAGCGTTCCAAGACATACTCATCATAAAGTTGTGTGTCAACGTACTTGATTAAGTTACCAATGTTGGTACCATAACCACAGTTGTGACATTTGACGAACAAGTCGGTTTTCTGGCGGTAGATGTAACCACGAGCTTTTAACTTGTTCTTTGAACTATCTCCGCAAACTGGACAAGAGTAGTTCCAGAGATACTGATCTTTTTGTTTGAAATTTCTTAGACGACTGCCTAAGATGTTTGCATATTTTGCATCAATGTATAACATGACAACTCCACGTGTAGAGTCATATTATACATCATGTAATCTTGCAACACAAATTTATTTGCCAATTACCTTAGAGAATAGTTCTAGGTGGCTAATTAAATAACCAATAACAATTGCACCACCAACAATCATCCAACGCCATCTTTCAAGAACATCAACACGTTCTGTGATTTTTTTGATGTCTTGTTTTATCTCGGTTTGAATTTGTTCATGTTGCGTCTTTGACGCTTCTGAATTTGCACCCATCTTATATTCAAGACGAACTTCCATCTGGTCAATCTTGTCTAAGATTTCACGATTACCAGTTGTGATTCTAGAGTGCACCTCTTTGACGTCGGCTTTAAGGTCTTTGACGTCGTCTTTGATACCTTCGACTTGTGCTTCCAATTTTGCGATTCTTTCTGTGTCCATCAATTTATATTCTCGTAAATGTGTTTCTGAACATTATACCATTCAATCCATGCGTCAGACTTTATAGCACATTCATAATATGTGGTATAGTTCAAAGTAACAGTTCGCGCCACATCACTTAACTTGGCGTCTTCTTGTAACTTTTGAAGGTTGGGGCATTTTTCTAGAGACATCTTTCCAGGTGGCTCAGGAAACTTAGATTTTACTGGCACAACAGTCGTACATCCAGCAAGGATGAAAGACAGAAGTAATAGTGTTGCAACAAGTAGAGACGTAATTCTCATTTCAATGCCTCTGCTGCGTCATTATGAACTTTAACAAATTCTTTTGGAATTTTACACTGGTCATCATATTTAATCAATTCTTTGTCAACATACTTAATAATGTCGTCACCGCGAACTCTAACAACTTCTAGTTGTTTAACGACTTTTTCAACAATCTTAGTATTCTCTTTAGCAGACTCGGCTTCAGCCTTGGCTACTTTAGCTTCCATTTCTTTGACTCTTAGTTCCCACTTTTCTTGATTGGCAATACCACCTTCAATGTACAAACCAGCAACCAACAAAACAGCAGATATAACCTGCAGCGGTAGCTTGTATGCTGATATCATTGGAACAAATGTCAACACCTTAGATGCTAACAGTCCACCGATTCCAGCAATCAGTACTAGGTGAAATACCCAAGTAGGTAAGAAATCAAGAATCCACATTTAATGGCTTTCTTTTAAACAGTGACTTCTTATATTTATTAACATCAGTCTTTTTGATTGCTGCTTGATCTGTTGATGTAGCAGCACCCGTGGCATTCACAGGAGTATCTTCAAAAAACTTTCTAACAGCTAATTCTTCTTCAACAAGAACAACATTGTTGTTAACAGCTTCTAAGATTCTAATGTATCTGTCTTCCATCAATGAAAGAGATCTGTCTTTTGTTTCGTAGTACTCTTTGACCAACCAAAGAGAAGCAACAATACTTTTTAGTTTGCTTTCACCACCAACTTTGTTGATGATTTTCTTCATGTTGAAAACAAGACGATGTAAGTATGTGTACGCTTCTTTTTCTTCTGATGTAGAAAGTGAGCTAGTCTTCTTTAAGTTGTTGCCTTTTTCATCGACAATACCTAGCTTATACGCCTTAGTCTCCTTGACAGGAGTTACTAGCATAGAAAGGATTCTATATGCGATAAGATTGTCTACTATTCTACTCATTAAATTTTCCTTAAGATGGAAATAACATTTTCATCTAATTTTATATCAGAAAGAACTATTCCATATTCTGGTAACGCTTCTGGCATTCTATCCAAGTACACCAAAAAGGTTACAAGAATATCCCAATTAGACTTATCTATTTTATAAAACAACATCTTGGTAGTTGTTGCTCCAAAAATATTGTACAGCACAATTATATGATTTAAGATTAGTCGCTCTCTTAATTCACCATTGGCTCTGTACCTAGAAATAAGTTTCTTGAGATAAAGAAATCGTTTAAGATCTTCTTCAAACTCTTCGAGTGAATGACATTGTGTGTTGTCATAGTGATGCATGGCGAACAATAAAAAATTGTTCTCATTTAGTTTTTCGTTTGTCATTCCCATTACTATCAAAATGAAGGGGAGTATATCTCCCCTTCTACATAATTATTTATTAAGCGTCTGCAACAGTGGAATCGTCACCTGATCCAGTATCGCCAGTCATAGAACCAGAAGCAACAAGCACTTCAGATTTGTGACGTGTAGTTCCTTGAGCATCAGTATAAGTTGTATACTTTACCCAACCTGGAGTATTGATACCCTTGGCACGGTTTGCTGTTACTGCTGCTTCTGTAGCATCAACACCAAATGTTACCGCTGCGTCAGCAGTAGAAAGGTTTTTTGGCTTTCCAGCTGCTTCGTCTGTCATTGTCCATAGAGACATAGTTTTCCCCTTTAAAAGATTTTTATTTATTTATTTGTTCTTGCACCAGACTTAGATCCAGCTGGACGTCCACGACCACGCTTTTCTGTCTTCTCGTGTTTTTCGCTTTCACCACTTTCATCATCTGAGTCATTATATCTTGCTGTGGCTCTTACGCCAGTTCCAGTGTCAACGATATCATGGCGAGAACCACGCCCTGTAACACGTTTTGGAAACTTCTTTTCATACTCTGGAGTACCTGGCCATGCTTCTTCTAGGCTTTGCATAAAGTCAGAGAATGATAATTTTTCTTCAGTACCAAAGTCTTCTTCTTCATTACGCAGAGCACGACCAATAGCTTTATTGTGTGCTTGTGCAGTTTTGTGCTCTGGTTCAGCGTCTGGAACTGGGTTCTTTAGCTTGTACTTTGCACCACGAGAAGCATCCATCATCTTACGCTTGATAGCGTTTTCTTTGTTACGTTCTTCGATCTGCTGAACTTCTTCTTTTAGATCGCTGTGTTTGATAGTAGTCTTTGGACCATCATTGGCAGAGTGTAAGTGAACATTATCACCATCACGCTTGGCAGTCCAGTGGCGACCAGTCTCGTCTTTGAACTTGTGTTCTTGTTGATCCTTCAACGCATGAATCGCTTGGTGGTGTTCTGGGTGTAACGGAATAGAGAAAGAAGAACCGTGATGTACAGTCTTCATAGTACCCCAAGAATACTTTTTAGTTTCTACTGTTGCTTCAGTGATTTCTTGCTCTTCTTTACGCAACAATTTAAAATCATGCTTGTCTAGTTTGCCGTTCTTATTCTTGTCCAACTTGTGTTGGTCGCCTTTAAGTTCTTCTTTGGCAAGTTTAGTTGCAGTTGCATACATAACAGACTTGGCATCAGCACCGTATCTGTCTTTAAATGAGCTAAGATTTTTCTTCATACCTTTTACGATGTCCTCTCGTTTTTTCATTTGTTCATCAGACATCTCTTCTTTAACATTAGTTGGGTGTCCGTTAATTGGCTTTTTAGTAGCCTTGTATGCTTTGTGTTCTGGAGTACCTTTGATGTACTTACGATCTAGAGTTGGAGCAACTGGAGCATGCTGCTCTGTTGCATATTCTTCGCGGTGAACAGTTGCACCTTTGATCTTACGTGCAACATTAGTAGCATGAGATTGAGAACCAAAAGTCTTCCACTTTTTACCGTTGATGTGAACGGCATGTGGGTGATCAGCTTGCTTGGCAGGTTTGTGGTCATCCCAACCTTCATCGTTGGCACCACCATCAAGATGATATGCAAGAGATTGACGCTTGCCCATACCACTAACGCTAGACTTGTAGTCGCGAGTATATGCATCATCACGACGACCATACGCTTCTTCTACAGCTTCTTCTTTAACAGGTTTACGCCATTCTTTATTACCATGGTAACGATCAAGATGTTTCGCAAGAGATTCTTTATCGCTGGCAGAAGCCTTTTTATGGTAGTATGCTTTCTTTGCAGAATCTGCGCTATACATTCTTGGGTTGCTTGCGATTTCACTTGGATCAAATGATTCATCAAGATCTAATTCTTCTGATACACCACGATAATGATTAAGAGCATCAGTGTGGTTATTCATTTTAGATGCCTCAAGCGCACGTTTGTTCATTTTTCGCGCATAATCTTTTTGTGCTTGTGTAGAATCTTTAGATGAAAGATCTTTTAAATGTTTAACAGCAAGGCGTTTATATGTAGTAGCCACGTCTAAGATTTCTTCTTTGACTTCTTCTTTCTTGTCAGCGTCGAACACAATGTGACGTGCTTTATATTTCTTACCAGAAGCAGAAACCTTGTAGTCTGCAGACTCGACTTCGCCTTCTTGTATTTGTTGTACGATTTCTTTAAATGTTTTCATTTTAATCCTTTAAACTAGAGCGAAGCATCCACTTGTGTTTTTTATGTGAATCTAATCTGGCTGCAGCATAATCTGCTATACTATGCTCATTCGCTGCTGTTGCTGTGGTGAATAATTTATTTAGGTTATTAAGCACTTCTTCATTTGCAAGAGACAGCTTCAATAACATAGTAGAAACCGATTGTGGTTCCTCGTCATCTTCTGGTATAGACTTGTATGCATACATCTCAGAAATACTACGTGGAGCATACTCATCTAAGATTCTTAGGTATTCTGCTGTCTTGTCGATAGAGCCATAGACATCAGAGTATATCTCGGCAAAGAAATCATGGTACTGTGAAAAGTTAATACCCTCAACATTCCAGTGATAAGAGTGTGCTTTAAAGTACATGACAAACTGATTTGCCAGTAGTGTTTTTAGCGCTAATTTCAATTCGTCCATATTAACTTCCTACAGCGTTGACATTATCGTAAACAGAGAACTCTGGAGTTTCAACTTTAGACTTCCAGCCCATTTTACGCAACTTCAAAATACAATGACCTGGACCATCAAAGATCAATCTAAAGTCTTTATCAGCATAAATTCTATCTGCAAACGCATTGTGGTCAAAATCATAATATCCAGCATTAATTAGATAATAATGATTGTGCATTAAACCAGTACCGCCGTTAACGATACGAGTAACATCAAGTTGTTTATCTTTTTTAAGACCCCACCATATTCCAGTAATATAAACGTGAGATCCAGTATACTGAGCAAAGTGTCCGTCTGTTTCTGGAGAATCTCCAGCACCTGCTACATATACTTGTGTTGGTGTTGTTAGTACAGTACTTAGGCTAAGATCAACTGTTTGTCCAGCGGCTTCAGTTGTGTAGATTTTAAGTACAGCTTCGGTTTCTGTGTTTTTAAGAATGTGTATATTGGCCATTAGCAGTTCCACTTTCTAAGCGCCAAGGCTTTACGAGTTGGGCGACCCTTTTCGTCTTTCATTGGACCTTCCATACCGCCCATGCGAGCACAGAAAGACTTGCGACGTTTTGCAGCTTTGCTGTCTGGGTTTAATTTAGAAGGTGGAGTTGTGACTGGAGCTTTTAGGTTCGCACCTTTGGCATTGTAAGCGTCACGACCCTTTTGAGTCAGACCACCAGTAGAACTCTTATGTCCTTTTGCATCAACTGCATACTCCAGCAATTCTTGATCAGAAACTTCTTCTAGAGTTTCCCAGATTGATTCTACTTCTAGATTATGTTCTTGTGCTAGTTCTTCAACAGCTTGCTCGATCAAATCAAACTGAGCTTCAACAGATTCTGCCGATGCTTTAAACGCTGCTGCAGTTGGAGCACCTTTGCTTCCTGGCTTACGCATCTTTTCACCAGAACCATTTTTGATTCTTTCACGTTTAGCGTGGATGTTATCCCACAAGCCATTCTTACCTTCTTTGATACATGAACCTTCAGCGCATGGAGCAGTTCCAGGTTTACGCTTGTATCCTTTCCAGCAATCACATTTTTCTTCTAGGAATTGATTGAAACTTAGCATATTAGTTAGCCTTTGTGAATGTGTCGTGAGACAATCTTGATTTTTCTAGTTGGCGAATTCTTGGAACAAGTTTCATTGCAACTCTGCCAATGATAGCCTTACGGTTCTGTAACATTCGCTCAATGCGTTCTTTTTCACCAACAGAAAGAGAAGACATATCTCTACCACGAAGGATACGCTTCTTCATAGTTTTGATAGCTAATCTGCGAGCACGTTTGTTGATAGTAGAATTATTAGAGTGACGACGTAAGGCTAGCTGTGCTGCACGTTCGCGTTTAGCTTCAGTCTTGCGCATACGGAATTTAGCTTTCATTCGCTCAATGCGCGAAAGAACTTCTAAGATAGCTTGTTCATTAACAGAAAATTCTAATTCATCTCCGCTTTCTGGATCGATAACTGCAAGTTCGTCTTCGTCGTAATCATTGACAATATCATCGTCTGTGATTAGATTCAACAACTCGTCAATCTCATTTTCTGGAACGTCTTGTTCAGGTTGTCCAGCAGTAGAAATTTCTATCTTTTGATTTTCGTAAGCAGCGTCACAAGATGTTTCTTCCATTAGTTGAGCGTAGTGAGCCCAGCTGTTTTCTTCTGCTAGTTTAGATCTGTTGAGATTTTCAATTTCTTTCTTGACCTTTAGCGTATCATTACCATATTTTCTATGGTGATTGTGTACAGCTGTTAGGTAAGCCAAACGCTTTTTAGCTGCTGTCTTATCAGACAACAGAGAGCCTTTGTCCATTTGTTGGATTTTCTTCCAATCGTCTGTTTGGCTTTCGCTCATATGTTTGATCTTCATCTTGCGAACAGTATCGCTTTGACCATGAGAAACTGAGTGACCAAGTTTTTTCTTATCAGCTGGAGACATAATATCACCTGCTAGATTAGAGTTGCTGCTTGTGTCAACTTTAGCAACAGTGGCTTCTTTTAGTTTATTAGGTTTTAGGGTAGCGTCGTAGTCAATACCAACTTCAGTAGCCAACACTAACATCTTGTCTAAGATTGCAAGAGCTTCTGCATTCAGCGCTTTGGTTTTAACTTTACGTAGAGCATTGTTGACCAATGACTCTGGATTAGAAGAAGACTCAGCAGTTTCAATGCCGAGAATAGTAGCGATCATTCTCGCGACTTTAATCTTGTCTGTAGATTTCAAAGTCTTGTCTGTTAGTCCTTCGTTCATCTCGTCCTTACCTTTTTCTTTGTAATTAGTTAAGAAGCCTTCAATCTCATGGCGGTGCATGTGCCAGTAATCTTCGTGGTGCATAAACTCACCGACTCTGTCTAGAGATTCTTTAGCTTTCTCGTGGTAGTTATTCCAGTCTTGTACTTCTTGTTGTGTTAGTTCTTCACCCTTTAAGTGGCGGTCATTGATAGCCATATAAGCATCAGTGCTCTTGAGAGCATTTAGAACAGCAACAGGATCTTTTTCGCCAGATCTAGCGATTGTGTCTTGGAATGCCTTCGACGCTGACTCTGCTTGGTCGAAGTTTTTAGTTGTATATCCCTTGAATGTGATTTGCTTTTTAGCATAACCAGTAGAGACATCTTCTTTTATTTGGTTTTCTGAAAGTGTAACATCTTGGATCCACTTACGAGAAACATCGCCATTAGAATTGGCAAGGACAAGGTAATTGCTACCTCTGTCTAAAATTTCATAGCGTTGGTTGTTAGACTCAACAAATTGTCCAATGTGATAGATTTGACCTTTGTGGTATTTTTCTCTTAGAGAATCTACATCGAACTTGACATTTTCTTTTATCGCTTCAAGACCCATACCAGAACGAATATCGTTCATTAGTCTCTTGCCATCAATGTCACGCATTGATGAAGGCAGACCAGTCTTGAATGTGGCGTAGTCGCCTTTAGAAGCCAGCGAACGCATTTTAGTGGCAGACATACCAGAAGCATCATCGGCGTCTGGATCTCGTTCACCAGCAGAAACTACTTGAATTGTATCAAAGTGGAATTCAGATCCATTGTACTTGTTCAGCAGTTTCTCGTACTCTGGAATACGGTCACTGCCAGCAACCATAATCAGATTCTTGTACTTTTTGTTTAGTTCTTTTGCAGCTTCGATGAATGTTCTAACTTGAGCGTTGGCTGCAACAAAGTGTGTGCGTGGAAACATAAGGTTCAAATAGTGAACCTTTTTATCTACTGGTAATGGATTCTTTTTAGCGTCTTGAGATTTTGACGCATAGATCGCATGGTCGGCACCACGCTGTGTGGCTAGTTTCTTAACTGCCTTGACTAGAAGTTCGTGTCCTGTAGTTGGTGGATTAAATCTACCAAAGGCGAACACAACTGATTTTGACGGTAATTCTTTTATTAATTGTCTGTAGTTTTTCATCGTTTTCCATCTATATAAAGTAATTATATCTATTTATAATTCTTATCTCTGCCAACCTTTGATAACGTCTGGAGAGAAGTTAGCTTTACTGAATTCTAAACGATCTACAATCTTAACAGCGCCACCAGTTAGGTGATCAATGGCAACAAAGCCTTCGACTCCAGTTACCCTAAAGCCACTTGATGTCTTTAAGAATGTGGATATATGACCAGCTTCGTTCATCTTAGAGATTATTAGCTGCTTGGCATCAGCTATTAAAGTTGACAGTTGGAAGATTTCTGCGATTCTTCTTTGATCATGGTCTGCAAAGAACTTGACGATACGCTGGCGCTTTTCTTCGGCAGCAGCCTTGCCCTTTTCAGTCTTCTTTGAGTCAATGTCTTTTTGATAGCGAGCATGGATCCAGTCGTATAAACCTTTTACATGGGCACGGGTGTCAGTTATTCTTTGACCTGCACGAACTTTGGTGTTGTTGTATGTATTGATCAACATATTCAACTCGTCGTCAGCAGCCATCTTGTTTAAGGCAACTGTGTCTATAACGCTAAACAACTTACCAGCGTTGGAAAGGATAGCAGTTACCTTGGCAGTTTCTTGCTTGGTGAATGTTGCTGTACCAGAGTAGTCTTTGTAAGTGGCATCGTCCATCCAGATTGTTGATACTTGATTGAACTTTGAGGCTATGTCTTTACCAAACGCAGCAGTCATAGTTTCAAACGAAGTGCCAGTGTACGTTGTGTGCCATACCACACCAATCTTTGCAGATCTTATCTTTCTACCCAACTCTGACTCAAAAGGCACAGCGTACAAAATAGTGTTTGGGTGGAATGTAATATACTTCTCACCGTCAATAGTTTCAACCTTTGTATCATCAGTGAACATCAAGTCACCTTGATAAACACCAGACTTGATACCAAGTTTTGAAAACTCAGCCAGTGCTACCTTTAATTTAGCAGCTAGATCGCCACTTGTGTCGGCATCAATCTCTGCTGCAGTTTTGTAGACCTTTGGCTCTTTGTTAAAGACACCCTTTTTGGCAATAAAGAATTTACCGTCACGTGGATCAATACCAGCAAACACTGCTGGCGCACCGTCCCACTTGACAGTTGCTGTAATCTTAGAAGCTGAATTACCAGCCAACATGTCTCTTAGGTTTCTAAGAAAGTTAATGGCTTGACGTGTGCCATTAACTCCACCATCGAAGACCAAGTCCTCGATGTGTGTCATGTGTGTATTCTTTTGCTCTAGAACAAATGTCTTTAAAGTTTTCATATTACTTTAGACCAAATGTACCAACAACGCCTCTGTGTGGTCCAGAAGAACCTTTCATTGTCATAGTGGCAACACGAGAAATCTTACCAGTTTCTTTGTGAGTGCCACGGATAACAGCAGAGATACCTTGGTGAACAACGTGAAGATTCTCGTAGTTCTTTAGGTGTTCGCTGGCGATACTGTCTGAAGGTTTAACAACTGCCTTAGAAGAGCCATCGCTTTGCACGTGGCTGTGCGCGACTGTGTGTGGAATATGTGTTGGAGCAGAAACGTGATCTGTTACAAGTTTACGTAACTCTTGATCAGATTTAGTACCGATTGCTTCTGCGAACTTTTTGGCCAGCGCTTGTTTACCAACTAGCGCAGACGCCTCAGCTTGAGAAGCACGAGTTGCTGAATGTTGAGCAAAATGCTCTTTGTCTTTTGCTTGGTCGTGAGCGTTAACAAACATCTCTAGGTGCTTGTGCAAGTTCTTTTCTTTGGCAGATAGTTTTCTGTCTGTGGCAACCAAACCAGTTAAACGAGCATGCTCGGCACGAGCCTTGTCAATACCCATTTTATCAACTTTCCACTGAGCGTGGCGGTCTTCAGCAGAACCATGATACCCAATAGTTTCCATATTGGCATGGTGGTTTTTCATCAATCCGTTAAGTGTACCAGATGATAGTCCAGCAGTTTTCTCTAGAGAGTCAAGACCTGGATTGCGATAGTTTGGTTCTTTATTAGTACCGTACTTTGCAGAAACACCATGATGACCAACAACCTTGCCATCTTTATGTAGCGTCATAATCAAGTCAGCGTTAGAGTTAACGTCCTTGATGCCAGTAGTCTTTTCGTGGTCGCCAGCTTTTGTTGCTTTATCTGGGTTTGATGTCCAGTGGACATTACCAACATTAACACCATTACCAAGATGACCTTCTTTGGTCAAGTGCTTTAGCAACGCTTTGGCAGTATCTTTTGAGTGGGAATCGATCTCATTATAAGCAGCATCACCAATCTTCTTTTTAAGACGGTCATGTACTTGTTGAGGAGTACCAGCGTGGTCTTCGTTCTCAGACTCAGAACGGTGGTGTTCTGGTAGAGTGCCAGCTGGATGTAAGTGTTTTGCAAGCAGCAGTTCGTGCAGCTTGCCTTTGTCGTCAGAAGAAACAGAACTGCTTAAAGCAGCTTCTTTGAGAACTATTTTTTCTGTTAAGAAATTCTTTAATCGTAGCATATCAATCCTTTTGAATTCAGTGTTGAAATTATACATTAGATTGTACAAAAGTCAACAGATAACTGAATTATTTAGGACTCATGCTAAATTGGTATACTTTCTGTCCCACTTGTAGATCTGCTGATACAGCTTGGGTATGGCAGCATTGTTTCTGTGGTCGTAGTTGAAAGTCTTTAGGATGTACTTTAGAGTAGTAGAACCTCTGGTTGTACCAGAAGCCAGTAAGTCTGTTAGAACAGCCTTGGGTCTGTTTACCTTAAAGTCCAGATAGACACAGTGGGCGTATGCTTGTATCTCGTCAAACTCTGATAGGTATCTACGTTCGGAATCTATCTTGTCCTTACCAACACGCTTGTAAGGAACTACATAATCACTACATTCATCGTATCTTCTATCATACTGCATAAAGTGTATGATCTCGTGCATTAGTGTTTGGATCAACTTGAACTTAAAACGATCCCAAGTTTCTTGGTTGAATATGAATTCGTTAAAGTGTTTGGTATGAATGTTTAACAGTATCTGTCGTTTTTCTGGATCGTACTCGCCACTGACAGCAATGTAACTTTTATAGACTTTAGCCTTTGATGGCTCTTTTAAAAAGTCTAGTCTGGTTCTCCACTTTCTAAAATAAAATGAGAGACCTGCCGCATCGTTTCGATACAGATCAAGGTCTCTCCAAACTTTAGATGGGATTAGTCTAGCCCTAAAAGGTCTTTCCTTGAAGTTCAACAACTTCATCCAATCGTAATTAGCTGTTTCTAGGAATTTCATAACACCTAGAAAGGTCTTGCATTACCTAATAGAATTCTCCAAGAAGGCAAGAACTTTCGCTTGTTCCTCTAAGTTAGTGTTGTTAAACTCAGTAATATAGGACATCAGTTCAAAATTTGATAGCAAGTTACTATATTTAGTTTCTCTGCCTCTTAGGAATTGTTCGGACTGGTCTGAGCCACGATCCTTGTAGCGTTGCTCCAGTAGTTCTTTTGGAGCCTTGAGATACACAACAATCAACTCAGTGTTTGGCAAGTTCATACAGAACTCCAAGAAAGATTGATTAAAGACTCGGTCACCTTCGAACAGGATGTTACAGTTGTTAGAAGCGATCCACTCTTGTAGTGGTGGTTGAACTGCCATGGACAAGCGATCTGTACCAGCGAATAATTCACCTTCGTTGTACTTACCAAGGATGTACAAGTCATGCTCTTTATTATAGAGAGCAGACACTAACTTAGCAGGTTCAGTACCGATAAATTCTTTACCTTCCATGAACTTACGGAATAGCGTAGTCTTGCCTGTACCTGGACTTCCACCAACGGCAATGATCTTTCTAGTCTTGACTTCGTTCTTGATCAACTTAACTTCGATTCGATCTGAAATACCAAATTTATCAATTAACATCTTACACCTATCATTCTCTTGTATTGTTGGAGTTTCATCTTGTTGATGGACGAAACATTGTATTTAGACTCTAGTTCATTATATCTCAGCTTTAAGATTTCGTCAATCTTAATTCCTAGATTTGCAACTGTCATGATTTGAAATTCTGCAATCTTGTTTATTGGGTCTCTACGAGACATTATAGAATTAGCGTACATGGAACATATAGTATAGTTAAGGTTCTGACTCTTTAATGTCCATGTATTGTTGTCTGTTATTTCATATCCATAAATTTCTGGATTTAAACTAAATTCAGAACCATAGTCACCCTTGTTCTTTTTGAATAACATTAGTGGATAAACACTTATATGGTCAACAGGATTATTTTTATCCATAATCCAATCATTGGTTTCTTCAAAATACTCTACGGTGTCATAAGGTAATCCATAGATCAAACCAATACCTATGTTTACTTTACCATTCCACTTTTCTTTTAACCAAGACAATCTATCTTTGACTTTGTTCGGCGCGAGACTTTTACCAATGGCAATACCACTTTGCTTATTGAGCGTTTCAACTCCAAAGAAAGTGCCAACTAATCCAGCTTCTCGTAGCAAGTCAGCTTGATGTGGATACTTGTTTAACAAGTCTAGTCTAAGGTAACAAGAAAAGTTAATCTTGAAAGGCAGAGATGTGAACAGTTTGTGTATTGCTTCAATCTTGTCGTTGTCATCATTGAAGGTATCATCTGTTATGTAGTAGTTGGTACATCCAGTTGCTTCCCAAGTTTTTATCATGTCATCTCTGACTTCTTCGATGTCTCTTAAGTAAGTACCTTTCTTTTTACCAATCAAAGAATACCCACAGAATTTACATTTGAAGATACACCCACGCGCCAACTCCAGCGGTAGAGACTCTCCGTCAAGAATAGAAAAGTCTTTTCTCCACCAATGAGTCTTGATGTTATCCATCTTTGGCTCTGGGAATTGTTTGGAATCAAAAATCTTTGGTTGCTGTACACCATCTGCCACACCCTTTGTGTATTCAATGATAGCATCATCTGCGTATCCTAGGATGTAAGTATCAATGCGATCATCAGAAGCCCACAAGGATCTAACACCACCATAGATCAACTGCACATTAAACTGTTTGATGTATTGAAATAGTTTGTCTACATCTGCTGGTGTCATGTGTGGAAATAGCGTTTGGTCTCCCCAGAAAAAGGTAGAAGAAAAACCAACCCATAATGTATTGTCACTGATGTGAACACTCAATGCTTGTATGATTTCATCAACAGTAAAGTATTGAGTAAAGTCAATAACTCTAGATGTATAACCAGCGTTTTCAAGAGCAGAAGCTATTCTGTAAGAACCCAAGTTTCTTTGGATCTGAGAATAGGTTTCTGGAGACGTTGGTCCAGCAGCAATAATAATGCAATCAATCATTAAAAGAATTCTTCTAAACCAACTTGAACAGGTTTCTCATCATCAAACAACCACTCTAGGTTTTCCATCTTGCCACTACGTAAGAACAATGGAAACTTTTCTTTGTCAATACCACGCTTGGAATCTAGACGCAAGTCAATAGTTTCGTTACGGGCTTGCCACATAACATTCCAATCAATACCATGCCAACCGTCGCCTTCGCATTTGATAATCTCTTCAGCTTGGCGATCAAGGTAGTAACCAAGATAACGCCCATGATTTTCTCTAAAGATTTTCTTAAAAGAACACAGGCATGTTTCCATGGTAAAGAAATCAATTTGGTCTGTTAGATCTGGGAATCTTCTTCGCGTTTCTTCCAGAATGTCTCTGGCTTGTACTTCAAGAGATCCATACTCGCTTCCAGTGAGTTTTCTATCATAATCGTCATCCTTGCCAAGGGCAAGTAGTAATCCATTACGATGAGAACGGGAACCATCATAATCGTCCAACATGAGAGAAGTAGGAGTAACAAGCACACCAGCAGTATGTTTAAGGTGCTGAAGATAAAACCAAGTGCTGTAACGCCCAAACTTATGCAAGCTGTTTTTAAGTACTGACCACAACGCATCAAAGTTTTGCGTCTCATTATCTCCGTAGTACGATTCGAGTGTTTCACGTTGATCTTTCTTTCCAATAAACTTTTGATACGATTCGAACATGGCAGGCAAGTGACCTTTGTTCCACTTTGTATCAGTTTGATATCTTAATCGCTTGTAGTTAGCAGTATTCCACTGCTCCATTCTATCAACAGTAGCCAACTCAAAGTCAGGAAACTCATTCATTAGAATCCAAGCTGTTGGTAGATAGTATGTGTTACCATATAACCAACACAACCACAATCGTTGTTCATCGTTGTGTTCGTATCGCTCGTTCATGTAGTTGGTAGCCCAAACAGCTGGATCGCAGTCGTCATACTTTAACGACCATGCATACCAACGAATAAAGGCTTCACGTCGATTTTGTTTTAATCTATAATCCATTATTTTAAAAAGTCTTCAAGAGATGGCTGATCCATCAGTGCATCTCGTAGCCATGCTTTACCAACTGTATCAATAGCAGCTTGAGTCTTTGCTTTCTTTTTGTCACCCCAAGTGTAAGACTCTAAACCTTCGCGACGGAATTGTTCACGAGCTTTTTGTGGTGGTAATGCTTGTAGTGGATTTACGATGGCGTTGTCTCTGTAAGCAATTTGCTCGGCACGTGTAGCGAATAGTGGTTGGTCACTGCGGAGTGAACCTGTTGGATCAACTGCCCAGAAGACCAAACCATTGCGTATGTGCCAGCTGACAGAGGTTGGTGTACAAGAGATTTTAAGTCGTTGGACTTTTCGTTCTTCAACTGCATATTTGATCCAAGAGTCCCAGCACTTTGACGCATATCCCTTTCCTTCTTTACCTTCAACTGTAACGATTTCATACAGGTTTGCATAGCCATCTCGATTGAATGTGGCAAAGATTAAAGAGACAACTTCACCGTTGTCTTCGAATGCCATTGGCAGATTCTTTTCATAATTATGAAAGCGAGTCCATAATGAATGTGCAGCCGATAAGAACTTGGTGTTCTTACCAGCTGGACTTGAATCAATAATTTGTTGAACTTTAGTTGAGTTAATGAATATCATGTTGATAATCTACAGCGCTTTTAATAGAGACTGCACGCAATTCCATTTTCAAGTCGCCATCAAGTTTAATGTATGTATTCATTGGAACTTCCATAGTTGGAAGAAACAATCCAGCACGTTGTGGAATATCGGCAGTAGAAGTAATTATACTACCATTAGTCATTGTAGTCAAATATAATGGTCGTTTGCCATTACGGTAAACAGTTACCTCTTTGGTAGATGCAATAAGTTGACAAACAGCCATGGACATATTACTGAACTCTTCTAGTGGACTTTTTGCGTGTAGCACCAATTCACTGTCGTTCTTTGTTTCAGTTTTATAACCGTACAACTCTTGCCACTTTTCTGGCAGTTCTTGGGTAATAACACCATTGTGAACAATAGCAACATTATCGTTACCCAACGGTTGGTTATATTCCAAGTCGCTAGTTGAATAACGGCAGTGTCCAATCATATACAAGTTTCCATCTTCATTCAAGAATGATTTGAAGTTATCATTATGCATGTGTTTCTCAACGAATTGATCAGCTGGGATCGCTTCTTTGATTGTAACAAGGTTACCTTTATTCCAAGCAGGAATAAAAGAAATACCAGTGGCGTGCAAACCACGAATCTTTGATTCAACGAATACACGTTTTAAGGATTCAAAATCCTTCAGAGAAGGATTCTGTATAACTGCTCCGATAACGGCACACATTAGAAGAAACTTTCAAGTGAATTAGATTTATCTGACTCTGGGTGATACTTCAACAACACTTCTGCGCCAAGTTTTTTCTCGCAGTAGTCATACCACTCTTGACTTTCCCACATACCAGCAGAAACACCATTCCAAAGATGACGCTCAGAGCCGTCTTCGTTTCGGTGACCTGCATGCTCTTTGTTCAAACGACGAGATTCAACAAACTCATAACGGCAGTCTTCATACTCTTTTGAACCAAGTTCAAGCATCTTTTCACGGAAATAACAAACCAGTGAAATACGTTCGGCTTCTTCATCCAACAATTCAATTGGAGTGTTACCGTGCATAACTTCGTGGTTGTTGATCAACAGCAAGTCGCCTGGACGTACATTGACAGCAACGCGATACTCTGGAGCAATTAGATAACCACCCTTGTAATTGCCGTTGTTAGAAAGAACCAACAAGTTAGAAAGACCACTATTCAAGTCGCCTGCATCAAAGTGTGCTGCAGTACGGAATGTTTTGTTAACAGTGATTGTAGTGAATGGAGTTTCTGGAACCAAGAATTGTGGATCAAGTTTCTTGGCAGCTTCCATTTGATTATTGTAACGCCATGGCATCAACTCTTTAAAACCTTTGGCAAGAGTCTGTAGGAATGGGAATGCCATCTCAAACTTCTCACGATTCTTTTCAGTATAAGAAGTTGCACGACCATAAGGGATACGTGGGTAACGATCAAACCAACCAGCAATACCAGAGAACACACCGTTGGCATAAGTTGTTTGACAAACATATTTCTGCACAACACGCTTGGCTTCGGCACGTTGTTCATCCAAACTCAATTTACGAGTACGCTCAACCCACTCATCAAAAGTGAAATTGTCCTTTTTAACCGCCTGAATACTCCAAACATTGTTCTTATTAGAAGGCTGTTCTTTCTTGTTGGCGTGTTGACGCTTTAGTTCTTCGATTGGATCTTCACCAAAGATGTTGGCTTTGGGATTAGAAAAGTAATCAATCACATCGTACTCATACTCAGTGACCCACTCTCTGTTACCCAACTTGTCTTTTCGTGGACCAGCTGCGATGCCACGGTTTTGAGTCTCAACAGCTGCTTCACGTAGCCCAACATATGCAGCCAACTGTTCTTCTTTTGAGAAGAAGTTCTTACGGAACTTAAATGCAATACGCATTTCATCCGTACCTTTAGGGCAGCTGGAGCAGTCTTTGTCTGTGTCGCAAGATGCTTGTTGAGCGATATCGCAGTTTACTGGCATGTAAACGTCGGCGTCATAATCAACTAGAATATCGTAATGTGATTCGTCTACAAACTGACCCAGAAGATGAGAACAGTCGTGCTTTTTATCAGCCACGATAATTTTAACATTTCTACCTTCATCTATTTTACTCATTTATCTTCTCCTTAAAACTTGAAACTGTCGTAATTGTCTTCTCTATGTATTCGTTTACCAAAAGAGCTTTTATCAAAAACAGGTCCATCATCCTTTTCCTGTCCAGAATCTGACAATCCTTGCTGTGCAGATTCTTCAACATCATATAACTTCATCTTGGAACGATCGATACCAACTACGAATCGTTTATAGAAGCTAGGGTCATTATAACGGTTCTTCAATTGCTTGACGATAATCTGATTCAAGGCTTCTAACTCTTCGTTTGATACCAACGCAAACATAAAGTCGGCAGTGGCAGGTAGACCAAACGATTCAGATGTATCTTCAAGACCTGGGTCTGAATTGGAATAACCAGAACGAGTAGTTTGTGTAGCCGAAAGAATCGGAACATTATACTCAACAGCTAATCCACGTAGTTCTTCTGCAATGCTCTTGATATATGTATAAGAGTTTACAGAACCACCTTGCTTCATACGCTGAGACGCACAAATGTTCAAATAGTCAATCATAATAATATCAGGGGCGAAATCTCGTTTAAGTTTCAGTTCTTCCAACAGCGCTCTAAAGTGACCAGCATGAGCACTTGCAGTTGGATATTCTTTGATGATCAGTTTACCTTTGGTCTTGTTGGCAATCTTTTGAAGACGATTATCAAAGATGTCTTTATCAACAACCTTCAATTCATCCATTGTCAAGTTCAACAAGTTGGCATCGATACGTTCAGCGATACGTTCTTCAGCCATTTCCATGGTAATGTAAAGCACATTACGCCCTTGGGTCAAACATCCAGCAGCCACGTGACACATGAACAATGATTTACCAACACCAGTACCAGCCAGTGCAATGTTTAGAGTTTTCTTGGACAGACCACCTTTAGTGATCTTATTGAACATCTCTAAGTCAAAGGCAATCTTTTCTTCAACGCGATGGTAGTAATCAAAACGTGCATCATGATCTCCCAAGTAATCGTGACCAACGTGACTGTCAAAACAAACAGACAACGCTTCTGAAAGGATACTTGGGATAGCGTCTTGTGTGTGTTGCTTGTCTCTGCCGTCAATAATTTTGATTGAATCAACAATCGCGTTATAGACAGCTTTGTCTTTACAAAACTTTTCTGTGTTAGTGACTAACCAATCACTGTTGATTGGAGCTTGTGCTAATCCATCAATGACTTCGTTAATCTCAACCAATTCTTTATCGATAAGATCAGTACGGTTACTGACCTCAATGGACAAGATTTCTTTGGTTGCTGGTTTATTATATTTGTTAAAGAATTCGATAATCTCTGAAATGATCACCGACTCTTTTCTGTCGGCAAAGTAACTCTTCTTAAGGAATGGAATTACTTTGCGACAGTACTGTTCATCATAAATTAAATTTGCTAGAATCGTCTGTTCAATTCTCATCAATACCACCAGTATATGAAATACTATTATTCTGTAATTCTTCGAGAATAATAAATTTCAGTAGTTCACCGATGTACATTTCAAATTCTTCGGTCTTATAAGTGACGCCAGCATCTTCATGTACATCATACTCAAAGTTCATCTTGCAAGTGTCATCAACACCATCGTTGATTTCCTCAAATGAAACTTTCCCATAAGAGAAAATTATACCTGAGAATGGACCAGAGGTCAACTTAACTGCCTCTACTCCACTCTTGCGAGACTCTACAACAATGTAAGGTTTGTCACTCATCGAATTCTAGTTCTTCTAATGCTTTGTCAAGGTCTTCGCTTTGTACCATATCGACTGTGCCGATAGAGTATTTGTCCTTCACAAAATCATAGAAAGACTTTTGCTGCAAGATAGGTAGCCAGAAGTCTTTGGTATCTGTATCCTTGATGCGATACTTCTTGTCTTCAATGACACCAGTTTCTAAATCTACCTTTGAATACCAACCATTGCTAGGCTTGACAACATGTCCTGACTCGAGTGCAAGATCAAGTAGACCGCTCCACTTGCTAATGCCACCGTCAAAAGATACGGAAACAGGGATCTTAGATTTTTCTTTAACATGACGAGATTTTTCAACGTTGATAATAAAGTTGTAACCTACAACTTCAGTGCCTTCTTTTTCTTGCTGGCGACCAAGGATATAAATGTTATCAGCAGAGTAGTATGAACCAGTGCCACCACCAACGATGTCTTTAGGATACAAACCAATTTCTTTGTAGGTGTGGTTAACAACTACCATTGGAATGTCTTTAAGTGTCAAGTGTGGAGTAATCATTCGGAACAATGACTTCAACTGCTTGGCACGACTCATGTCTGCAACAGACTTACCATCTAGGGCATCTTCAACTTCTTTCTTAGAAGCCAAGTTACCAATAGAGTCGATGATAATGATAACGTGTTCACCACGTTCGATGTTTTGCAGCTGCTGCATGCAGTCAAACTTTAATTGTTCAATGTCGGTAATAGGAACATGAACAACTCTTTTAGTATTAATCCCAAAAGCGTCAAAGTAAGACTGAGGAGTACCAAACTCAGAATCATAAAAGAGAACAACAGCATCATCATATTTGTCCTGATATGCTTTTGCCATTAGCAAAGAGAATGCAGTCTTAAAGTGCTTTGATGGACCAGCCCACATAGTAAGACCTGGAGTTAGACCACCATCAAGGCGACCAGCCAGCGCGACGTTAATGACTGGGATTGAAGTAGGAATCATATCCTTCTTCTTAAAGAACTTGGAATCCGATAGGATAGAAGTATCTTTGATTGTAGAATTCTTTCGGATTTTATCTAGAATACTCATTATTCACCTTTAATGAAAGTCAGTAGAGCTTGTTCGTTCATATATCCAGAACGAGAGCGAATAGTTGCACCAGTGTCATCAACGATAACTACCATTGGTACACCGCGAACATTATATTGTTTGGCGACTTCCATGTTCTGGTCGATGTCAATGTCTTCGATTGTGATATCAATCTTGTCGCCAGCTTCTTGAATGACACGTGACAGCATCTTGCAAGGTTGGCACCATTCGGCGTAAAATTTTAACATTTTCATATATTTTCTCCTAGTATTTTAGTATTATACAGTATATTTTATTGTAAGGCAATTATGTTTTCTTAGAACGTGGCACATCGAACACGAATGTAACTCTGACATTATCACCAATGTTCTTTGCACCGTGTGGTAATTTATTGTTAAACCAAAGCAAAGTTCCAGGCTCTACTGTAACAGATTCATCTCCCACAGTGTATATGTATCTTCCTTGAATTGAAAGATGATAGCGATCCTTTGTTCGGTAATAATCACCGATGTCAATGTGTGTTCCAACTACACCACCAACTGGCAGTGATAAGAAACCACATCGACTGACTTTCTTGAAGTGTCGTTTGACAAAACCAATAACTTCAGTGTGATGTTTGATTGCTGGAGTTGGAATGCACAGTTCGGTATCTCCAACATAATCATCTATGTTTTCAATACCACCCATAATTAACTGCAACACACCAGCTTGAACATCTGGGAATCCATACGTAAGCATGGACTTAACGCCATCAACTCGCGTTTGAATTCCCCAGTCTTCTGGATGTTGCTCCAACTGCGCCAAAATCTTTGACACATTGAGTCCAGTTTTGATTATCTTAATGTTATCCAAAGAAGTCTTCCAGTGAACTTTCTTCTTGCGTCTTCCAACCAATTGGTTCGATTACGTTTTGAAGAGCATCTAAAAACACCTTTTCAAATTGAAGGTCATAGTCTATGTATGATTCCAGATTAAACTCTTTTGGCAATTCACTGGTGAATGCGATAACGTCTTCTTGGAATGGATTGGGTTTTCTGACATAAACAAACTTGATCTTATCACCATCACGAATGGCTTGGTACTTGTTATCAATACCAAAACGCTTGCAGTAGTGGTTGAACAGTAAGGCACCACGAACGTGGATTGGTGTACCCTTAGTGTAGATTGGAGAACCAGCGTACTGTTTCATACCATTAACACCACGAGGGAATGCAATCTCCTGAACAGGCAGCTTATTGAACACTTCCCTAAAGTCATTAACATACTTATGTAGTTTCTTTTCGTCACCTTCTAGAATAACATTAATAGAGTCTTTTAACTTATCACGAATCACAGCTGGCGTTGAAGACTTGACCATCTCAAGACCCATAACTTTGATCTTGGGTTTTGCGTATTGAACACCTTCAGAGTTGTGCACGTTTAGAACATAACGCTTTTTGGCAGTCCAGATACCTTTGTCGGCTAGAACTTCGCGCTTCATAACCATCTTCTGACTATATGCGTTCATGTACTTTGCCAACTCTTGATAACCGTCATCAATGAACGGCTGAAGAACTTCTTCGCAAACTTTGTCCATGAACTTAATCTTGGCATTGGTGTCTTTACCCTCACAAACCTTTTCTACTAGATTCTCTAGTGTCAAGTAGATTGAGTCAGTGTCGATCGCAACAACGTAATCTTTACCATCAGTCTTCATAGTCTTGTTCATGAATGCATTTAGCTTGTTAGCCATCCAACGAATAGACAATTGACCTGAAGTTGTAATACCTTCAGCCATACGAATATCAAAGTAACGGAAATACTGATTACCCATGGCACCGTAAGCAGAGTTAAGGGCAATCTTCATAGCCATCTGCAAGTTATTCAATCGCGAGATGTCTTTCAACAAGTGCTTTTTAGTCTTGTCTTTTTCATACTCTTGTTGAACACCAAGCATCTGCTTCTTGAACTTGGAACGATCCTTGTACATCTTTTCCATCAACTCAGGCATAAAACCTTTGATGTCTTTACGATAACACCAACCGTTTGCAGTTAAAGCCAAGTCACGACGATGTGCATAGCTAGTATCAACTTCTTGGTTCAGCAGCTTTTCTACCGTGACTGGAATCTTCTCATGAGTCAAAGTCTCTGGTGAGATATTGTACTGCATAATCAAGTGAGGGTACAGTGAGTTCAAGTCAAAGGATGCCATCCACTTATGTAAACCAATCAACGGATCTTTAACGAATGCGCCTTCGAATTGAGAGTCTTTGCCAGAATAAGTCTTGGCTGGAATAACAATACGCTTTGTTCGCAAATGGTTATAGATGATAGAATCCCACATACGAACTTGAGAGTAAACATCTTCTGGATTGATCTTGGCATTATAAGCCATAGTCAAATGCAGTTCGATCAGACGCATCTTGTCTTCCATGCGGTCAACCAATTCAACGTCGTGGATGTTATACTCAACAAACTGTTGCCAGTGGTTGGTGTAAAACTCTCGGAATGTATCTCCTGGGTTTTCTTTCTTCTTGTCGCCTAATTCTTGCTCAGCGATGTAGTCCAGTCGATAAGACTCTTGCTTGGAGTATGTATACTTTTTATACAACTCAAGATAGTCAAGCTGACTAATACCAGTAATGTCGTAGTGGATCTCTTCGTTACCTTTGATGAATGTCTTACGCTCATTCACCATACCCCAAGGGCTAATTTTATTGGCAAAGGTGTCGCCAAGTTCACGGGCAATGCGACGAACCAAATATGGCACGTCAAAGAAGTCAGTGTTCCAACCAGTAATAATGTCTGGATAGTTTTGTTGCCACCAGATCATAAACTCTTTGAGCAAGTGTTGCTCATCGCGACAGTTGATATAAACTACATCATCGCGATTGTGAACGAATGCACCAATACCAAAAGTGATGATGCGTTTAGAGATTAGATCTTTAACAGTAATCAACAACACTTCTTCGTTGGCTGTGCGAATGTCTGGGAATCCAGACTCAGTTTTGGTTTCAATGTCAATGGTAAATACCTTGAGCAATTCCATATCCCAGTTAACATCGCCTTCATAGGTGTCACTGATATATTGATATGCGTAGTTGGTATTACCAAACACTGAAAAGCCTTGGACGCCATCATAACGCTTGACAAAATCTCGCGTTTCTCTGATCGATCCAGGCTTTACTTCATCCACGTAGATACCTTCAAGAGTTTTCCAATTAGATTGACTCTTGGAAGTCACATAGAGTGTTGGGTAAAAGTCTACTTTACGATTGTATGCTCTACCTTTATCATAGCCTCGAACGAAAATCTTATCGCCGATGGCATATACTGATGTGTAAAATTCCATTAGTTAGTTTTCTCTGCTAAATCTTTATAACCTGCCCAGCTTGGATGAATTCCATCAGGTTGTATTCTGTTAATTGGTAACACAGTGTCACCGAAATTCTTGGCAATAATTTGAACCCAATCTTGTACGATCTTGATATCTACATTGCTGGCTTTTAAATTACCTGCTGGTAAAATCCAGAACACACGCTTGCCTTCTGCACGTTGCCGAATAGTTAGTAGTTCTTTAAATGTATGAACACCGCTGTGATCATTCGACCCAAGGCTGATAATAACTGTCTCAGCTGGCTGCATTTTGTGGGCGTAGTTTTTATTAAACTGCCAAGTGTTAATACCACCCTTGCCAACTAGAACACAATCTGGGCGTTGCTGATGTATACCAACAGCAATACTATCACCAACAATTAGACAATCAATCATACTTGCTTTCCATATAACAACATCATAACATCCAGAGCACAATCGTGTACTGGGTGATGTTTGATAACATTATGTCGCGCGAATTCAGGATGCTCTACGCTACAATAACCATTAGTAGAACCGTACATGATATCCACTGCAGTTCTAATATCTCGCCACTGAGCATAACCAGTTATCTCTTGCATACCACATTTGGTTGAAAGAGAATCAATGGCAAGTTGATCCAATGAACCGCGAGCCCACATAGTTTGTTTGTGGGCATTCGGGAACTTGTTCATATAGTTATGTAGTTCAGTGATAGCTTCTTCTGCAGTTAGATCAAAGGCACTTGGATCCAAAGAAACTTTTCTAACATACTCATGTTGATTTTGCCACCACTCTAGAGTTGATAGAGTTACAGTTCTACCCAAACGCTGTACTTGATCCTTAGATTTTAGCTTAACGAAACACGCTCCGTCAAGTAATTGTTGATAAGTTGGTTGTTGCTCTGGGTCAAAATGAATCAATGCTGCCGATAAAACGACAGCATTAGATTCGACACCCAGCGTTTCTACGTCGAAGATAAACATTAACTATTCTTTCTGTTTTGGTATTCTTGTTCGTGTTCATCACACAAAGTTCTAATCCATCCACCACTACGACGCGAACCAAGGTGTCCACATGTTTCGCATGTTCGCGCAGCCCAAGATTCTGCCATTGAAACTAATCCATCGATGTAATCGTCTCCGCCTTGGTAATAAAAACGAAGTCCACCAAACTTTTCTTTGATCTGTTCAACAACAACTTGTGTGACAGAACCTTCTTTAGTTTTATTGCGCCAATCAATGTGTGTTTGAATATGTGAACACAGCACTTGAATAATAGGCAACCATCCATCACCAACAGCAACGCCACCGTATTGCCCAGCAAACATCTTAGGATAAGTTTCCTCTAGATGTTTCTGGAATTCTTCATTTGTCATTTAATATCTCCACTGGCATCAGCCACTTCTTTATCATCACGAATCTCTAGAACGATAGGCAAGAAAAGAGATTCTTCACCAGCCTTGTTTTTGATACGCATGTTATACTTGATAGCAGCAATTTTACCGATAATTTCTGCACCTTGTTTACGTTGGTCATCGTTAAAACCAGAGCCAACAGAAACCTTAATCACACCATCAGAAGACTCGCATTTGATAGCACCAAGCAGACCAGCATACTTGCCAGTGCCTTCTTCGATGCCAACAATCTTTAGATCGCACTCTAGTTCACCCTTGAATTTAATCTGAGTTTTTGAACGCTTGTCTTCCCAGATACCATTCATGTCTTTGAGGATGATACCTTCTTCACCACGCTGCAGCATTTCTTCGAACAGAGCCTTTGCAGTTTCGTAGTTATCCACTTCCCAACTCTTGACCAAAGAAACTTTCTTAGGCATTTTAATAGCTTGTAGAGTTTCGAAACGATCCTTGTACTTGCTAGTGCCTTTACCGACAATAAAGTCTTCATATGGAATCACATCCCAGATGGTAGCTTGGACTTTACTAGCTTCATCAGCTTTAATCGTACCTTTGTTGGCTTTGTTTAGAATACCATTACCAGTTTGGCGATCAAGAATAACACCATTATCGCGCACAAGTAATTCGCCGTCAAACACAACATTCTCATTATCGGCTAGGGCGATAAACTCTTTTTCTAAATTACCAAGCAGTTGAATCTCTTTACCATTACGACTACGGAATTCGCACTTACCATCCTTTACGATGGCGTTGAATCGCATCCCGTCCATTTTGAGTTGGACGTAAGCTGGGAACTTTACCTTGTCCACCAACTTTTGCTCGAACTGGCTGCACAACATTACTGGATATTCTAGCACCAAACCAGTCCACACTGCGTTTGCGGTTGATACTTGTACCCCACATTTTAAATCCTTTTGAATAATACGCTCAATAACCTTTGCGTCATCGGCTGACACAACTTCTAGAATAGCAGTTAGACGATCGATGGCTGCATTGCCAGTAACAACGCGACCAGACAAGTCACCAAGTGAAGGCAACATCGACTGCAGCGATGCAGCATGTGCTGTGGTGTTGGGGGTGTACTTTGGAATCTTACGCTGATAGAATTGAGTGAATGGGTCTAGAGCCAGACGAACCACTTCACGAAGAACTGCATTGTCTTTATTAAGATTCAGCTGCTCGATTTTAAAATTACGAGAAGAGTTGGCAGCAAGTTCATCAAAAAAGACATTCAGATTCATTTCAATTCCTTAAATTTACGGTAACGTGTGTCAAAGCCGATTGGTTTCTTAAACTTAGTTACCTTCTTTGTGTTGACATTATAGAATGCCACCATCTTGCTTTTGTCGTCAGTTAGGTAGTAGATGTGATTGGTCACATTACCAACCCAGTCACTGGTGACTTCTTGGAAGGCTTTCATAGCGAGCGTGAAGGATAGCCAACAGCAAAGCCACTGGTGCCAATTTGGAAACTGCGAGAGGCTTTAGAACTCATTTTCTGAGTGGTGCGACGACGAGACTTTTTGGCTTTGACCACTTCAATCTGACCACCACGAGCAAGGAATTGCTGTACAGCTTCAGATGTTTCTTCACGAACTTGTGATTTGGTTTTGTAGATAGTTGCTTGCATGATATAGTCCTCTTTCAAATTAAACAAAATCGTAATAAGTCTCAGAACACATGGTACCCATCATGATACCTGCAGTCACTTCGGTATAGATTGCATTGAAAACTTTGACGGCAGTCTTTGAGTCACGTGTATTCAGGAACAGCGTACCATTCGTGAATGTAGCTGGAACATTGGTAACTGATTCAACCACTGCCAAAACTTTGTTTTCGAATTCCATCTTAGTACCTTTCTCAATCACAATAGAGTTATTATACAGCAGGTGACCATAAAAGACAACAAAAAGTTGCAATGACCCCACAGGTTTGAGGGGCTTGTAAGTTGTTGATTTATAAAGCAAAAACCCTCCTATCGGAGGGTCTAAAAAGTAATACCTAAGTGTTACATTTTTGGCATCGCGCCAGCAGGGACGATCTGAATACCAGAACCGAATACACGGTTATATTCATTTACCATCTTTTGATCAGGTTGAGCTTCTGACGCAATAGCTGATTTATACAAATTAACATTACCATCAGCATAAGGCATATATGGAGCGATACCAACGCCCATTTGTCCAGAAGATGTTTGTTGAATTATAATATTCGCTGGGTTTTTTAATTCAAGATGTTTATCATAATGGTTAAACACTTCAGAAATTAGTTCTTCACCATTAATCAATTTAAATACTTTAACATTCATAATTATTCCTCTATAACAAGATTTTCAATAAAATCGACAGCTTGGTGTTGATCAAAGAAAAATCTAAGATGTATTTTCTCCATATCAAAACCATGCATAGCCATAACTAATATCTGTTTGTTTTTATAAACAGATACTTTTAAAACCCAGTTACCTCTTCGCACAGTAACAAAGGAAATTAAATTGGGGGATAGTTTTGCTCTCATACCTAGTATTTAGGTATGACGTCTCCAGTAAAAATCAAATACTCTAAAATTGTTTTTAAAGTACATATCATATAAAGCCACTCGATCCATATAAACATCTTTTGCTATTGTGGATGGAGTTGCTGGCTCAATATTAACTCTGGCATCTGACTCACCATATTCACTGACAACTACCATAGAGTTTTTCTTGGCAATGTGACGCATGGCTTGATTCTCAGTTAGGCAATGCATAAACACATGAGTGATACCACGTGTTCTCAACCATGTTACTGCACGTTCAAACATGTGTTGAGCCAAGCCTTGTCCTCTATAATCCTTATCAACAGAACATCCTAATTCAGCTTCGTTATTAACGACAGCAACGTGGCAAGCAGCCACAAGATGTCCGTCTATATGATCTATACCAAACCACTTTGAGTCAGTCTTGAAAGAGTTTTCAATATATGATTTGATGTAATCGTCGGAGACTCCACCACCGAATCTAAGTCGACGGTCTTCTCCTTGTAAACTGGTCAAGTGAACAACCAGCTTTGTCTTATCTAACAGCGATAATTTTCTTGGTACCATGATTAAAAAGGGGCATAAGCCCCTTTAATTACTCTTGTAAAAGAGACTTGTCGCCTTTAGCCTTTACTGGCACTTTCTTTGGCTTAGATGCTTCTGGAATAAGACGCTCAAGAGCGATCTTAAGCATGCCATTGAAAAGTTCAGCGTCCTTGACTTCAACTTGATCGTTTAGCGCAAAAGTGCGAGTGAATGCACGTGCTGCGATACCCTTGAATAAAAAGTCTTCAGATTCGTCTGCTTTGACATTACCCTTAACAACTAGCTTACCACCGTCAATCTCGATGTCAATCTCGTTCTGACCAAAGCCAGCAACTGCCATCTCAATGACGTAATGAGTGTCATCAACCTTACGGATGTTGTATGGAGGATAGTTTGGGATATTCTTAGTAACGTCGTCGTGCAGTTTTTGCATTTTCGAGAATTGCTCATCGAAACCGACGAAGAACTTGTCAAAGTCCTTGAACACGTCTTGACTAAAGAATGATGGAATGAATGATTTGCTCATATGTTTCTCCTATTAAGCGAGGTTATAAAAATTACCACCCGAAGCATGGTAGTGCTGGTTACTTTATCCAGCGGCAATTAACGAATGCCAGTGAAATCTCTCGGACGCCATTGACCGTAGCATCAACGTTCCCAAGGTAGTGGGACAAAATAGTATGCGTTTTAACTTATGGCGTAGGGCGCATCCCCTGCCACTTCCCATCCCTGAGAATTATTCTGTTTGTGCAGCAGCTGCTTGTTCAGCACGCAACTGATCGATCTGTGCATCACCTTGTTGCTTGATCTTCAAGATAAGAGCAACAACTTCATCAAATGGGTGCTTGCCCAATACGCGAAGAATAGTATTTACGTCAGATGGATTCAATTCAAGTTTAATCATTTTGTTTTCTTTCCTATGTTATATTTAGCTACCAATTCCCATTGATCCTTTTCTTTGTAAGAAACGACCTTAATTTGAGACAAAGATGCTTTTTGTTCAGACTTCTTAGTATCTAGGATCTTCAATAAATCCCAATCTTGAAGCAATGAAGCAATAGCATTTCTACGCTCTACATCACCTTGGGTAATGTTCGATTCTTTACCGTCCAATGCAAATAGTTCTTTGAAGTGTACGATAAAGTATCTGCCTTGCTTGTGTAAGATATGGCAAGACTGATATAATTTATTCTCTTTTCTGGAAGCGATACCAATTCTGGTAAGAGTTTCGCGGACTTTTAGGAAGTTGTCTGGTTCTGGCAGACTCACCTCAAGCATGGACTCAGGAGTCCAATCGTAGTAAACCATCTCGATAGTCATTATTTTCCACCTTTATATAATTTTTCTTTTATCATAGTAAGTTGTTCATCTGAAAGGACAGTTAGTGCCTCTTTCGCCTTTTCGTCAGAGTACTTAAAGTACTCTTTAACTAAGAGCATGGATTCTGAGCTGGCATCTTTTTTAGCCCACTTACTAAATCGCTTGCGCTTAGGTATAGTATTTAGGAAAAAGAAAAACTGCCAGTCCTTATCGATGAAGCTGAGACGGTTCATCTCATTAGCATACATGACGGTGTCTGGAAAATATGATAATCCTCGGTTTACAATATAAGGTAAGTAGTCCTTTGAAGCTGTTGGGTCTTCGAATAAATTTCTTTTGTTATCACAAATCGCATTAATAAAGTCAAAAGGTGTCATTCGTTAAGTACCCAATTCTCTGCTGCGTCTTCAGCTTTGTCTAGACTGTGATATGTTTCGTACAATTCTTCACCAGAAACAGTGTCAGTGAATACTACTTGGTAGTCACCAGTGATGATTGACTCAACTGTTGCTATTCTTGTTCCTTGTTGATATGTGCTAATTTCCATTTAAATAAATCCTACTTCTTTTAGGTTTTCTGATGTTGCATTGAACTTCTTGTTAGGGAATCTCTTTGCAAGTTCTTTTTCTAACTCGTCACGAGTCATGCCTTGACCCATAAACTCATCACTTTCAGAATTAAATACATACAGGGCTTCGCCATGTTTTTCGATCTTAATCGGAATGGTGTTTTCTTTGATAGTATTTACCATGTCTGTTTCAAGGTCATCTAGCATAGATGACACAATTTTCTTGGCATAACGCTCACGTTGTACCCATCCAAAAACAAAACCCAAAACAAACGCGATAACAAAAGCAATAACGAGTTCCATATATGTATCTCACTTAAATTTACAGTTAGCCATGATCTCAGTAAGAGCAGCCATGATATTCAATTCTTGATCAGCCACGAAAGCTGCCTTGTATTGATAGTCAGCCAAGATAAGAACCATCTGTGGAATGCTAGGTGGTTCCATGTAAGTAGTAGATGTATCATAAAACTGACGGAAAAGACCAGTAATATCAGCATCTGAATTCTTTGCAACCCAAGAGCGAACTTCAGTAAAGTTCTTTTCTTTCAAGAATCCAATCAGAGTCTTGTAAGATTCTTCTGACATATTGATAAGAATACCAGAATCAATCTTACCAGCCACAGAGTATTTCTGTAGTTCATTCAAGATTCGGCGATAGTCAGGAAAGTGTTTGGTAGTTAGCTCAGCAACAGACTTTGGATCAAACTCAATACCTTCTTGCTTCAAGATTTTAGTTGCACGTTTAAAGAAAGTAGCAGCAATCTCTTGCTTGTCTTTGTTCTCAATCTTAAAATCTACGTTGGCACATCGTGAACGCAGTGGCTCAATGATTTTATTCTTGAAGTTACATGTAAAGATAAAGCGACAGTTAGCAGAGAATTCTTCCATGAAAGAACGCAGTGCTGGTTGAACAGAATCTGATGTCATGTAATCAGCTTCGTCGATAATAACAACCTTCTTGGCATCAGTCAAAGAAACAGTCGAAGCAAATGCCGTGATTGTAGTTCTAAGAGTATCAATCTTACGACCCTCGTCAGAACCGTTGATCATCAGATACTCTGCACCAATTTCATTACACAAGGCTTTAGCCACAGTTGTCTTACCAACACCAGCTGTTCCAGAAAACAAAAAGTGTGGTAGTTCACCTTGAGCAATATATTCCCTGAATGTCTTTTTCAGAGACTCTGGCAGAACACAATCATCAATTTTCTGTGGGCGATACTTTTCAACCCACAGAAATTGTTCTTCACGGCTATCAATCATTATAAAAACTCCATTATTCAAATTTCAAAACATATCTATTCTGCTCTAGCAAAGTCTTGTGATCAATCAATGCTAATTTAGAAAAGTCACTCAAGTAATTATTATACATCGACATTTGATTGGAGACAACTTTTTCTCCATGTGACTGCATAAAATTACTACTAATAGTATTCACATCAAACAAACCAAGACCATCCATAACTTGTATCCAGTTTGTTTCACTAAACATAGTCCAATTACCAGAAAAGTACATTCTAGTTGGCATTGCACTCTTGAATGTTTCTAAGTTTTCTCTAATAAAATCTGTCTTGGTTATTTCGTTTTTCACTGTCTTCCAAAAATCACTATCTGACCGTTTTGTCATATAATGTAGTTGAACGAAATCAACAATATTATCAAATGAAGAAATAAACTCTTTATTGTAATGGTCAGAAGCCTTTCGGTTGACTACCCAATACTCAAAAGACTGAACAAACCCCATAGCTTGTAAAATAGAATTACCAATACTAGATGCTTCTAAAGGTTCAACGAACGATGCAGACAATCCAATAGAAAGACAATTATTAATCCAAAATCTATCTACTCTACCAGCTTCAAATTTAATATCTTTGGCAATATTAACTTGTTCGGTGTATACAGATTGTACCTCATCATGTGCTTGAGATGAATTTATAAAATCATCACAGAATACATATCCATTACCATAACGACCACGTGTGGAAATTCTCCAATTCCATCCAGAAGACAATGCTCTAGATAATGTATATGGAGATAACTGAGAGACATCATCAGTTGGGAATGCCAATGCATGATTCATTGGAAGATATTTCTTATAAGAAATCCATTTAGCTCCAAGTTTAGAAGCTAAGAATTTCTTAAATCCAGTGCTATCAATAAAGAAATCAGCATCGAATACTTCACCAGATTCAGAAACTACAGAACCAATATCGCCATTCTCTAAGATATTTACATCTGTTAAAGTTGTCTTGACGATGTTAATATCGCGCTCTATACATTTCTTATGTAAGTATTCATTTAACTTAAATGTATTAAAATGGTATTGGAATGTTGTGTTAATTCCACCAACCATTCTAACCATATCTGTGCCAACGGTAACATCAACAAGTTGAATACCTTTGTGTATACAAGTCTTTTCTAATAAGTGGTCTTCTTGGGTTTGCCAAAAAGGTTGACCAATCGCATGAAAATAGCTTTTACCATCTCCATTCCAATTCTCAAACTTGATGCCTTTCTTCAAGGCACCATCAGTCTCGCGAACTAATTCTCGATTGTCGAGACCTACATAATCACAGAACTGAGACCAATGCTCAGTCGATCCCTCTCCAACCCCAATAATACCAATATCTGTAGATTCGATAATGGTTATGGGGTAGAGTGGATATGCTTTACGTATAATCAAGGCAGAAATCAGACCTGCAGTCCCGCCACCTACGATTACAAATTTCTTCATATATTAAAAGTCGAATGTAGAATCAGATTCAACAGCAACGTAATACACTAGATCACCAGCAGACTTAAAGCGAGAGATTTTCTTGCTGGAAATACTAACAGTATATTCACCTGGGAGCATCTTAAGGTTTTCAACTTTCAAGTTGACTTTGAAAGACTTGTCTGTGGATCCAACTGGCTCGCTGAAAGAGTTACCAGTTGCATTCTTTTTATCGCCAACTACAGCAGTAATAGTAGTGCCGTCACCAACAATAGAAACGTCGGATGCACGAAGAACTGAAGCAGTCTTGTGAATCATGTTCAACATGGCAGCAGTCATTGTGAACTCGATGTCAGCATTCGGGAATGTGATAGACTTTTGCGGAGCAGTCAAGACAGTTGCATCAGCTGCAAAGTATTTGATGCTCATGTTACCTTGCTTGATAGTAACATACTTTGTATCAAAGTCCAATTCAGGATCTTCGAACAACGACATGGCACCAAGGAATTCGTTTAGATCGTAGATACCAAAGTCTGGGAATGTCTCAGAAACAACAGCGTCTGCCATCACGTTCTTTTGAGCAGAGATTGTTGCCAGTTTATTACCTTGCTTCAACAGAAGGTTTCCATTGATGCCTGCAAAGTTCTTAAACAGGGCAAGGGTTTCTTTTGATAGTTTCATTATTTCTCCTAAAATATATTACTATGTATAATAGATTATGCCTGAAAACCAAGTTTCAGGCAAATTATTTTCACTCCATCAGGACGTAGTCGTTCTTGGAAACACCACATTCTGGGCAGTTGACTTCATCTGGAAGACTCAACCAATCAGCTTCTGATAATTGGTGACCACAAACGATACAAACATAAATTCGTTCAGACATTATAGGCTCTCCTTAACTTTTTGGTATGCTTCAGCGTGACGCTTTTCAACTTTAGCAAGGGCAGCGAATCGCTTTTCAGCCAATGCCAACACTTTCTTGAACTGCTCAGCGTGTTCTTTAGATTCAGCTGCTTGGTAGCGAGCTTCTAACATAGCTTCGTCGTTCTTTTCCAACTCAGCTTCTTCTTCCATGCGTGGATACATTTCTGTAAACTCATGGGTCTCACCGAGAATGGCAAGATGCAAGCATTCTTTTGTAGATGGTTTACCGATCAGCAACTCAAGATGACCCCAAGCGTGAAGGATCTCTTGATCAGCTGTATGTTCAAAGTGTTTAGCAACATCCTCGAACCCTTCAGCGCGTGCCAACTTGGCGAAATAACGATACTTGATATGAGCCATGGATTCGCCAGCCAATGCGCTCTCAAGGTTTTTAATTGTTACAGACATATTTTCCTTTTAATTTACCAGTCAGAACTTGGACCAGAGTCAGAACTTGATGAGTAAGAACTCGATGAATCAGAACTTGAACTCCAAGATGATTTTGGGCTAGATGTATCAGAATCACCCCAGCCATATGATGATTCATTTGTTTTTACGCTAACAGATCCAGTGTCTTCATTTTTAGTGACAACACCAGAAATACTGTCAGAATTAGAATTAAGCAGTGTATTAATAACAACAGCAGTCATAACACCATCCATAAAACCATCATCGTGAGATTTAACAGATTGTGTTGGTGATGGAGCATAAGAAACAGTTGTTTCTTTTCCACGAGGTGGAACAGCGCGAGTATTATCTACAGCTACAGCCTTCATTTTAGCTTGAAAGTTTTTACGAGACTGACGAGCAATTTCGATTTCTCGAAGACGCTCTTGCTCAGCTTGTTCTTCTTTAAACTTTTTACGACGTTGATTGATTCGGAGTTGAGCACGAATCGCCAGAATGGCTAAAGCCACCCCAGCAATCGCCACAGCAATTACTAGGATGTCGTCCATTATTTACCTACAACAACTTGACCACGGAAGTCGAATGGAATAACAACAGTGTTTACTTTACCGTTCTTAATACCTTCGGCGATATCAGCTTGAGCCTTTGCTTGCATATAAGCAATTGATTGAGCGCCTTGATTAGCCAACGCTTGCATACGACGAGCCTCAGCTTCAGCAGTCTTTACTTCAACTTCTTTTTGCTTGAATTCATTCTTTGAACGAACCAATGCGTTGGCAGATTCAACGACGCTATCAGCAGGCACTACGTTACGTACAAGAACCTGAGTAATAGTGATACTACCATCCAGCTTTTCGTCAGTCAGTGTCTTTTGAATTTGTTCTTTGATAGACAATTCCATTGCTTGACGAGCATCAGCCATTTCCAACGCTTCGTATTTACGCGCTTCTTTGTAGATAGCGTTACGTGCAGCATTGTGGATATAGTTAAACATCAAGTAAGTATCGCCATCGTGTTTAACGTGGAATGCCTTTGACTTGGTGTTATAAAGTTCAGCAACCTGAGACTGATTCAAGCTGTAGATAACGATGGCATCAAAGTCTTTCATTGTGCTGTTATCTTTGGCAATTGGAGTCATGTCGTCCAATTTCACGTTAACATCTTTGACAGGGAATGTCAGAACATCACCAACCAAGACTTGATTGAAAGAACCTGGAAGCAATTCCTCATTCTTAACTTGCTTATCAAAACCAACTCGCAAACCAACTTCACCAGTTTCAATACGGGTGCAACCAGTCAGCAATACAGCGCCAGCCAAAATAGCCATAGAGACAAGACGTTTCATATTAAATAAATCCTTTTACCATTAGAAAGAAACACACAACAAAACCAAGAACAAAATACAGTGGGCGGAGCCAGACATCATTAATCATAATTCACCTTAGAAAGTTAGGACAATTGCAGTCAAACAAGCCAGAGCAATAAATGCAGTCATGAAACTGTAGAATACTGCTTTGATCAGATCAAATTTTGCAGCTGGAGAAATGTGCCAGAAGTAACTGAGACCAAAGAACACCACACCCCACACTGCAAGGAATACCATAATAGCACGAATCATTTTTTAATTCTTTCTAAGAATTCTTGAGAGAGTTTATTGTGTTGTTCAATAGAACAATAAAGAATCCACTCACAAGGAACTTTTACATTATCTTTATCCAATAAGAAATAACCAATAAGGGTATAAGGAATACCTTCATCGATATTTCTTTCGATCGAAAAGACATCTAAGTTATCCCAATTGACAACAAAGTTACACGAAGCAAGATCAGCCTCGCGTAGATTGTCATTTTCTAATTTCAAAGACTTAATAGTCTCTCGAGCTTCACGTAGTTCGCTAAACAAGTTCAACATTATACATCCTTTGAATACTTCACATCATGCTCATACAAGAAAGCCAAGCAACACATAGCGTGAGCCAAGTGGTGAATGCCAGACTCTGGATCAACTTGTTCGCCCATTTTCCATGCCCACACATGACGCTCAAGCGCAGCAAAGTAACGTCGCTTAGAATCAGGAACCAACTGCCAATTATCAGGCGCATATTTTTGAGCACCAAAGGTCAAAACTTTGACCATCTCTGCTTGAGCAAGAGGTGGAATCAGATCATAGCGAAGTTTATCGCCATCAAACTTACGACCATCGGGTGTAGCTTCTTTTTGTTTTTTAGTAACCATACTATCTCCAGTGTATCAACTATGGGCACTCATAGAATGCCCATAAGCAATTAGCCGCGAGTGAAAATGGTAGCACCAGCAACATGATTTGCAATTGCAATCATACGCTTGCTTGGCTTACCGATGCGGTACTTAGTTGTTTCTGTGCCATCGGACAGAGTAGCTTTGTTGCTATAGATGCAATGACCTTGCATGCGCAATTGATGAATTGCATCATGTGGGTTCTTCAAACCAAAAGAGCCAGCGATCTGGCGAGCAGTGACTGTAGCACCATTTTTAAGATGATTCAATAGCTTTGCTTGTTTAGACATAATATCTCCATACCATCAACAAAAAGAGGACGTAAGAGAGATGGTGTATCCCTTACGCCCTGTAATTAAATTTCGATGCCGTTTTCGCGGAGGATCTGATTGAAGTCCTCTGTGTCGTCATCGTATGCATCAGATTCAGCGATGACACTTTGCAAGCGTGAAGTATCCATAGTAGATTCTTTCTTCACAGCCTTGGGTGCGACAGTTTTAGTTTTAGTCTTGGTCTTAGCCACAGTAGTCTTAGCGACTTTGGCAACTTTAGCTTTAGCAGCCTTAACAGGATTCTGCTTGGCATCAAGTTCAAGATTGAATGCCTTCATTTCCTCTGCAGTGGGAACTGGCAGTTGGTACACACCACGCTCAACTTTGTTCTTGTTGAACAACCAGTTGGGGTAACCAATCTTTTCACCCTTAACACCATTGCGTTGTTCGCGCAAGATGTAATAGATGGAAGCACACTCTTTGAGTGTAATTTGTGGGTCTTTCTTGTATTGTGGTTTTTCTGCAAGAACAGCCACAACAAAGCGTTTCTGGGAAAGAGTCAGGTTTGCAAATTTCAACATAATATATCCTTTCAAGATTACAAAACATTACCGAAGTAACAGATGTTATTATACAGGAACTAACAATAAAAGGCAAGTCTTTTTTGTAATAACCCTACAGCCCGTGGGGTTATTAAAAGTAAACCTAAAGTGTTACTTTAGAAGGGGATTTCCTCTTCATAAGGCTGGGGAACTACTTTTTGGGGCTTGACAGGCTCTGGTTCAGGAGAAGCCACTTTATCGTACAAGTCGATAAATGCAGTCCTAGTCGAAGCATCAAACCGATTGCAGCACAGCTGTACGGCTTTTTCGCGATTCTTAAAGATTGCAAAGGCTCGAACAATGTGAATCATACGACGAGTTGTAATAGTCTCATCGCAACCACCATCAGCAAAAGTTCTACGAATAGCTTCAGCCCACTTGACTAGAGTTTCAGCAAATTCTTCATCAACACAAGAGTATGTATCCATCAGATTTTTAATAATCTTAACTTCAATCTTTGCGTTGGGATAGTCTTGATCAAAGGTAACAGCAAAACGCTCAAGGAACGCTTCGTTCAGAATGTTAGTACCAATGTAACGACCATCATCACTGCCTTTACCTTTTGTGTTGGCAGTGGCGATAATGTTAAATCCCTGAGCAGGAACAATCATCTCATTTTTAAGTTTGAAGTAGTATGGCTTGCCTTCAAGGATAGGTTGCAAGCACAACAAGGTGTTGGCAGCGCCAGCATCAATTTCATCCAACAGCAGAGTACAACCTGTGCGCATGGCGATTAGCACTGGACCTTCGACAATTTCAACATTACCCTCTTGAAGAGTCTTGGAACCAATAAGTTGTTCTTCATCAGTCATCATGTTAAGGTTAACACGAATCAATGGCTTCTTGTGCTTGGCACAAATTTGCTCAACCATTGTTGACTTACCATTACCAGTTGGACCAGAGATATAAGTTGGGTAGAAGATACCTTCTTTGATAATAGACTCAATGTCTGAGTAGTTACCAAATGGTACAAAGTTAGGATCTTTAACAGGAATCAAAGAATTGGATTCTTGAACAACTTCTTTCGTTGGGCTTTGAGCAGCTTGCTTCTTGGCAACAGAATATGAGCCACGACCAACTTTTTCAGTCATGAGCCAAACAGGATACTTGCTAGTGCCAAGATCACTCATAACTTCCAACAGTTGCTGTCTGGTAACAACACCATCTGCAGAAACTGCAGGGAACATCTCATACATTCGGTTCTCAAAAGAACCACGAAACTCAGAATCAATTTTAGCCATAATAAATTACTCCATTCACTAACATAATTATACTGTAGTTATTGTTGCAAGTCAAGCAACATATCCAATGAATCGGTTCAACAAAACACGACTTGTTTTCTTGACATTTAGATAATTACTAAACTTTCTAGAAATAGCAGAAGCACTCATATTTGAAGTTGCTTCAAGTTCACCATCATCAATCTTAGTTGAAGATTGTGGAATCAAGAACAAGTCATCTCTGCCAGTGCCACTAATAGAAGCAAAGCCAGCATTCTTAAAATCTTTTCTCCAGTCTTCAATCAATTCTTCGTAGTTACCCTTGAAGTCTGGAATGTTGCAACGAATAACACTTCTAAGATCTCGCAATGAGTTCTTAGAAATATAAAAGCCAACGACTGCAACACCATAACGATCCTTAATCATACGAAGGATGACTTCGGTTTGCTTGGAAGAATCTGAACTAAACTCATAAGTCTTTTGTGTTTGTTCATCACGGATAAAATGCTTTTGTGTGATTCTCTTATACTGACCATTGATATACTCATTCGAGTAAGAGTGTAAACCTGCACGAGAACCAACATATGGACCAATAGAACCACCTTCACCATCGGTCAGTGTGATGAAAGTCATCTTTTCAATATTGTTGTTCTTGATGTACGTACCAAGATTGTTGTAAACCCAAACAAGAGCCTGATTCAATGGAGTTGCACCAAGGTCATAACCTTCATTCAAAAAGAATTTTGGATCAAGTGTGCGTTTAGCCATAGTGTTAAATTCACTGGATGTCATTTTATCAGAGAACAATTCCAGCAACCTAAAGTTATCATTGGTCTTTAGAGTATCTCTGTTCTTGCTAACAGATGGAGATGGAGATTTATATCCATAACGATCTATTGTCTTCAAGTGATATTGAGATGTGAAAGCCAAAACACGGTATGGAATCTGAACCTTTGAACAGAACATAGCCAAGTTAATAACTTGTTGTAGTGTTTCTGTTATAACATTAGACATGGAACCAGACCAGTCCAACAAGAAAATCATACCGTGATTTTTACCAGTGGGTAACACAGTCACACGTTTGAACAAGTCATCATTTAGTTTATACGACCAAATTTTACGCATGTCCAGCGAACCAACTTTAGAAGTTTGTGCACGCTTGTACATCTGAGCAGACTTACGCATATCAAATTCTTTGACAAGGTAATTCACAGTGCGCACAGATTCACTTTTGAATTTCTCAAAGTCTGCATCAATTTCTTTTTGACGGTTGACCATCTGTTCATACCAACTATTACGGTATGGCATATCGTCAATAGTCCAAGTTTTTTTGATCTCGTTCAAGATAGTCTTGTAAGAGATAACAGGATCTTCTTGGTAATGAGTATCGTATTTCCAGTAAAAATAATGAGTGCTGTCATCAGCCAAACTTTCCAGTTGCTGACTAAATGCTTTGTCTGTTAGAGACTCAAGTTCATCTTCAGTTGTATCTTGGTTTGACTCAGCAGGAGTTTCAGTCTCTTCCTGTTCACCGCTTGGCTTACCATTTGGTTGTTGCTGATCATCAGAGTCTTGCTCTGCGTCAGAGTCATCCGAGTCATTAGAAGCAGGGGCTTCATCTTCTTGATCGTCTTCTTCTTGATCGTCTGCAGAACCAAATGTCTGGCTTGGATCATCTTGGTCATCATCTTCTTCTTCTTCTTGATCTTCGGGAATAGATGACTTAGAAGAGTTTTGCTGGCGCTGTTCTTTTTGTTGCTTGATCTGATCCTTTGAAAACTCATAAATTTCATGAGCCAGTTCAATGACTTCTTCAACAGTCTCACATCGTTCAGCACGATCTACGAATTCACGCTCAATAGAATTGAACTTAACACCACAATCAAAACCAGCTTTGTAGTACATGTTGATTTTGTCAATCAACAAAAGTTTGTCAAATGATTGGACTTGTTTAACCTTAAAGAAGTCACGATCGTTAAGTTGTTTGTAACCAGCACTCATGCGTTTACGCAGACCTGGATACTTACGTTTGATTAGTTTTTCAATGCGCACATCCTCCAGCACATTAAGGTATGTCATAATGCGAGGATTCTTTTCGATGGGTTCGATGTACTTTTCGCCTGTGTAAAGAGCGTGACCAACTTCGTGAGCGATCAACATGTCTTCAATCTCTGGCGTCATGTCTTTCCAGAGTGGCAAAGTTAACACACGTGATCTGATATCAAAAGATGCAGTACGTGTTGTGGCGCGAACAACAGTTAGGTTTTCTGTTGCAAGAAGTTTAGCGGATAGGTCTGATGTTGCAGTGTGCATAATGTATCTCCAGATAGAATTATACACCAAAACCGTATAAAAGACAACACCAATAAAAAACCCTGTCAGAGACAGGGTTTGCGGTTAGTTAGTTGCAATAACTGAAAAGTCGTTTCGTTTTTCAAACTTGATCACACTTCTAAACTTATCGAACAACTGGTCACCTTTGTGAGAGATAACAAAGACATTCGAATGTTCTCCAAGAGTATTCATTAGATTCAAGAAGTAATCAGTACCAGCTGTGTCCAAACTTGAATCAAAAATCTCGTCTAATAGCAACAAGTTTGTGTTCACTGAGTTTTTCATCTTGGCAATTTGTCGCCATGTAAACAAGATTGATAAGTCGATACGCATCTTTTCGCCTTCAGAGAAACTTGCATAAGTAAACTCATCGCGATGACGAGATTTGACAATCTCGTTAAAGTTCTCATCAAGTTCAAAGTGAATGTAAGCATCCATGGCATTCAGATACTTGTTAATCAACTTGTTCATAACTGGCAAGTATTCACGAATGATAGCAGTTTTGATCCCAGTGTCTTTTAACAACAAGTTTGCTACTTCTTCGAGATTACGGTGTTCTTGTAGAGTAGTTTTCTGCTTGATCAATTCCATGGCAGCACTTGCTAGTTCTTTCAACTTACGCTTTTCTTCATCAACATTGGCTGTGTCCATAGTCGATTCTTCGACTTCAGCTTGAAGAGTCTTGTTCAACTTGTTCAACATAGAGATGTTGGCATTAAGCGTTGAAAGTTTGATATTTAAATCAGTGATTTCTTTTAGAACAGTGTTCATGTCTGACAAGTCGTTATTCAACTTGCTAAAGATATCTTCTAAATCAGACAGTCTCTTGTTCTCAAATTCAATCTTGGCATTTAGTTCTTGAACAATGGTTTCTTTATGATCGTGCGGAATGCCTTGTGAGCAGGACGGGCATACGCTGTTCTCATCAAAGAATTCGGCATGATGTTTGTGTTGCTCGACGATGGAAAGTAGTTTATTTTTAAACCCCTTTGCCTTTTCAATGTCACTATCAACCTTACTCTTGTTAGCAGTTTGTAGTTGGAGTGAGGTAATCTCAGCAAGTGTCTCAGCCACCGCTGTTTCGCTTCGCTGTATTTCTGAGTTATTAGCTTCGATCTTAGATAGTAGAGATCCAATAGCTTCTGACTTGGCATTTGTAAGAGTTTTAATGAGTAACGATTGTCCATCAACCTTAGTCTTCGCAGTTGCAATCTCCCCTTCAATCCTCTTGATAGTGTCACGTGTTTCATTGGCTTTTTCTTTCAACAACTGATTCATAGTCGAGAAGATACGAATATCAAGAATGTCTTCAATAACTTCTCGGCGTTGACTTGGAGACAACTGCATGAATGGGACAAACGAAGCTGAACCCAAGATAACAACCTGTGTGAAGGTTTTGTAGTTCAGTTTTAAAATCTGTTGCTCAAGAACTTTTTGGTAGTCTTTGGCAGCAGCATCTTGGTTCATTAAAACACTATCAACCCAAATTTCAAATTTGTTGGGTTTGATACCACGAATAACTTTATACTTCTTGGCACCAATACTGAATTGAACTTCAACAAGACAGTTCTTACCATTGATAGAGTTAATCAGTTGTCCCTTGTTGATATTACGAAATGGTTTACCAAACAAAGCAAAACACAAGGCATCTAGAACAGTGGATTTACCTTCACCGTTCTTGCCAATGATAAGAGTGGTTGTTGATTTGTTCAGTAAGATTTTGTTAGCAGAATTACCAGTTGATAGAAAATTCTTCCATTCAATACTTTCGAAAACAATCATTAAACAACCTCAATGTTAACTGCTTCAGTGTATAAACTGCGCATGTATGTTTTAATCTTTTCTTTATCCATATCAGTCTCGATAGAATCAACGTAGTGACCAAGAACAGAAAGCGTATCTTCTAGATTGATATTTTCATCATCAAGTTCGCCGTCACTAAACTCAGACATATCTTCGACAACTTTGATATCTTGACATCCTTTATTATACAACTTTTGAATAAACTTATCAAACTTGTAATAGTCAGTTTTATTGACAACAACTAATCTAACATACTTGCCTGTTAGATCTGATTTGTCAAGGTCGAAGGGTTCTTTATCCTTGTCGTCGTACTCAATTCTCTCGAACATTCGATAAGGATTGCGAATGAAGTCGAGGTTTCTTGTGTCGAGGTCAAACAAGTGAAATCCTCGGGGATCGTTATAGTCTTGCCATGTAAGCTCATATGGGTTTCCGAGGTAGTAGATCTGCTTATCATCAGACTTGTGATGATAATGCCCAGAAAAAACCATGTCAAACTTGTCGAATGTTTCTTTAGAAAGTCCATCATGCGATTCCATACCTCTGTACATAGCAAAGCCAGCAATTTCAAAGTGACCCATACAAATTTCGGCTTTTGTACTTTTCATATGGTCAACGCATTCAGAATAATTATCTGTACAGATCCAAGGAATCATACAAATAGAAACACCATCAATGACGATGGTTTCTGGTTTAGAGATAACATCTATGTTGGCATACTCGTTCAACAATAAGTCTGGTGAGTTGACATCATTGGTATTCTTGAAGTAAGTATCGTGATTACCTGCCAACATATGAACTCGAATTCCTCTACGCTCAAGTTCATCAAAGAACATTTTCTTGGCTCTGTCAAGAGCGTAGAAGTTTACGTACTTACGGCGATCAAAAGTATCACCAAGAATAAGAACAGTATTAATATTGTTTTTATCCAGCGTAGGAAAAAATACATTTTGATAAAACTTTTCAAAGAAATCCAAGAATGTGATGCTGTCGTTGCGAGCACCAAAATGTTGATCAGTTATTAACGCTACCTTCATGCAATTCCTCAGAATGATGTTGGTTGTGCTACACCACGAACAAGAGCCATCAGACCAGTTTGTAAGTCTGTTGCACCGATACTAATCCAACGCTGATCCAGAGTAGGTTGTGAGCGTAGACGTTCAACCAATTCTCCAAGTTCAGCACCTTTGGCTTTGATCTCATTCATAAGATTAATCTCATCTTGAGAAAGATCACGATAGCCTTTAATTTGTTTGTGTTGATTGTCCATCAGGAATCTCCTTGTATAATTTAATTTCAATGACATCTCCAGTTTTAACAGTTAGTGAAAACTGACTAGCTTCACCAAACGTGTTAAACCACTTAAAAGCCACCATTGACCCAGATGTGTAGTATGTAACTTTATACATCAATAAAAACCAACCTTTCTGGAATTCTTTGAATTCTTGACACCATCAGATTGCTTGTTGAAAATTTCAGCAATGCTGTACTTGCCAGTGGCACTGTCAGTTGGCGCAGCGACGCCAAGTTTGTCAGCCAATACTTTGGCTTGTGATGTATCCAACTGATCAAAGGTAACGATGTCAAAACAACGACCTGGACGCACCAAGGCAGAATCAACATCGCGAATGCTTGGCAAATTTGTAGAGAAGATCATCTTCTTACCGCGAGTTGTAACCAAACCATCACCCACGTTCAAGAAACGGTGCATCATTGTGTTACCGTCACTACGAGACTTCAAGAATGCATCACTGTCTTCCAACACCATGATTTCAGTGTCGTCTTCGATAAAGCGTGCAAAGAAACCATCCTTCTCAAGGATTTGAGAATCGTAAGAAACGATTGCGGATGCGTTGCGGTGAGACAGCAAGCCACGGATGAATGTAGTCTTGCCAGTTCCAGGTGGACCAATCAACAGCAAGATGTTTGCTGAAGAATTCATATATCGATCGTAGTAGCTTTCCAGAGATTCACCATTAAGGAATGGATACATCTCAGCAACTGGCAAACGATCACGGTTAAGAGGGACGCTCACAGAATGACCATCGCTGCCGTAAACCCATTCGATGTGAGATGTCACAACAGAGAATGCGTCTTCAACCATCTCGATGATCTCAGTAACAAACTCTTGGCTACCATATGCACGAACATTAGTTGAGTTTGAGCTAACGCTGTATGTGATGTATTCGTTGGTTGCTTCAATGACGATAAAGCCAGAAGAAGAACCACCTTGAACAATCAAATCACCATCAAAGTTTTGTTCAACCCAATTAGCCCATGTGCGACGATTGGCAAGCACAGTTGTATCGCGGTGGAGTGTGCGTTGGTTTGCGTCAACGCGACGCTTTAAAATTTCTGATGTGATCAGATCATCAAAGTCGTTAACACCAAGAAAGATTTTGTTGTCAGTTTGATTGTTCATATATGTATTCAAGTTCAAATAATTATCATCTGCAGAAATTGTTCTACGCTTTAGAGTTCTACCACTTCTTGCTCTAATCGCTCTAGCCCTAGCGGGTCTGTATGCTATTGCTCGTTCAATACCACCATTACTAAGGCTATTGATCAAGTCCCTCACGCTCTGTGACATCATCTACTCCATCATCAATAAATTCATCTAAGTTTGGTTGCTTTTTCTTTTTCTTTTCTTTTTTGCGTTCAATAAACGTATCGTCAAACGTCTGATTGGCTTGCATAAATTCAAGATAAGCATTGTGGTATCCTGTACCTTCGTCTTGCTCTTGCAGTTCAAACATCTCAAAGGGCATGTCTTGTATCAACTTGCCTTTGATGTATGATTGTTTCTTTTCTTTTGCTATCCTACGCAAGAATGCATAGTAAATAATTTGGGTGAAGTATGCAAAAGGATTGCTGGACTTGTCTGGGTTAAAGTTATCAATGTACTGAATGCAGTTCTCGATACCGTCGAGAATCATATCATCACGATATGAGTAGTTGATAAAGTTTGGCTTGTACGAAAGGTGATTGGCGATCTTTAAGATGCATTCACCGATGTAGTTGCTAATGATTGGCTTGGGTCTGCCTTCTTGTTTAGCCAACTCCACAGAGTCTCTATACTTAATTAGTGCATCTAAAAAATCTTTGTTATTTACGTAGTGAGCCATACATGGGCGTTCCTCTTGTAGTTCAAGTTATCAAGTATTATACAGCAACAAGTGTGAAAAGACAAACTTTCTTTTGTAGCCAAAGCATTGCAAAATACATTTGCTTTTTTATTTGACTTGAGGCATAATTCAGGGTGTTAGGGTTGGTAAAGATATAGATCAATTAATCGTATCGTTACCGTCCATTATGAATCTGTAGGATCCGTCATCCTCTGCTTCTCTCTCAGGACGCTCATCTTCTTCTGACTCTGTCAGCCTGATGTATGTTTTTATAAATGGCTCAGCCAGATTTTTGATAAACATTACATCTCTCTTGTCCAAGATGAATTCAGAATCTTCAGTGAAGGGACAGAATGGAGCAGCTGCAAGATGTTCTCTACCATCTGCAAGAGATGGCACAGACTTGATCACAAGAGGATTATTCAGCTGAACAAAATTTTCATCCTCAGCCCCTAAGACAGACATCAACGTCTCTCCAGAAACAAGTTTCAACACAACATAGACATCATTCATTGTAAGTCAACTTCCACAAGTTTTAGTTTAAATTGTTCTTCAGCGTATGTCTTGTAACGCTCAGCAGCATGATTTAGTGTATGATTCTTCCAAGACTTCCAATGCAAGTCATCTGCAATGTCGTAAAGTTTACAAGAAACCTTACCGTCCTTTAAACGCAAACCACGACCAATGGATTGTAAATTTCTAATTTTTGATTTTGATGGCGACGCAAAGATAACATTCTCGATGGATGGTATGTTGATACCTGTGGAGAACGTGCCATAAGATGCGATGATGATTGCATCGTCTTCACCTTCTGTGATGTGACGAACTGCTTCTCTATCAGCTGTGTCTGTTCCACCGTACACAAAAAAGACTTTTCTGTCATCGTGTACTTTATCTTTTATAAGATCGTAGAGAACTTTACCGTGCTTTTCAACGTATTGAAAAAGAACGAGCGTATTACCTTTAGAATTTACTGCCAGATTTCTGATGAACTTGTTACGCTTTTCGTTCGTAACTAGCCAATCCATTTCTTCTTGGTACGTGTTTTTATTACGTTCTTTACGAATTAACTCACTATATTTTAATATAAGACACGTTATATTTAGTTGAGTCAATTTTCCAGAATCCATCAACGCTTTGGTAGTTGTCACACGATGTACTGGACCAAAGATACCTTCAAGGACTAGCTGGTGAATCTTTTTATTGTCTAGTGTACCAGTTGTGCCAATGCGATATTGGATGGTGTCCATCTTTTCCATAACACCAGTTAGTGACTTGGCTTTAAAGTTATGAGCCTCATCTCCAAACATAACATGGAACTGTTTGAACCATGACTTTGGTTGCAAGTAGATGGATTGCCAAGTTGTGATCAACACATGCTTGGTAAAGTCTTTTGGAAACCCACTGTATAACTTTTGGCAGTGGGTACCAACATCAAACCCATTTGCTGATGAATAGTCTTCAAAGTCAGCGTACATCTGTTCAACTAGCGAAGTTGTTGGAACAATAAGAATACACTTACGTCCTTCATTCAAATGCCAACGCATTGTAGTGTATATGATGAACGACTTACCTGACGCAGTTGGCGACAGTAGTAATACACGCTCTTTGTTAAGAGCAGTCTGTACAGCTTCTACTTGATAATCTCTAATCTCAATTGGCTTACCACGTCCATGTGGATTTAACCATTTGGCAAACTCTTCAACAAGTTCTGTTGTTATATTGTTGTTTGGAGCAAAGTTGTCTTTTAGTTCTACTGTATATTGATTGCGTTCGGCGAACTTGACAACATAATCTAACAATCCAATGTACAGAGTTTTTCTTACTTGATCATATAGACGCACCTTACCGTCCCACAATCTTGCTCTGTATTGAGGAGTGTATTTTGCACCTGGATATTCATATGTGAAGAAATCAGCGATCTCCTGTTCAACAGAAGGGTCACTGAATACTCTGACGTAAACTTCGTCTAGCTTTTCTACTTTTATTACATTCATTACATTCCAGCTAGGAACTTTTTCCATTCCACGTGTGTTTTAATCTGCCAATCTCTGGCTTTGATTTGACTTAATATAGACTCAAGCAGGTATATCATTGTTTCAAGATACTCAATCTTGACTCTCATTGTATTTAGATCTGAGTCCCCTTGAAGGAATTCGTCCATCTCATTCTTTAGTGGCTTAATACCTTGCCACTGTACCCAGCCGAGTTCATTCAATTCATCGCGGCTGAGTTCACCCCTGTAGTACCTAAACTTATTCTTGCGAAGTTGGTTATGGTCTGATGAAAGTTTTGTGTGTTTGAGTTTAACCCCTACGAGTAATCGTAGATATTTTGCGTGTAGCTTTGGGGTTGCTGTGGCTTGTTCGCCGAGAAAGTTATCATTAATGGAACAGTCTTTGTCCCATTCATCTTGTAGCTGTTCAATATTCATAATATCCTCAAAAATTATGTAGACATTATACTACATAATTGTAATAATTTCAATTAAATTTGTAATAACTGTATCTGAATGTGGCGTTACCTACTAGGTATTGCACGTCTTGATTTGTTGATTGGAAGTTAAGAGATTCCAAAGAAATTGGAAATAGATCAATAAAACTAACTGTTTGAATAGCTTTATTGTTAGATCCTAAGATTTCTAGAGTTGCATCAGAATAGTTTTTAGCTAATTCAGAAACAACACCACGTTGGTCTTCGTTGATAAAATTAACGTACTGATTGTAGTCATTAGGAAATCCCAATGCAATAATCCAGTTGTATATGGATTTGTAGTTCTCCATACTTTCGTCTACCAAAAACTGAACATTCAAAGTATCGTAAGTAAGAGACTCACCTGGAATTGGTGTTGTGTGGAATGGGTTTCCAAACTCTGGTGAACCAATCAAAATCCCTGGAAGATTTACTTGCTGACAGAAGAATGATACGCTTGGTAATTTTTGAATGGCAAAATTGAACCCATTTGGTGACAATGGATTTAAATTTGCTGGAAGAGGACAGGTAAGTGTTGTAGCCATAAAATTATTTAGGAATTAAAAAAGGCTCCCGAAGGAGCCTTTGAGTACCTATCTTACGTAGGTTCTATCTTACTTGATTACATCAAGTTTGTAACTTTAACCTTGCGGTAGTATACGTTTTGGCCAGAAGCCATGCTAGTGAATGGGTTTGCAACCATACCGTAGCGAGTCTTGAAACCAATCTTTGGTTGGAAAGTGTTTGGATCAACTGCACGAACCATTTGTAGAGGAACGTATGGGCAGTAGAACAAACCAGCGTCAAAGGCAGAAGTACCTTTGTAACCAACAACGAAGAACTGGCTAGCAGACACGTTTGCAGAGTATGGATCAACATACACTTTGTACTTGCCGTTTAGAACACCAGCGAAAGTAGTAGAAGTGTCGTCAACGTTTAGACCATTGTTACCAGCCAAAGCAGGAGTGTAGTCTAGAACACCAGCCATCGCCAATGCAGAAGCAACGTCTGCAGAAGTGATGATGAAGTTACCACGACCACGACGAGTTTGTTGACCGATAGCGTTTGCTTCACGTTCGATTTGGAACATCAAGCCCTTGAACTTTTCAACAGACCAGCGACCATTAGAGTCAACGTCCAAGTCGAAAGTACCAGCAGTAGCAGTACCAACTTGGGCACCAGCCTTAGCAGCAGAGTAAACAGTACGAACAACTTCGCGGTTGATTTCTGCAGTGATTTCAGAAGACAAGATGTTAGACAATTCGCCTTCAGCATCCAAACCATGAACTGCCTTCAAGTCTTGAGCCAATTCAATAGTGTATTCTGCTTTCAAAGCACGAGTTTGTGCAGTAACAGTAGTCTTCTCGATAGAGAATGCCATTTGGTTGAACGCTGTTGCGCCACCTAGATCTTCAGCAGTAGCTGTAGAAACTGGAGTACCAGTAGTGTAAGTACCGTCAACTGGGTTAGAACCAGCGTGAGTACCAGCACCAGAGAAGTCAGTATCTGCTTCGTTAAATAGAGCTTCAGCGCCAGCTTGGTTAGTGTACTTGCTCTTCATAGCGAAGATTAAACCAGTTGGTTGAGTCATTGGCTGAACACCAGCGATGTCATAAGCGATCATCTGTGGAGCAGCACGGCGAACCAAGCTGATTAGAACTGGATCGTAACCAGCCATGTTTGCGTTAGTACCAGCACCACCCAAAGCGATACCGTCGCCACCAGCGTTAGCTGGAGTAGCTTCGAACAATGCTTGAGCTTGCTTTGCCATTTCGCGTTCTTGGTTTTCCAAAAGAACAGCAGTAACTTCCTTACGGTAGTTGTCTTTGATAGATGGTGCAGATTCTGCGTTTAGAATCGGTGCCCATTTTTCCATTAGTTGTTGACGTGATGCAGTCATTTTATTTTCCTTTTAAATTGTTGAGATTATTTGCGGTTTAGTGCTTGTAGATACTTTGCCATTGTTGGGTCAACTTTCTTTTCCTCGAACAATGCTTCTACTGGAGCGTCTGATACAACAGAAGATACTTCTGCTGCTGGTTTTGCGACGAAATAATTTTCGCGGATTGTTTGAACTTTACCTTTGAAAGATTCTGAATCTTCAAAGACTAATTCTTCTGCTAGACCTTTCAACTTCTCGACTTCAGTTGCCGCCAAACCTTCGCATGCCATTGTAACGATTTCGTTACGAGTCATTTCGCTGACAGTTTTTGTCAACTCAACGTTGGCTGCTACTTGTTCGTCCAACTTAGCGTTTAGTTGTTCAATCTGTTCTTCTAAAGAACCTAGTACATCAAACTTCTCTTCTGGAACTTCGATATAGTGTTCTTCGAATAAACCTTTTAGTCCAGCAACAAATCCTTCTAGGATTTCCGCCTTCATACCACGCTCAAGGGCTAATTCATTCTGTGCCATCCACTGCTCGGCAATATAGCCAAGATATCCATCAACTTGTTCAACAATTCCCTCGATATTCTGTGCTAGTTGTTCATCCAACTTAGCTTCGAATGCTTCTTCTAGTTTAGCAACTTCTTGCTTAACTCTAGATACTACAGCTGCTTCAAAAATAGTTGCAGCTTTAGTTTTAAATTCTTCTGACAATTCTTCGCCGTTGATTAGAGCAGCAACATCAGCAGAAACGTCTACAGACAATTCTTCTTTAACTGTTGGCTTTGCGTCTTGTGCAGATGCGTTTGCTGTTACTTTGTTAGCCTTCTTAGAAGTACCACCTTCAGCAGACTTTTCATCTTCAACATCATTACGTGCGTTGTCTGGGTTCTGTGCAGCAGACGGAGCTTTTAGAGCTTCTTCGTCTAACTCATCTTCTACTAGATCTTCGGACAATTGCTCTTCAATTTGAGCTTCCTTAGATTCAGCTAGAAGTTTAGCGATTTTTTGTTCGATTGACATCGTGTTCTCCTGTAACTGGAATAGTTCTATTAAATTATTTATTATTTATCTGATTTCACTCAGAAATTTCTTGAAAGCGTAAGCCTTTGCTTCTTCTAAATTCTTTGATGAAGTTTTCTTAATTAAAGACTTGACAGCATCAATATGTTTTTCCACAAACTTTCCATCAACAAATACCCACTCTTTAGATTCCATAATGCCTCTAACGAAAGCATCTGGAGCAGATGGGTCGGCAACGATATCAGCGGCTGTTGAAAGCATAAAATCGTCTTGTACAACTTGAACACCTTCTTTGTTCATCTGTAAAGAACCAAGAGCACGACTAGAAACGCCAAGGTTTGCTCCACCGTCTAATAGACCACGTGCAATATTACCCATTGGTGTTTCAAGAATCTTTGCTCTACCGATATAGTTGGTACCTTCTTTACGAAGATCAACAATAAGATGAGACACTCTGTCTAAGTTAATAGATGGTGTGTCTGGGTGGCCAAGTTCACCGTAAGCGCGATTTGCTTTAACATATGATTCCATATATCTTGCAACTTCTTTATCCATGATTTGCTCTGGATAAGATCTACCATTACGGTTTATTAGTTCTGATTGAAGAAAAATACCTTCGATAAAGTATTGTTTACTTTTACCTAGTTTTTCTTCAACGATAAATTTTGTATCTAGAACTTCTTCTCTGATAAGTTTCATTTTAGCTTCCTACTGTAGTTGTGTTGTCGTAAGAACCGAATTCTGCGTCTTCTACTTTAGGTGCATATCCAGAAACTTTACGTAGTTTTAAATATAACTCTACATAACCAGTACCAGTTTGCGCGACTTCAATGTCGAATGTGTTCGCTGTATTCTCTGATGGCAACTCTTGACCATCAAAAGAAATCATATCAGCTTGTTCAGTTGGTAGTGTCAAAACTCTTGTTGAGTTTCTAGAAACTGCAATAACATTGGCATTCTCACCACCCCAACGAACACCAGTAATATTAACTGTTTGTGTCGCGCCAGAGATAGCTTGGTTGCTGTCTAAAATGTCTGCTTGAATATCAATAGTAGCAGTGCCGCCATTACCTGCGACTTTAACAACAGCTTCTGTTTCTGTTAGTTTTAAAATGCTTTTAGTTAGTGCCATTTTGTTCCTCTAATTTATCGAGCACATATAGAAAGTTTTCTTTTGACTCTCTCATATACTCAATAATATCTTTTTGATTCTGTAACAAATTATTTAGGCGTTCTTGAGTTTGTTCTGAAATTGCTACAATTGTTTTGTCTGACAGAACATAATGTATCTTGTTCTCAACTAATCTATCAATTTTGTTGTATTTACGCAGTTCACAGATAACAGGGTCTACTGAAAAAATATTAGAAGCAGCTAACTCAACATATGACTCTATCAGAGTATCTGTTACTCTAACATCATGATGTTCTTTGATTATTTCTGCTACCTTTGAAGATGGAATTTCTTCGTAGGCTTCTTTAACTACTTCTTCTACAACATGATCAGTTGATGGCTTACCCACAGACTTGCTGTGTATATTCATTGAACCAACAAACTGTTTATAATTCATTACTCAGCTTCTGCCTCTGTTTCTGTCTGTTGGACATTGAACATATTTTGAGCAACTTGTACTCTCATATCATCTAGCTTCACAGATAATTTTTCTGCCATAGCGGCATTGAATGCAGATTCTGTATCAACAGCATTACCTGTAACAATAGCAGAAATAAGATCTTTCACAGTATCAGTCATTTAGTTCTCCTCAATTTGGCCATTTGCCTTTAGTCGGCTGTTTATTTGTTTGTTGCGTTTGGTCGTCTGCTGGTTGCTCATCTTGCGGAGCAGCGTCGGCACCTTGGTCACCACCATCTTGTCCTTCAGGTTGAACCATGTTCTGCGCCATAAAGTTTTGTGCAGCTGTTTGTTGAGCGCCATCTAGTGTGCCCAATTGTTCAGCGTGTGATAATTGGTCAGCTTGTTCAGATTCGATTTGGTTTTCGATTTCTTCAATCTCATCATCTTTCAATTGAAGAACATTCTTACGAACCCATTCTTTTGAATAGTACTTGCCAACGAATGGATCTAACTGAGCTAACATGTTAACACGTTGTAACAATACTTCTGAATCTTTTAGTTCTGAGTAGTGATTGTCTTCAACAAAGTCGTAACGAATGTCTTGCTTGATATCATCCCACTCTTCTGGGCGAATGATATTCTTTGCGATTAACTGAACACGTAGCGCATCAGTAAACATTGTAGAGAATTTTCTACGCAGTCTAACGATAAACTTATTAAACTTAATTTCTTCTCTGCTGATTTCAGTTGAACGACCAATAGAAAAACCTTGCTGCTCTTGCAAACGGCTAATTGGCACGTTTAGTGAGTGGTACAACTTGGATTGGAAGTATTCAATATCTTGAATCTCACCAAGGTTTTGTCCACCTGGAAGTGTAGTAATTTCTGTGCCTTTACCGCCTTCACGACGTGGCATCCAGAAGTCTTCCATCATTGAAAGGTGTTTACGATCGTCACGTGTTTCACCAGTAGTTGCGTCATAAACAATCTTGTTACGGAACTTGTTCATAATATCGTTAACATACTGTTCAGCTTTTAGCTTTGGTAAGTTACCAACGTCAACGTAGAAAATTCTACGCTCTGGGGCGCGTGAAATACGATAGATGACTAGGGCGTCTTCGATAAGTTTTAATTGGTTTACTGGTTTGATTGCCTTATGTAGATAAGACATCATCATGCCAGTGTTCTGGTCAATGTAACCAGATGGTACATACAACACAGAATCAAGGGACATCTTCACCCCTTGTGTAGCTGAGTCAGTGATACCTTTATCATTGTAAAGATAAAACTCTTCGACTGTCTTTACAACTTCTAGTCCTTGAGCGTTTTTTTCTTTTACAATGTTTTTAATTCTACGAATCTTACGAGGATCAATGTATCTAAGTTCTACGATACCTTGCTTGACATTCTTTTCGTCAATCAAGATATGAAAATACAATCTTCCGTCAATGTACCAATTACGGAATAACTCGTGTGCGCGATCGTTGAATTTTAAAATCTTTAAGACTTTTGCAAATTCTTCTGAGATCTTTTTCTTGATTGCAGAAGAAACATTAACATCGTCTAATACAATACTGACTGGTGGATGCACTCCATCAGCCACTATAGATTCATTAACAATATCATCAATAGCACCATCACAATCGCTGTACTGAGCAGTTTCACGATAACGACGAATTAAATCATTCTCGTTTTTTACGATGCTATCTAAGTCGATGACCATGCCATAATAACCACCAGAATTGACTCCAAAACTGGTGTTTACTACAGTTGCACCATCACCATCAGCTGCGCTCGGAGCAACAATACTCAGAGGCGCAGCTTGGTCTTTACGTTTTATCTCGAACCCAAAAATATTCATAATTAAGTTTTTAGTTTAACTTATAGAGGTAGAGAACCAACTGGTGTATCAATAGAAACATTGACACCAAAGCCAGAAGTCGCACCAGTGTTAGAAGTAAAGAAGTTGTATTGGAATTCAACATCAAACTGCTCAATGGCATTTTGTTGTTCATAATCCAAGCCAATAGCTCCAATTACAGTTGGGAATGCGTCTACAAACTTATAAGTCTTGACAGTTGCACCATTACGATCTAGTTGGTGAACAGCTAGGTCAACTTGATAGTCAGATGGGTTTACACGACCGCTAGTAGTGTCGTAGTTCTGAATACCAGACTGCCATTGTTCTAGAGCATTACGAATACCGAATGTAGTATCGTTATACACAGTAACTGACCATGGTTGGAAAGTGCGTTCACCAGCGAAGTTTACTGGGCGACCACGATACAAAACTGGAATAGTTTCGATAGTAGAAGCTGGTAGTGTTGCTGCCTTACATAAGAATTGAGCACGTTGTCCTGCAACAACACCCAATGTCACGAATGACGGGAATGTTAGTTCAACACGGAATTGATTAGGGCGAGCACCGCCCCCAATCATTTGTGCCTTAAAATCAGCGATATTTGCCATTTAAATCTCCTTGTTCCTTTATTTATCTCTTACTTCTTAAGCGCCGATTTCGCTAAAGTTGATACCAGAGCGAGCAGCCACGAAGTTCAAGCTGATAAAGTTGATAGAACGGTTTGGTTTAACGAAGATATCGGCAACGAATTCGTTACGGTCAATAACCTCACCAGTGTTGTTAGATTCGTCGCACTTAACAACGAAGTCTGTGATACCACGGCGACCTTGTACATCACGTAGGAATGGCTCGACCAAGTTCTTGAACTGAGCGCGAGTGAAACCATCGTTGAATTCAAACAACTGGTACTTAGCAGCAGTAGCGATTGCTTTCTCAAGAACGATAAACAAACGACGAACGTTGATACGATCAAACGCAGATGGCTTGCTTAGAAGAGTCTTGTCGCCAAATAAGACAGTACCTTCGCCTGGGAATGTAACAACTGGGTTTACGCCAGCTTTGTACAAGTTATCGCGATCAGTCTTGTGTAAGAATACACCTAGTTTAACAACATTCTTGATTTGACCACGGTTTAGACCACCTGGAGAGAACCATGGGTCATTAGTATAGTCAGTGCGCGCACATAGACCAGCAACATCACCGTTCAATGGGATCCAACGATACTTGTCGTTGTAACGGTCATATTGATATTTGTAACCAGAGTCCATCACTGCATAAGAAGTAGACGGAAGAGCATTTCTATACTCGATAATCTGATCAACAGCAGAAGATCCATTTAGGATAACTTCTCCAGTATCTACGTTTTCTGGTGAAATGAACACAACACAATCTTTACGTGTTTCAGCAACGTTGTTAATAACATATGTTGCAACAGTGGCAGAAGCCTTGCCCAATGGAATCAAGCTGATGTCGTATTCAGTGTCGTTGGCTAGCAATTCCCATGCTGTCATTAGTTCACCATCAGTTGGCATACCACCATCAACACCACCAGATAGACGGTAATCGCTGTAACCAGCGTTTACGAATGCTGTATTGTCAGCAACACCACCCCAGTTAGTTCCACCAACTGGATGATCCATCCACCAGATGTACTGAGAGCGAGAGTTAATAACATCTTTGTAGTAGTTGTTTGTTCCATCAGATTTCTTGGCATTTAGAGCTTTAGAAACAAATGCAAACTTTTCTAGAACACCGCCTGGAGTTCCAGTCCAACGACCATCAGCGTCAATAACGATAACGTGTAGTTCATCATTAGAACCAGAAACAGAAGCAGCAAAATCTGAAGTTCCTGGAGCTGAATCGAATTCAGACTTATGATCCCAAGTAGCCCATTCACCTGCATCACACACACCAACGTAAATAGAGTTACCAAGAGTACCTGGATACTTAGCAGCCCACTGCCCGATAACAGCAGCGCCATCGTGGTAGTTTTGTAGATAATCTGAAGAGTTATTAACCTTAACACCAGAAACTACTACAGTAGCTGTTGCAGTCGCTGCTGTTCCGCCGCCACCTGCAGGTGCATTGATAGTAACAGTTGGCGCAGATGTGTATCCAGAACCAACGTTAGAAACAAAAATACTAGTAATAATAGAATTACCTATTGTAACAGTGCCTACTTCTGCACCTGTGCCATTACCAGAAATAACAGCAGATGGAGAAGAAGTATAACCAGTACCAGCATTAGTGATTGTGATACCAGTAACAACACCGCTAGAAATAATAACAGTACCTTGGGCTCTAACACCACCAGTTACTTGTGGTAGGGCAAAATCTACAGTAGCTGTAGTGTATCCAGATCCACCGCTAGAAATTGTAGCAGCAGTAACACCGCCGCCAGATAATCTTGCCACACCAGTTGCAGTAACACCACCTGGAGTCTGTGGATTTGAGAATGTTACTGCTGGAACATCAGTGTAACCAGAACCTGGTGTAGTCACTGTTACACCAGTAACCATACCAGTTTGAACTGCTACGGCGTTTCTTGCCTGAGCAGAATCTGTTCTAACTGCGATTAAATTGTTTGTATATGATAGGAAGTTTGCAGCAGTGAAAAAGTCTGCAGCGTTGTGTTCTTCTGGTTTGCCAAAGTTACGAACCAATTCATTTTCTGAAGACACTGTTGTAGGAGCCAATACTGGACCCCACTGGAAATGCCCAGCAAAACCGCCAGCAGAACTAGATACTGCTGGAACGATTGAAGAAAAATCTTTTTCTGTGACTGCAACGCCTGGAGATAGTTGGAACGGCATTGTTGTTCTCCTTGTTTAATAGTTTTACTCTAGACAATTTTATGTCTACATTTTATTTAGTTTTTACAGGATTTCTCAAAAGTCTAAGGGGTCTGATTCTGGCTGTCCATCATCATAGAAACCGAATGGAGTCAATTCCTCTTCAATTGCCTGAATTTGCTTCTTATACATAATTTCTCTTAGGTTTATGTTATTTAGGTCTTTAAAATAACTGTTTGTAGACAACCAGCTAAACAAGACCAAAGGCATAACCAAGTCATCATGATAACCTTCATCTGCTTCATACGAACCTTTCTTTTCGATAAATGTCGAAATTTCAGATATCGTGTCTGCGTCATTAATAATAAGTTTATTTTCTTCTACCATAGCTTTAAAGTTATGGCATCCGATTCTCTTGATTTTCTTGTCAGTGACAACACCAAGTTGTGTTTTACCACCACCAAATCCACCAGAAACTACCTGTCCACCATTTGTTCTGGTAACCATCAAAATATTCTCATACTCTAATTCTTGATACAAAATATGAGCCACTTGCTCAGAGATGTTAATCTCTAATAACACAAACGCTTCGTTGTAGTCTTTACCAACTTTGTAGATTACGTTTGGATATAGCAGTGGACTGATTTCGTTATTTCTGTACTTTGCAACAATTCTGTACGGTGTTTCTGTTATGTCAATAACTTGGAAGGCTGAGTAGTCGCCACCAACACCTTTGGCAACGTCGGCTATCATACAGTAAGTGTGTCCAGCTTGTGGTTTCACATAGACATCTAGACCATCTTTACTATACTGAATAGTATCTACTGACATTCTAGCAATAACATCGGCATTGACTAGGGTTAAACTAGAACCCAAGAATTTACACAAAACTTCTTGGTTGTACTTGAGATCACCAAGCATGGCTTTTTGTTCGTTCGCCCATGCTTCATCTCGACCTGGAATTTCCCAGTAAGGAATGAATAGTGGAACAAAACCGTTGCGACCATTTTCAGCGTCATTCCAAAACTTCCAAAAGTGGTTGTAACCAAGTGGAGTTGAACTCAATAGAATCTTGGTAGTTTGACCAGCAGAAATAGTTGGATATACTGATGTAAAGAATTCTTCAGCAACGTTGTTTGGAATAATCGCAGCTTCGTCAACGTACAGCATGTTAACAGACTTACCACGAATACCAGACTTACCAGTTGCAGCAGTGAATACCTTTGAGCCGTTTTCTAGTTCAATGTCACCTTTGTTCCAAGTAGTAACACCTTGCTGCATCCACTTTGGTAGTAACTCATACATTGTTTGGTAACGATCCAAAACTTCACGGGCAGCAGTAGCTTTGTTGGCTAGAATAGCAACAGTTTTATTTGCTTGGAATAAGGTGTACCAAAGGATGTAAGCAGCAGAAGTAGTAGTCTTACCTTGCTGTCGTCCTTCCATAAGAATAACGCGACGGTTATTGTGGATGATGTTTACTTTATTTTTCTGACAGTCGTACAGTTTGAATAACTTTAGACCATGATCCAGAGTAACGATCTGGCAGTAGTTTTCAATAAAGTAAATCGGATCCTGAGAACACTTAATGTACTCTTGGATATTCTGTGGTGTAAACTCAACTGTAACGCCAGCCGCTTTAAGGTTGGCGTTACTATTATAAATCTCAGCCATATTTTAGAATGTGTCTTCCCAACTCTCGCTAGTTACTTGTGCTGTAGCTGGATCGCCAGTTGCAGTATATGTTTGATTTGGATTAGTCAAGTCAGCATTATTGCCGACATTCGCGTTGACTGTTTGAATAACTTCTTTACTGCCAATTCCACCAAATATGTTGGTTTTCATTTGGAATTGTAGAGTGTGTGTTACGAATCTACGTGTTTGAAAGTCGCCATCATACTCATCGGATACGCTTACACTATTCAATATGATAGGAACATCCAATTTAACATTCATGTCTGGTACAGCATTGATAGTTAGCGTGTACTCTGGAGTGAATGTTGGAAGTATTTGCTCTAATATCTGTAGACCATCTTCTTGAGTCTTTGTCAAGATATACAATGAAATATCAATGTTGTATGGCACTGGAGTGTACAGAGTTGGCACTGAACCCAAACCGCCACCACACTTTATTTGTTGCATACGATTCATCTTACGAGTTGGATCATAAGAATATCCATTGATCTCGAAAGACATTCTTGGTAGAGAAACGTATGTGTTGTTGTCTAGGTTTGGATCTGAATCTATTCTAACCAACCACTTTTCTTTTGGTGCATACGCAAGAGGAACTTGTAATCTTTGTACAGTTGTACCAGTCACAGAGTCGCCTTGCTTTCTGTCGATATAGATGTCACTGAACAGTCTACCGAATGCTACGATAGACTTTCTAATTATTCCGTGATAAAAAACATTACCGTTTAACATTAAGCAACCTCACCGAATGGGTTTGATTCATTGAACAATACATCAGCTGCTTGAGTTTTATATGCATTGTTATCGCCGTATGACTCTTGTACATCGATATCTGGTGCTTTGTCTACATCAAATGTTTTTAGATTTTCAAAGGCATCAACTTCAGCAACGCCAGTATTGATAATCTCTGACGAGTACTGGAATAGTTCTACTTGCAATTTGTACACGTACAACTTTCCTATTTGATAGAATGGATCTTGGTGTTTGACAAACTTGATCTCAAACAATCCCTTTGTCAGAGGAAAGAATATCAAATCACCTTCAGCTGGACGATTAGGTAGTATAGAAATGTTTTGTGACCCAACGACTTGCTCCCATCTACGGCGAGAGACTACAAGCGTTGCAGACTGTTCCATCATAAGACCAAACTTTTGAACGAATGCGCCTTGTCCATCAAAGTTGTCGATGTTTTCAAAATACATCTCTAGTGGGACAGCGTGTTCAAATTTACTTAATCTGTCTTCGCCAAGAATTTCATCTTTTGATACCAGAGATCTTGGAATGTAAAGAACATCATTACCATACATCTTCAACGATTCGATGATGATATCCTCAATGAGATTTCTCTCATTGGTAGTGCCGTGTGAAAAGTATGGATTTGTTGCCATTATTATCCCAAGAAAAAGTCTAGTGGAGCAGACTTGTTCATTAGATCGTCTTCTAAATCTTTGATCTCTGTAACGGCTTCGTCGTACAGCTTATCACCGTCCAAGATAACACCGCCTGGAAGTTGAATTCCAGAAAACTTCTTAATGTTTATAGCCCACTGCTTTTTAAATAGTGCAGTCACGTAATGTTTCAACCAAGACTCATTCCACATCTTAGTGTATGTAGTTGGGTCTAGAGCGCGATAACATTCTACTACCACGTATTGCCCTTCTTGCACATCTGATTCCCAATTCACATCCAACATCAATCTGCCTTGGATTCTATTGAAGCGATAAAGCGTTGCGCCATTCAGCTCCATATCCAACAAAGACAAGTGACTCATAATAGTCTTGTAGTAGATGATAGAAGTTGAAGTCAAGTCATACAAGTCGTGTAATCTCAGTTGGTACTGAACGTCGAATAGACTCTTAGAAGAAGATGAATGTGAGAAAGGAATAACGCGAGTAACACCATAAACTAAGTCTGGCATTGGAAGATATTGATTTGCGATATCTTCTGCAGTCACTTGGTGTTTTAGATAAACCTTTTCAGAACCATCCCAGTGATATTGTCTCCAGTATTCGATAGCTTCGTCTATTCTATCTTCTAGCTGGACATTATCTACGTTAATTTCGACAACAGGTGCACCCAGCGCTCTAAGCGCATATTCTTTTAGTTGTTCTCTAGTGCTTACTGCCATGTTATTTTCCTGAGTGTTATTTATTATTTATCCAGTAAAAATGTTCTGATAGTCGTCTAGTAAGAACAACCACTCAGGCTCATGGATAGAAAATGTTGAAATCTTTTTTGGTTTATTTCTAGCATAGTGTTCCATACCTCGATCCGCTAGAAAGTCTCTCATCTGCCATCTGTGTGTAGAAGAGTCGCCTTTAACTTTTGTAAATGGTTCGTTGGTGCTAATAGCCCACTGCTGAAATTCAATAGAATCAAAAAACCCATGAATCATTTTAGCTTTTTCTGGACTAAGAAGAATCTTGTGTTCGTATATCGCTGTATACCAGTCTAGGTTAAAAATGCAATACCATCTAAGGTCTGCAATAGTTTCTATTTTTCTTGGTGAAGTTTGAATAATTGGGTTTAAAAATTCAAGCAAGTCTTCATTAACATTACCGATATAAGACTCATATATCGTTTCTTTGTTACCTAGTGTATGATGAAACATAGCCTTATCACCAGTAGCAAACATATCATCAGTTGGTCCAAACAATTGATTGCCACACATACCACTAACAAAGATAGAATCATCAGTATTGTGAAAGCTAAAGTTATTTCTGGCTCCAACTCTAATATCAAATAAGAAATCGTTCTTTATCTTAGAGTCAAAAAGATCGCCAGATTCTATGATAGAATTATATGTACCGAACACTCTTACTTGATCTTTATCTACAGCAAACTCTTTTAAAATGTAAAGAATATATGTACTGTCGATGCCACCAGACCACATAACATTAATTTTCTTACCAGTAGATAGAAGTTCTTTAGCTCGACGCTCTGCAACTTCATGAAAGCTAGTGTTATAGTTTTCTACTCGTTTTGGGATTGGATGAAGGTTTGGAGTTATATCGAGAAAGTGTTTCAGGTTTCCAGTCCTATCATAAACAGCATTATGCTTGTTTAGACCGAACCACTCATAACTCTCGAATACATCTCTTGTATTGGCTAAGAATGGTGTTGACTCTATTGTTTCTCGACTTCCAGTTAGAAGTTCTGATATTAGTTGTGGGTTATAATATAAAATAGACATAGTGCCTCTAAGGAATCAAGGGAGCCGAAGCTCCCCTTTATCATTGCAATTTAATTTTTTCTACTAATCCAGGTGAGAAGTAGTCTTGGAATTTATCATATACTGTAGAAGTGATTTCTCTAAACTTAGATTCTTCTTCTTCACTCATCTTGACAACTTGAATGTCATTTTGTTTACATTGTTCAAGAATATTTGGGATATCAGCAACAGACTCTTTACGCTCTTGACGCGCTGCGTTAAATGCAGCAGTAGTCATAATCTTCTGAGTCTTTTTATCAAATTGCTTAAAGAAGTCTTGATTAACAATAATAGAAGTTAAGAACAAGCTATGTGATGTTTCGTTAACTATCTTGAAAGACTTATATTGATCTAATGGGAAAACACGAACGTATGTAGACTCACCTGCAGCAATCTCGCCTTTGTCTGCATACTGGTTCATTTCTTCCAAAGTGATATCTTCGCGTGGAATAGAACCAAGAGCCTTAAATGTTTCAACGGCAACTGGAGAACGAGAAGTTCTAACCACTTTACCTTTCCATGCATCTACAGTGTTTGCAGCAAATGTAGATGGAACAATACGGTAACCACCAGAGTATGTAAATGACATAGCTTTAATGTTGGAATTCTTAGAAACCCCAGCCAATAGTTCTGTGCCAATTTCACCTTCTAGAACACGGTCAGCGTGTTCATGATCTTTGAACAAAAACGGCAGATCAAATGCATGTAGATCTTTGTTGTAGTCACCAAGCCAAGTAGTGTAGATGTGAGACATCTCAATCTTACCTGTATTGATTAAATCCATAAGATCGTATTTTGTTACTTTCTTACCATCGTTATATTTTTCAGCATAGTCAGAAAGAGACAAAACTTCGATGTCAAACGCACCGTCCGTTTTCTCGTTAACTTCTTTTGCAAATCGTTCAGCTACCTTCAAAAACAAGCCGATTGGCTCGTGGGCGATAACCCATTTGACATGTTTAGTAGTCATTTTAGTTCCTCTAAAACTTTGGTTTCAAAAAACCATTTTTCTGTTTGTGATTTTAAATCTATTTGCCTTCTTAAGAAGGGAGTTCTATTATTTATAAGAATCCTAATAATACTCTCTTCTGGAATTTCTTCTTTATTTAGGATCTGGGATGTCGGTATAACCGTATCTCTGTAACCATATTCCTTCGCAGAAGAGTCGTAAAAAAAGTAGTCCTTGACCGTGAATCCCTCACATCCACTTAGCGGAGATCTAGGGTACTGATTTATCTCGAATAGAAATTCATTAATATATGGTGTCATACTGATACGATCGGAATTACTTTTTTCTTGGTTTCGACTTTTCCATTAATCATCCAGAAAATGTCTTTTCTGTCTTGTCTTAGTGGTCCATCGATATAAACTGGAATGTGTCCTGTTAAAATTTCAATAGCTGCACAAAAAATGACAATGTTGTCGCTAAATGAGTTATCGCATGTGGCTTCCCATAATGGACCAGTTAAAAAGAAACAAGCACCTTTACAGATGTGTAACACAGGGCACTTAGAACATTCTTCTCGATCACTCCAATGCGTTCCTGTTTTTATCTCAATATTTTTAAGATCTTTAACATTACCCAAGTGGTGTGAAATTCCAGATGGATTATGCGAAACTGTAGATACATTCTGGCAAGTTAAGACATTACCCTTTAAGTCTATAGCAATATTTTCAGACTTGTCCATACCACATTTCTGAGATAAGGTTTCTTTTCTAACTCCAGTTTCCAGAGACTTAATAAAGTTACTTATTTTTGTTTGTATTGTGCTGTATCGAGTAACACTGTCTGCGCGAAGTTCGTCGAATGTAAATTTTCTATAGTTAATATGAGATTCATCATTCATTAAAGAGTTAGCAGTACCACCCTCGTCGTATGCGTCAATAAAAGTGCCTTCGCCGATTGATAGGTACTTTACATATTCTTCACCAAGTTCTTTTCTGATTAACTCTTCGAAAAATAATTGAATGTTTTTACGGCTAATATTTTTGTTAGTTATCATAGAATTGAAACTAACACGACCTAGAGGAGCTAAAGTTTTATATGCGTAGATGATACCTTCTCTACTGGATGGGTCATCTAGTGGGTCTGGACCGCGAATAAATTGACCAACCGCATCATGAGAAATACCAACAGTAAACCTTAAGTTGTTTAACCAATCAACCTTTTCTTTGTCTAGTAGACTACCATTAGTGATAATAGAAAATTCTGAGTTTGGATACTTAGCGCGAATTTCTTCAGCAAGAGGTTTCAAGGTCTTCCAATATACTAGAGGTTCACCACCCCAAAATTCAAAGTATCTATTCGAACCCTTACCGTCTTCTCCACCATCAAACCATGATGGTATTTGTTCTACAAATTCTTGAATATCATTTGGGTTTGTAGAATCTGCGTGTGGCACAAATCTCTGATTGCAGTAATCACACTCGAAATTACAAGAAAGACCAAGCTGTATCTTAACAGTTTTTGGTGCCTTGCCAATTTCTAGTTTTTTCTGAGATTGTGGGAGATTGTTTATTCTAGTTTCGATGACAGCGGTGCCATCTTCCCATGTTAGGGTGCTAAACGTAGAATTATAGATCAATTTTTTAGTTAGACCGTCTTTTGGGTTAACTGATGTTATTACAAATTGTGACATTATATACCTTAAATGAAATTCTGGGGACTAGCCCCAGAAGTATTTATCAAGAAATTGTTATGGTAAAATCAGCTATACCTGTGTATTTTCTATGACCAGCCTTAACTCTCACTAAGTCTCCAACATCCATACCAGTAGTTAAAAGTTTAAACGAACCAGAACCATTGGTTAATGGCACTCTAAGTTTATTTGGAATTCCATAAACTTGCTCTAAATAAACTTCCTTGACAGTAGGGCTAGAAGAAACATCAATAGTAATACTAGAGTCTACTCCGACAGAAGACTGTGTAGAAGATAATGTCACTGGAGCTATTAGATCTCTAGTGAAACGAACTGTTTCGCTTGTGACATGTTGAGCAGATGGACCTTCTACGATATAATCTACATCATCGCTATCTTTGATAACATATGTAAAGTCCGTGAAATCTCCCTCAGAATCTTCAACGAAAATTCCAAACGGTGTGTAGAAAAAACCAGATTCCTGAGAATACCCTTGTTTCTTAGAGACTAGTGTTTCTGCCAATAAATCTATGACCATTGGCGCGCAAACTGGATGGTGTGTATTATTCCCATCAGAATCTAATAATGGATAACAACTTTCTACAATAGTCCACACAGACTGATCACAGAAACCTTTTGATGCCTTTAATGTTTGTAAAGACATTTCACACCAAAATATTTCTTTGTACTCTCCATCTTTATTCACAGAGACTTTAACTTCTAGTGTTTCAGGTTGTATATTCAAAAATATCTTGGGTGGTGTTAGGTTTTCACCCGCTTCTTTATTGAAGATTGTGTTTGGCGTTTTCGATCTAATAATTCTCATAGATTACCTTAACAGTTGCAGTTGCAGTTACAATTATGTGCACGAAGAACCATGTTAGTTCCTTGTCTAATTGTATCATACCAAGTTGTGTCATGTCCTGGGGGATTACGTGAAGCATTACCCATACAGTTACCTACAGCTCGACCACCACCACCGTCAACGAAGAAACCATAGTTACCTAAGTTGTTAACGAATTGAGATAGGTGACCTGGACGACCTTGTACGTTACCCCATGGAGTCACTTCAGCATAGAATGCATATCCAACGTTAGTTACGCTAACTGCTCCAGTGTTACCTTGAACAGATGTAACTGGGACTGAGACTACAACTGCGCCAGTGTTACCTTGAACAGATGTAACATGAGCAGAAACTGTTGGATTACCAGCAACACCATCTCCGTTAGAAACTGTAATACCACCACCAGCAACAATAGTTCTTGTTGCCATAGAACCAGTACCAGTTCTTGAAAGCATACCAGTTGTTGTCAAACCAGAAAGAGCAGACAAGTCAGAGTCGAATGGCTGAACGTCAGTACCGATTGTTAGACCAAGAGTGGCACGAGCAGTTATTGCATCGCCATCGTCTAACAGAGTTCTGGCATATGGCGTCAAGCTAGTAGTATCGGCAGTGCCAAGACCTGTGTAATAAGGCAATGTATTTGCTGCAGATGTTGTTGCAGCTAGGGCATCTAACTCTAGATTCCATGCTTGTACATCAGAACCAATGGCTAGACCCAAGTTAGTTCTAGCGCCAGCTGATGTAGATGAGCCAGTACCACCGTCTGCGATTGCCAAGTCTGTGATACCTTGGATTAAACCACTGGTAATCGCTGCTTCACCAGAATGTTTACCACTAAAATCTGCAGCTGTGATTACGTTGGCTTCAAAGTTACCTGAAGCATCACGAACTACTGCAGAGCTTTTATCAGCACCAGCTGGTAGCAATACAGATGCACTATAACCATCTAGTAAGTCGGCATCTAAGCCAGAACCGCTGCCGTCAACTGTTTTAAGTTTAGTTAAGATATCAGCTGCATTATAATCAACAGCTGTTAATTTTGTGGCTAATTCGTTGTTCAGGTTACTAAAGTTTGCATCGACTTCAGCGTTAGTCAGCGGACTTCCTTTAGTACCTCTTAATGTAATAACTGCCATTTAAGGATCCTTTATTTTTGCAAAATTTGGAGAATCAAAGATTTTATCTCTTGCAATTCATTCTTTATATTATTTATCTCTTTGGTATTATGAGAAATTTGATCCATCTTTTCCTTTTGGATTCTGGCTTCTTCTCTTCTCTGTAGATACCTTTGAACTTCGGTCTTATCAGTATTTATGATAGCCCCGTTAGAGACATCCCTAACTAGGCTATCATGACCAGCAACCTTCAGTCTATCATGCACAAGCAATAACTCTCAAATCTTTAATTCTAGGAACAGCTGAACTATTTGTTGACTTCATTACAATCTTAACAACGATATTGTCGAATGGAGCCATGTTATCGATTGTGTAATCACAGTCGTAGAACGAGTCATTTCCATTCTGAACTTTAACTAAATTGGAATCTGGTGTTGCCAGTGTATATTTAGTTGTTGTTAATTTAGTCTTGTCGCCAACACAAGTCTTGTAGTACACAAGCACATCTGAAGAGTTAGGAATATTTGCAGCAAACTTAACTCTAACATTAGTAGATACGTTTTCCAACTTGACTGCAGAAGTAACGTACTTGCTTAGAGATGAGCTACCGTTAGGTGAAATATCATCCAAGAACAGTTCTCTGATTGAAACAGTTGTACCGCTAACAGAACTCTCAGCAGTGAAAGTTGTGTCTAGAGTCAATGTACCAGTTGTGCCGTCATCTGCATAACCAGTGATTAGAACAGTCTTGTTGTTAGCGCCAGTTGTAGCGCCAGCAATAGTAATGTACTTACCGATAGAAGCAATAGCCATTGCAGTTCTAACCTCAGCGTCTGTAGATGTTATAGTACCACCAGCGGTAAAGTTAAACACACCGTCTGTGTGAGAGAAAATCTGCTTAACGTCTAACGCTGATACGTTGACATTAGACTCTGATGGACTATTGATCTTGTTAGAGATAGCAATCAAACTTGTACGAGCAGTATCGATAACTGGTGAAACCGCATCGTTAGAAGTTTGTAAACGAGCAGAGAATGTCAATGACTTGTTACCAGACATCAAGCTGTTTTCGTTTGGCTCAGAAGAAATAACTCTTGGAGTGTAGAAGTAGTTGTTGTCCTTAACCAAGCAAGGAGAGAATCCTGTATCAATTACATAAGGAGTTTCACCACCATCAACAGACTTGCCTGATGTAGTCTTCACTGAGAATGAAGCATTTGTATCAGAGAATGTTTGCATCTGAACAGATGGAACCAACACGTCGTATTGAATGTTTGCAGTGGCTCTAACACCCAGACCACCAGCATATCCAGTAGAAGTGGCAGCAGTAGTAGTTGTGATAGTGTAAGAATTCATATCAACGTTTGAAATCAAGTGTTCTTTGTTGAACTCTGACGCTGGGATACCGTTGATCGCAGAAGTAACGCTGTCGATAACAACTCTAGAGCTAACAGTCATACCATGGTCTTTGTGCCATACGCGAACTGTTGTAGAACCTACAGCAGTTTGGAATGGATCGTTTTCGATCTCAACGTATGGTAGAACGTCGTTAACAAACTCTACGTTACCGATAACGCTAGTGTCAAACTGTGCTCTGTAGATAGAGAACTTAATATCTTGGTTTTGATCAGCTGTCCATGTAGAAGCGTTTTGTGATTTAAACATAACGCCAGCATAAGGCTGCTCAGAAATAGTTCTGCTAGTTCCAGGAATTGTATCGCCTACGTTAGAGATCCAAACTTTGTAGTTGTTTGAGTCAGACAGTAGAACAAAACAGTACTCAGCATTATCTTGAACGTAAACAGGAGTTTCGAAAGTAAACGATGTTGCTGTGTTGTAGTCAGCGTATGATACATTGTCTAGAGTAACAGCAGTGTAACCAGCAGCAACTGGGTCTTCACCAGCAACTGGAGCGTTAACAACTTCTGGCTTTAGAGTAACTCTAGAGAATGGAAGAATGTTCTTACCTGGATATCCATTTACCATCTCTCTGATTTCAAGAGAAACTGGCACTGCAACGTCTTTAGTTGCAAAGAACACATCAATCTTTGTCAAGAAAGCACCACCCTTTTGCTGAACCAAGAATGATTGAGCAAGTGGATCGTACCAACCTGTGTCTGAAACAACGCGCTCAGATGTTTGATAGATTGTTTGTCTAGCTTCTGGATCGTCATTTGGACCAATAACTTCTTTAACCAACTCTGCATTACGCACAGCGTTGATGATAGATTGTTTAGTCTCTAGAACACCTTGTGCTCTATACATACCACGACCACGAGATGTGAATTGTCCGTTAACAGTTGGAGTGTCTACCAACTTCAATTCTCTAGAACCAGTGCGGAATCTAACTGAATCTGTGTTAGGGATATTGAACAAGAAGTTAACTTCACCATTCTTGTTAGAAACTAGAGTAGTTGGTGTTGCTACAGAAACAACAGTACCTGTTGCTCCAGAAACAGAACCAGAGAATGACTCGCCAACTGCAAATGTACCTTTAACGTTAGCCAATTCCAGAGTTAATGTATCTGTTTCTGGATCGATAGACTTGCTAATAACTACAGCAGAAGCTGTGTCCAGAGAATTAGTGATAACATCACCACGGTTCAAACAAACTTGAGAATCGCCGTTAATTCTACGCTTTGTTTCAGATGACGCACCACCAACGTTTGTGTCAGTGTCAAATACACCAACGCCAGCTGTGTAAACCATTTTGATAGATGGAGTCACAAAAGAAGAGATATCGATATCGTCAAAGAATGGATAGAAACGCGTTTCTGGCTTCATACCCTTTACCTGAACTAAAATATTTCTAGAACGGATATAAGGAATTGTTGCAGTAGAAACAACACGTTCACCAACTTGTTGGTAATCAGTCTTTGTTGCTAGCTTAGTTCTGATGCCAGTTCTTGATTGACCAACTGGTGTAGCAAAAACCTCGCTAACAACTTGACGGATAGCCCATCCACTTGCTTCTGGACCAACACCAAACTTGGCATCTAGAGCAGCACCGCCATCACCACCACGACGATCAGCAGAGTAGCTGCGTGTGCCTTGAGAGATTGGTTGACCAATCCACTCATCTTTCCAAGCACCCCAAACAGTACCATAACCGTTTTCTTGAATAGTGCCAGACTTGATTGCCAACTCGCGAATCAAGTTGTAGTTACCTTCTACGTTGATGATGTCTGGAGCAACTTTGTTAGTTTCAAACCAATCATCAGAAGGTGGGTTGATGCTAACATTACCCAAGAATGTGAAGATTGCGAATGGGTTAATGTTTTCTAGTCTAGAAGCATATTCTTGCTTGACCAAAACTTTGTCTGCAATGATAGGCAATGTGATAACATCACCATTGATCTGGTAGTTAGAACTGTCACGTTGGATATCAGTAGAGTTCTTTTCCAACAGATTAACGTTCTTCATAGTGTAGAATGGACGCAACTCTCCATTGTTCATATCAATAGAACAGTAGTAGTCAGGTGAGCCGACGTTACCGATATTGTTACCAGTAAAGTTATCTACAATAAAACCATTCTTTGTTCTATCTAGACCATACTCGTCTGTTATCTTAAGAGACTGAGTTTCTTGCTCTAGTAGAGAAAGAGAAGTGTAGTATTCTAAGTTGTTGATTCTAGTTTCTAGCTTACCAATGTCGCGCATTGTGTAACGCTTGTTTTCTAGTTTCTGAACATTCACGTTGTTTGACTTAGTGCCAAATGTGTATGGCTCTAGTGTGATGTTATATAACACCATACCCAACGCTGGGTCTTGAGGATCACCTGGATTTAGAGATGATACGCCAGCAACAGAGAAGAATTTACCGTTGAAGTCGATAGCGATCTTGTCTTTTCTAGCAAGGTAGTAGCTAAAGTCAGCCAGCACATCAATACCACGCTTTGGAATTGATGTTAGAGAAGAACCTGTGCCAATAAAGTTTCTAGTAGAACCAGCGCTCTTGTTGGCTACACGTGGTCTAAAGTCAATCGCATCGCGGCAGTTAGCAGGGATTGACTTGTAATCAATGTTTGTGTAAGAGTTAACATCAAAGTAGTCACCAACACCATGTTCGAAATATTCGTACTGGATTCTGATTGGGCTGTTTGGTGCGCTATAAGACGCTTTAAGAATTAGTCTACCTAGATCGTAGTGTGTTGTGCGTTGACCATCATCAAACTCGTAGAAGTCTGTGATGTCTGTTGTGTAATCTTCTGGTGCTGGAGTTGAACCAAATGCAAAACCACTAGCCATCTTAACACTAATCAATCTAAACACGTCAGCATGTTCTAGCAAAATAGTAGATGCTTTGGCATCAGAAGCGCTAGTCAAAGTCATTGGTGTTGCTGTTGTTAGAGTCTTTGTTTTCTCGAAAGAAGAACCAGAACGAACGACAGCTGCAATAACAGAGATAGAACGGTTTGCTCTGCCAGATGGAACCAATACAGTTAAGTTAGAACCAGATGGAGTTACAGAGTCTGGCGTGAATACTTCACCGCCTGCAGTGGCATCATTATCAATAAAGATATAGTTGTCTGTTTCAGCGTAAGAAGCAAATGTACCAGAGATAGAGAATGTGACTGATGTTCCAGTTGCAGTCTGAGTAATCTTTTGGTAGCATGTGTAGCTAGTATCGTTGATACCACCAGTACCAGCTTGACGCATAGATCTAACAGCGTAGTATGGTAGTGGGAACAACAGAGAGTTATTTCCTGGTTCTACAATTTCTGTTGTTGCCAAGCTATATGCTTTGCCTGTGAACGAGAATGTAGATGGAACAGTCGCTGCTTCTTGGCTAGATGGATTAGCAGTAATACGAACCATCTGTCCGTCGACTACAATATAATCACCTGCAGAAAGATCTGTCTGGAATGATGTTCCAACACCAGTTAGTGTACCGCCAGAAGCGCTAACAGAACCAGAAAGAGTAGATGTTACTGGATCAATATCAGCAGAGAAGCTCAACTGAGGATCTCCAGAAACGCTGTAGTAGAATGATTTTACATCACGGTTGAAGTCAAACCCGTTGTTCATTTGAACATCGAACAGACCAAGTTTATAAACAGAAGATGTGTTAAATGGCAAGCCAGTGTGCCATTCAATAAAACGAATGCGGGCAGTACCAATGTTGTTACCAACTGCAGTACCACGAGCGCTAGAGCCTGTTATTTGATCATACAAACGAATTGTGTCATATGAGTCAACTGGTGGCAAGTTGTTCACGTTCTTAACAAGAACATAGTTACCAACAGTGGCTGGAATAATAGCGTCAACGGCTTGAGCGTATTCTCTGGACTTTGATACTGGAAGATATGTTGTTGAGTCTTTTTCGATCTCATAACCGCGAACATATGCCTTACCAGCTTCTAGTCCGATAGCTAGTTTTGTTTCATCGCCATTCAAGTAGATACCACGGTTGTAAGCTGGAGCTTCTGTGTATTCCCAGTTGATACCTGTAGAACCTGGACCGTCATATGCAGTTCCAGTTGTATGAGTTGGAGCAGTTGTTACAGATGAGCCGCTGTTTTTCGCAACGTATAAGTTACCAGCATGTGCAACAATATCACCAATCAAGTAACTGGTGTTTTGAGACCAAGCGCCACGATCGTTGTTACGGTGTTCTCTGATATCGATTGCAAATTCTTTTACAGTGTAGTCACCAGATTCGTCGTAAGTTCTACGAGCCAATTCTTTGCCAATCAAAGAATACTCTGTTGTCTTAACGATTGTGTCTACAGTACCATTGTTAACACGAATCAATTCTACAAAGTCTTGATCGTCTGTGTCGTCTAGTGCTTTCTTGATAAGAAGCAACTCAATGTAGTAACGATGCGCACCTGGAGCAGCAAAGTTGTAGCTGTTTTGTGCGTTGTCCAAAAGAGTTTCGTCTTCTTCTGGAGTAATAACTTTCTCATTAACATCCAAACCAACTCTGTATGTTGGGCTATTTGAATATTTTTCTAGAATAATTGTCTGTTCTTCAACTAAACAGAAGTGTCCATTGATGTAGTAAACACCTTCTTTAACTGTAGCCAAAGAACCTTTACCAACTGCTCCAGTAGAAGCAGCTTGGAAAGAGTAAGCACCGTCTTCAGTCTGAATAACTTCAGAGTTTGAGAATGTTTTTGTTTGTCCGTCAGTGCCTGAGTTTAGATAACGGACATACAATGTTGTTGGATCAGATTCTTCAGCGCTTTGAGTTTTGATAACTTGCGCTTTGACACCGCTAGAACCAATGATAATCTGATCTTTAAGACTAGTCAAAAATGTTTCGACTGCAACACCAGAGTACAAAGAAACTAATTTGATATAATCAGAACCTTGATTTTGTTGTGTTACAGTTTCAACAGATGCTTGACCTGGAATGACCATAGCACCTTGCTTAAAGATAGCATCGCCATGTCTCTTAATTTGATTCTGCAGAATAGTCTGCATTTGAGTAAGTTCACGTGCTTGAACTGCAAATGAAGGGCGATACAAGATTCGGTAAAACTTTTTACCTTCTTCAAAGTCATCATTATACGGTTCTGTGTTGAAATCTATCATTCTTTTTACTCTCGAAAAATTATTTGTTATACATTATTTATTAGAATCTGATAACAGTTCTTAATGTAACAGTTTGGTCTGCAGTTGGAGTGAATGCTTGTTTGTTGTCAATGAATAGCAAGTCACCAGAGTATTTGTCTACTGTTGGGTTGCTAACACCAGAAGCAGCAAACGCTTCTGCTTCTTCGTTCTGGAATACAGAACCAACTTGAGGTACAGCGTTGTCTAAAGATTGTAACAAAGCGCCAGTAGAAGTCAACGCAACAATTCTAAATCTTGGACCACTAGCAGAACCCATAGTTACTAGCATATCTTGGCTAAAGTTGTTAACATCAACATATCCAGAAATAACATAACATCCTGATCCCAATGATGTTTTTAATAGCGCTGTTTTACCGTACTGTCTTGGGTTTTTAATAATACCCAATTGACGGAAGTCGTTATTAACTTCAAAACCTTGGTTCTTGTCCTTGGAAATATTTGAGTAGAACATCAGTGTTCTAGCAAACATACCATTAATAGGATCTTTACCGTGTCCACCAAATGGAGCCATAACAGCACGAGCGGTAGCACCTTCACCAGCACCAGTGATAGTTACTTTAGCCCAACGATATCCAATACCGTATTGTGTTGGTGTTATCTTGATAACTTTACCAGCTTCTACTTGAGCAACAGCCTCAGCACCTTCACCATCACCTTCAATAGTGATTGTTGGTGGTGTGCCGTATCCAAAGCCACCAGAAATAACTGGATATGCCATGATACGACCATCTGTTGTCAACAATTCAGTGTTTGCTTGTAGTGTATTAATATCGCCTGGAGATAAGTCAGAAGTTATAATCGCCCCTGTGCCGTCACCAGCAACAGAAATGTTGGCATATGTATAACCAATACCACCCTCGACAATAGAAACACCAACGATTTGTCCAGCGTCTAGAATTGGAATTAACTTGGCAGATGACTTAACACCTTGACAATAAGCAGTAGCGCCACTACCACCAGAAACTGGTTGAATAGAAACACCTGGAAGAGATGAGTATCCAGAACCGTACTTAAGCGAGATAGTACCAGTTGCTGGGCTACCAACATATTGTAAAACTACAGTGCCATTTGAATCAGAACCAGTTGTATGAGTTGGAGCAGTAGCACCTGAAGTTCCAGCAGATGTTACGGTGTATAATCTGTTGGAATAAAAAATCTGTTGGTTAACTGTATATGATGTAGTAGCTTGCCATTCAGTGCCAAATACGATGTTGGGGGCAGATGTGTAATTATCACCAGAGTCTTGAACAACAACGTAAGCAACGCTAGTACCTTGCATAACAGCTTGACCTAGAGCGCCACTACCACTACCCCCAGAAATTGTTACTGTTGGGACAGCTGTGTAACCTGAACCACCATCAATGATGTTTACATCATACACAGAACCATTTAGAATAATTCCAGTAACATGTCCATCTGAAACTGTTACCTGACCAGTGACAGTAGAACCGATGTACTTAAGCACAGCAGTACCATTTTTAACTTCTCCGCTCTTGTGTGTTGGGGCAGGAGATGCTAATGAACCAGATAGAGTTGCTTCGTAAAGATTACCTTCATGTTCAATCTTTTGACCTAGCAAGACGCCAATGTCTTCAACCCATGGGTTAGCGCCAGCAAATGGTGGTTCAAATGCAACTGTCGCGCCAGATGTGTAATCAGCACCGCCACTAGATATCGCTACGTTTTGTAACAATAAAGGATCAGATGCTCTGTAACCATCTCCTTGGACAACCAAAGAAGCGAAAGTGTAGTTCTCTCCACCAGATTCAATAATTGTGTTTTGAATCTCACCGTTAGAATAAAACTGTGAACGTAGAGAGTTAACGACTGGCATATAAGCATCAGTCAAAAACTTATTACGTAGGGCAATTGGAATACTATACAAGTATTTCCACATATAACCATCTGGCATGATAACAGGGTCAACAACAGTACCGATAGGTTTATATGTCGATGATGCACCGTTGTTATTATCAAGGCACTTGTATACGTTAAATTCGTCTGTGATAACGTAGTTGTTTGTGTCTTCTAGAAGTTGAGTGCCAGAATATCCTTTTACAACCACAGCTGCAGCCGCACAACCTTCACCACCACCGCCAGTGATTTCTACTGTTGGACTAGATGTATATCCACGACCACGTGTTAGTAAATCGATAGCAACAACAACGCCATCTAATACAATAGCTTCTGCTGTAGCTCCAGATCCACCACCACCAGTGATTGTGATTGTAGGAGGGTCTGAATATCCAAAACCACCAGAAATCACGTCAATACCTTGCACTTCATCGCTATATTGATCGTCATACATATCATAAACAGTGCCAGTTACCCAGTCAACACGTGGCACAACGAAAGCTACGTCTGTAGACTTAATTTCTTTCATTGTGATAATTTCAGAACGAGTTTTTAGTTCGTAATCGAAACTATCGACTGGAAATGGCGGCACTGTGTCATCACCAGTCCACTGAATTGTTCTACCTAGAAAATAGTAGTAACGAGCGGTACGGTTTTGAATTTCATTATATAAACCCTCTGCGATAGAGTTATGTAATGCAGATTTCAATAGAGATGAAGTCGCCATTTATAAATTCCTGATTAGCTTACTGTAACAACCCAAGTGATAGCAATAGAGTCACCAGCAGCTTTGTTAACAACTGGGAAAGTTGTACGGCATAGCATGATACCACCAGTAGTGTTATTGAAAACACCAGCTTCAGTAATGGCACCAGTACCAGTACCAGCTGGGAAAGTGGCAGTGTAAGTAACTTGGTTGTTTGCAGCAGAAGCAGAAGCCAGTGTAACACGACCAGCTTCAGTTCCTAATGTAGTGTTTGCCACGGCTGGAGTTGCAGTACCAGTACCAATAGCCATATGTGACATGATGTCGTTTGCAACACCAACAATACGTGAAGCAATATAGTTCTTACCAACAGTAACAACTAAGTTCTTGATATCACGTTCGTCTTTAATATTACCAAATGCGTCCTTTAGAACGACTTTAAGTTCGCCCTTCATTGTTAGCATTTCTTGTTCTTGTAGATTCATATAATCTCCTTTAGAATAAAATTTCTGTTCCGACGTACAATCCACTATCATTTAAGAAAAAGCCAGCTTCACCGTAAGGGTTAAACTCGATAATACCACCTGAGTCTACAATTTCACTGATATCAATACCAGAAATTGTAGGATCAATAATTTTCTCTAATATGAATGCGGGGACTGTTCTATTTAGGTCGGATCCCGTTACATCTTCCATAACTACGTGTTCGTAGTTAGTTCCACCGTCATAAAGAATATGAGCGTCTAATAATTTTTCCATATCAATGATAGCCAAACCAGTTCTGGTTCCTACTAACATTGGATATTCTGGTTCGATCATGACAACAGATTGTTGATCATAAACCCCATCATAATTTGCTACTGTTGCATCTACCAGTTTGTTAAATGTCATGTATGGAAAAGTTCTGTCCATACCAGTTCCAGTTTCATCAACTGGCACAACATTTTCTTGATCTACAACACCATCGTAGTTTAATGTTGTTATTGTAATGGTCTTATGAGAATCAAAGAATGGACCAGTACGATCTAGACCTTCTCCAACCTCAGAAGACATAAACACTTCATGACCTTCGACCAACCCATCGTAGTTTGGTGTAGTGTTTATAATGTTCTTTCCAACTAACAAGTATGGATAAGTTCTGTCCATACCAGTACCAATTTCGTCGAATGGGCGAACTACATGTCCTTCTAGAGCATTATCATGGTTTCTTACATAATCGTCTAGATACTTACTAAAGTGTTTTATTTCGATTAAGTTTTCAGCAGTAACTTCTTCACTCTTAGAAAGAGTCAAGATTCTAATTAGAGATTCTAGTTCTAAGCTAATATCGAATTCGTTACGAATATCGTACTCACCGAACATAGCCATACCAGCTGGGTGAATCAAGTTCTTGACTGCAGTCTTATAACGATCTAGAGTCTCGTCGATCTTAATAACGTAAGAGAACGCTTGATAGTATCTAGAGTCTTGGATATAAATCGCATCATCCAAGAAGCCATCGTTGTTAATATAGTAACCTGGATATTTCGCTAGAGCACCAAGTTTAACTTTAATAATGGCTGGATTACTTTCAGTTACTTTAGAGTCGATAGTAGAAATACCGAATTCTCTAAGCACGTTACCTGCATAAGTACCGTCAATGGCTGGAGCAGTTGGGTTCGCTGGATCGAATGCGTAGTCAAACGTGTTGATTGTACCACTTTCAGAATAACCATCCAAGCCTTCTGAAATATTAAGATTAGATCCAATACGCTGAATAACAGTACCAGATGTACCAGAGACATCCTGACCAGACTGAGCAGAGATTGTAGTTGTGAAGTCTGTGCTGTAACCGATACCGTATTTAATGAATTGAGCTAGTTCAATACCACCAGTAGAGTTAACTTTAGAAACTTTTAGAATAGAACCATAACCGTTAAAGTTACGGATATTATACAGCTGACCAACTTTAAATCCAGAACCTGCTTGTTGAACTTCTAGAGCAGTTGTTGTTGCTAGAATCTCAGCAGTAAAGTAAACACCCTCTGCATCATTTCTATAACGTAATCTGTCGCCAACTGAAACATTACCAAAGAATCGACGGTCAATTAAAAATTCATAAACGGTATCAGACAAACGAATTGTTCGTTCAACTTCAACTTCAACGTCTTGTCTTCTATCAACTAGAACACGAATAATTTTATTTGGTGTGATAACATCAACTAATTTACCAACAACATCGTTTGGCGTACCAGTCAATATCTTGGCAAAAACAGAAACGTCTTGGTTCCATTTACCATCGGATGCGCGAAGCATTTGTTTAGAAGGATAGTCAATAGACACTTCCTTGTTAAACAAAATTCTGAACAGCAACTTAAATGATGCTTCAGAACCCTTTGCTTTGTACTGATCTTTAATGTGTTGTAATAAGAATCTTTCACTAACAGTAGAATATGGAATGTTTGAACCATATTCATTTCTAAAGTGTTTGATAAAACTGTCTAGTGTACTATCTAAATCTCTTAGAGTCTTTAAGTCGACTTGTGTAGATTCTAGATACGTGTAATACGCTTCTAAGAACGAAACGAATGTATCGTATTCTTCTCGTACAAACTCTGGTAGCTGATTTGCTACCAGAGTTGAAATCTTAGGTTTTGTTAATGCCATTATGATCTGCTTGTGCTAAAGACGTAATTATATCCGCCACGAAGATCTCCAGTAGCTGCCTTATCAGAAATTGCTTTAATTGTCAAGTGATCTCTGGCAATTTCAGCGATTTGTGTTAGAGCGGAGACCACATCATTAGATTGTGGTTTAATAGAAATCTCAAAGTCGATATCAGCCAATGCTGTGATGTGTAAGTTTCTAATGTCTACGATACCGTTAGCGTAGTCAATAGTACCGATTCTGTTATTTACATATTGTTTGATAGCGTTTGGACCATATTTAAACAGTCTAACATATCCAACACCATCGTCGTTCATATAGTGAACTTCATCGCTACCAGCAATAAAGAAACCAGTTGTTAAGAATGAACCAGCTTCACCTTGTCCGTCTGCGTAGATCGGGTTAATGATGTTCAAGATATATTGAGCGCTAACATTATAGCGAGGAATTAATCTTCTTCTTAATAGAACAGTAGTAATGTTGCTGACAATAGATGGGTCTGCTGCGTCAATAATTCTACTTAGTTTAGAGAATCTAAACATACCATCGAATCTCTGCAAGTCATCATCATCGTATTTAAAGATTGCGTTTGTAACGATTGTTTCTATCTCAGAAGCAGTCTTTGTAGTTTCTTGCTCGTTGTAATAGATTGTAACATCTAGAGCGATGTTAATATATTCTGGATCTAAAATTTCTGGAGTAACAGAAACAACGCTACGCTGAGACAACACGCTGGAAATAATAGATGCTTTTTGAACCGATGTCAACTTAGAAGCATTCTTTGGTTTGACGCAGATAAAAGTTTTACCGTAAACTGGTGGGTTGTTATCTTCACCACCCCAAACAGAAACTGACTTGGCTTCTGGCACAGATGCATAGATAAGAGCCTTGTAATCATCTGGAGTAACAGCACGGTTTTGCGCTGAGTACATTTTTGGAGCATTGAATCGAATACTCTCTATGTCTTCTCTATCAGATCCATTAGAAGCTGGAGAAGTAGTAGTGATAGTTATAGTAGAACCACTCAATAGAGTTGAACCATTATATGTGAATGCTCTAGCGCCATTGGCTATTTCTTTACTAGAAACAAAATATTCAATGTGAATCACATTACCATTAGAAAGAGCCTTGCCCAAATTACCATCACCGAATGTTAACTCATAAAGGCTATCGTCGATCTCTTTGATCCAGTATAATTTAGAATCTGGTGTAGCTTTGACTAATGTATCTGCACGAGAATATGTCTCGTAGAAAGAAGATGTAGAACTTTCCTGAACTCTAACAGTCAATGTGTCTAAGTCAATATCAGCGTTTGGTACAATATATCTTGCGCCGTTGCTAACTAGAAACTTATTAGATAGTGGCGCACCCTCGTGGATTTCAACACCAGTGAACGTATAAGTGTTTCCATTACGGTTAGTTGTAATAGAACCTCTGTTGAAAAATGTCAAAGATGTTCCATCAACAGTAGTATTAAATTGACTGAATGCTGGAATTGTTAAGTTTGTCGGGCTAGAAGTACCGCCTGCAACTGTGATATTAACTGTAGCAGAAGCGCATTTAGCTGAACGTGGTGTGTAACCAAGATGCTTGGCTAGAGAAACTACGCTGCTTCTTTTTCTAGCAGAGTCCAAGAACATTTCGTTAATCGTCATGTTATTGTACAATGCATTGTAGTGTGTATTGTAGGCTAGTGTGTCCATCAGTACGGACATCGCAGAACCTTCAAAATCATAATCTTGAAATTGTTCTTGTCCGCTTAAAAATTCTTTGATATTAGACTTGATTGCATCAAAGTCTAATTCTGTTACATTAATCTTTTTGTTAGCCATTATCGTGTTCTCTCTAGAGTTATATCAAGAGTTAAAGGTCTCTCTGTATTAACGATCTTAAATTCTATGGTTATGTCAACAGAATTTTCGTCTTCTAATAATGAGACGATAACATCTATAACTTCAACTCTTGGTTCGTAGTTGTTTATGACATCAATAATTGCTCTTCGTAAAGTCGCTTCCAACATTGGAGTAGCTGGTTCGAATAGCAAAGCCATAACGGGAGAACCAATTTCGCTGTGGAATGGTCTCTCATAGTTTTTAGTAAGTATCAAAGTTTTCAGCGCTGCCTTGATCGCATTGTCATCATATCGGCGTGCAATGTCTTTCGTCACTGGATGTGCAGTGAAGTTAAAGTCTAAATCAGAGAATATTCTTGTGTTTCTTGCCATAACTATTATTTAGGTTATTCTATTATGGTTTTTGCATTGCCGTCTGCAACTTGGTCGCCATCAGCAATTGGATCATTTACTCTCGCAGCTGCAAAACCTTCGAAGAAAGTCTTTGCAGCACCTGCTGTTATTTGCCTTTGAGCTCCAATGTGATCTAGATGTGGAGCGAATCGGTCACCAACTACACCCACTAACACTCCACCAACATAAGTTTTAACACATTGGATTTTAGCAGTAAGGGCTGTTGGTGGACCATCTAAACCCTTGCTCATCGCACCTTTATATGTTAAGTTTGGCATTATGCTTTCTTAGCCTTTGGTGGAATAGTATCGTGTAAGTAGAATCCTTCAGGAATTCCAGCAGAGTTTCTGTGGTAAATAGCATCATTAACCATAGTGAAAGCCATCTTTCTAGTACCTTTAGGTCTGTAAGATATGTGAATCCAAGTAGATTCTGGATAACGATACTCTAGAATAATCTGATCATAAGGCATTAGTTTTTCAAACTTCTGAACAAGCTCATATGTCTTGTTAATCTTATCATTACCTAAAATACCAATGTCAAAAGCCAAACCTTTGCAGTGGTCAGAATGGGGAGTAGAAATGCCACCAACCTGTCTATAACCAGAGTTGATTCTCCATAGTTTGTTATATCCACCGATACCACCTGGAAGTATTTCTAGTGCTGGCTCAAGAATATTTTGGCAAGCCTGAGCTAAGTTACAAACGATCTCTCCGACTGTATAAAGTCTTTCTGGACCAGTCTTAGACTCTCTTAGCATTTGGTCGACCAATTTATGTTTACCACCAACGCCACCATCAATGACCATACCTAGACTAAAGTTCTTAGATAAAACAAAGTCGTTAGTGAAGTTTGTAGTTGCGTAGATAACTTGGCAATCAACTGGAATCTTAGATGAAACGCCACCACTAGGAAGTGGTGCGCTTTCAGAAGCAACTGGTGCTGGGGCATTAGGAACACCTTGCAATGTTTCTTTGTTTGATTGCTGACGACCTTCTGGTGTATCCCATTCATCTGGTGTCTCAATAGAAGACTTGTCTTCAAATTGTCTTTCTGGTGGGATTAGATATGGAACTACAGAATTTACTGGTATTCCAACAGCAGGTGGTGTTAGTTCTACATCAACAGCGCCACTTGCGCCGTTACCAAACTGCCCTTCAGCATAGTCAGCGTGTAGTGTAGCACCAGCTAAAATATTCATATCTGCCGTTGATTCTAAATTCATATTAACGGACTTTTGATTGATATTTGCAGCTTGTATATTAAAATCACCGCCAGCTTTAATCAGCACATCACCACCAGCTGCCATGTAAATATCATTTGCAGCACCAACAGTTAGATTATTACCAACAGTCAAATTTGCATTTTGAGACACTTCAATATTAGCGTCTGAACGAGCAAAGATGTTTGTATTTCCATCTACTGTTATGTTACATTCACCTGCAACATGCACGCATCCATTTCTTTCCATCAAGATAAAATTGTCACCCACAATATAGTTTACTTGTGTGCCTTGAGAATCAATCTCAGTGAAGGTGCCAGAACGATGGTATGTATGAATGCGTTCTTGACCTGGAGTGTCATCAAATTCTTGAATGTGACCAGACTCAGTTTCATAAACTTTATTGAATGGATACTTTGCGCCAAATGGTGCTTGTGGTTGATCCCAAATACCGCCAGAAGCAGTTGGTACACCTTGAACACGAGTGGCGTCTTTCTTATTGATAACTGTACCTTCTATGATACCTCGAGCAAGACGGTTTGTATCTGGTTCATTAATATAATCTGGTAGTGGATATTTGTTATTCGGATCTCTAAATCCTGTATTATCTGTACCACGTTTGACAGACTCAGGAGAAGGTCCAGGTTTAACAACACCATCTGTTTGTGGTGGTACTGCTATTGGTGCGCCAGCATCTTTTTCTACACCACCGTATGAATTCTCACCATAAAAGTATTCATAGAATTGTCTTTTTGCTGCAGCGATGTTTGGCACGTTAAATCCAACAGCTTTCTTTGCCGCTTCAAAATAACCAGGATGTGCACTAGGGTTAACCTTAGGTGGAACCTTTATCTTAAAGTAGAGAGCAGCCACGACCGCTGACACATTAATATCTGTGTCCAAAGAATCTGGATTGTTAACAAGATCAAGAGTTATACCAAATTCCTTAGCTTTTTGCTGGAATAGTGTATAGTTTTCTCTGCCAGTTAACCCAATAAATCCACGCCCATAATATTTACCACCGTCTTCATCTGTTTTGTTACCCAAAAAGTTTTTACCACGAGTAGTTGGTCCATACACCCACGAGAAGAACTCTTCTCTTGACATACCCTTTTTCTTGGCGTTTGAGTACTTTTCTACTTGCTCTGGTGTTGCAAAAGAAAACACCTCTTTCAATCTAGCTGGCGAGTAATTATACGCTTCTTGTTGCGGAATCCAAGCACTCTCACCACCAGCAATACCAAGCAGAGCACACTTTTGTTCTTTTGTAGTAAGACCTACTTTATCACAAGCAGCAAGAAGTGCTTTGATACCTTCTTTTGCCTTTGCTTCGTTTGGAGTAGATCTCTTTGGTGGAATTGTTGGAATTGATTGATTGGTATCAGTTTGCTTAACTGGACTGTCTGATATAACGATAGGTTTACCGCTACCAGAAAGTACTGGTTCTCCACTCGATGTAGTTAGAACTCCTTCGACTTTAGATTGTAGCACTGCGTCTAAGTTGGTTGGGGCTTCTTTAAATGAGATTATGTTTTCGCCATAACCAGTGACTGCAGAACTAATAGTTATCTCAGTGCCACTGTCAATACTAACAATGAATGTGTTTTCTGGAATACCAAAGCCAATAACACGCATGTTGGCTTTTAGACTTCGAGTCAAGTCGACTCTACCTAACTCAGGATCAATGAATGTTAGCTTCTTACCAGTAACTGGTCCAGCTATAGTTCTAAGTTGAATGTCTTTTATTTTCTCTGTAATTTCACCATCATCATCAGAACCAATAGCAGATGGTGTTCTTGCAATACCACCAACTGTTCCAAGCATTATAGGATACTGCTGGTCTTCATCGGCATAAGTGATAATAACTGTTGTACCTTCAACTGGACCAATTGGCGTTTGACCAATACCATTCATCGCAGCAGATGTTACTGGTTGTAATGGAATAGCCCATGGAAGGTGATTAGTTGGAAGTTGAGTTTTGTCATGGGTATGCAACCCGACAACTCTAACTTGACAACGACCAAGACTTAGCGGATCGTTTCTATTTTCTACAACACCAGTATAAAACATTATTTTCTAACCTTATTCAAATCTAATTCCAAACTTTCTTTAATCAATTCCATATGACACTCATGTTCTTTTTTAGTTATATGATGATTGATAGCAGAAATCAAATACTTACCAGAAAACATCTTGTCTCTAATATCACGATCGTCTTGTGTTATCTGCTCTACTTTATGTAAAGAAACTGAGACTAATTGACCAACAGTGTAATCAGTTCGACCTGGGACTGTAATACTAATCTTATTAGATTCTGCAAGTTTCATTAGAGAAAGTCTCTCTTGGAAAGTTTTAATGTTACTTGTATCTTCAAATCCATTGAATGTATTTAATTGTCTTGGGTAGTTGACCAACAAAGCATTCGATCTAAACACTAGCTTGTCAGATGTTATTGGAAATTTGTTTAGATGATACTGTTTAGTGTATTTGTCAAACATTGTGTATATCTTGACATTATACTTCTTGTTTGTCAAGTCATAAGATATAGCTTTCGAAGCGAATGCTCCACCCATGATTCTGTCCATATAATCAAAACCAGTTGCTATGTTTATGCTGGTGATTCTTTTAAAATCTTTTTCTACGTTTCTAACTGTGCCACCGCCAGCAACATTATCTCTGCTGTATCTATCATAAACAAAATCTTGATACACTTTTTGATCGTAAAGTGATTCTAAACTAACAAAATTAAACCCATCTCTGTTCTCGAAAAATGTATAGCTAGGAGAACCGTTTCTATTAACAGCATTCTCCGTAGCATAAGTGATAATCTTAACTGGAGACCAGAAATTTGATATGAATGAAGTGTCTTGTGTTGTTGGTTCTACTTTTAATCGCTTGCTGCTTTGTAGACCATTTAACTTATCTTTAACAACATCAGTTACAATATCTCCAACATTACCAGAGTAGATTTTACTAATTTTCTTATTAAGATCGATAACAGCTTCTGGTGATATAAAGTGTAGTTGATACACAACAGAACGATCACCAACAAGTTCTCTATCAGTTAATTTGTAGATATAAAAAGTACCTTTGATGCTACCAGTCTTGATAGCAGGTGTTGTTATCTCTAATTCTAAGGTTTCTTCGCCTATAAATGGAAATAAGTTAACGAAATCTATAGATTCTTTTAAAATCAAACTTCCAGAAATAAATGGGGAAAACAAATCCTCGTATACTTGGATAGTTATAACTTGTGCAGTTATATCTTGGAAAAATCCAGTACTCGATGTTATTCTTGCTTTAGTGACACTGACATCACCAGCAAACCTAATAGAATTAGTGTTTGTTGTCATTATAGTTCTTCAGCGAAATTCTTTAATATAGAACTAATAAGAGATGGTGAAATTATCTTTATTCTTCTTTTGCTCTCGTTAAGGTCTTCTTCGTATTTGATATTTGATATTGGTAATGCACCTGGAAAATCAGAATCGACAATATACCCAGAAGGAGAAACCCAATGATGTGGGTAGTATTTTTGATCTCCATATTTTGCTTTTATGTATTCCCATAGAACATTATACGTCATAGGAAAATCTGCAACGTAATCATAACGATCATTGGCAAGCATAACAATCCAATGATATTGAGCATCGCCATAAAACTTCTCAGCAATAATCTCTGGTGTCTCTCCATCAACGATATCGTATAAATCGTAGAGAGTTATGTTAGCCAATACATCGCGACGGAATCTGATATTTCTAGTTATGTCTTTAACCAACATAACTTTGTCTTTTCCAGCGATATTGAAATCATAAAGAGTTTCAGGAAATTCTTTAAAATACATTATAGTCCAGCCTTGATTTTATCTTTTGTCAATAGAGCCAGTTCTCTGAATGATAATTGTACGTTAATCTGTGTTGGCATACCATTAGCGAAAGTATTGAACGAACCGTTAGGCGTGTAGTTAATACTCATTTCTGTTAACACACAAGAGGTATGTCTGTGTAGGTTTGGGTTTTCTTTACCGTTCTGGTAGTAAAAAATGTCAAACTCAGATGGATACACATAAACAAAATTATTGTCATCCTTGAATTCAGGATGCATATGATACTTAAATTCTTCGATTATTCGTAGAACATTTCTAGCTTCGTTGACGCTTCTTGGGAAAAACTGGTATTCAAACTGGAATGATCTATAGTCAACACCTTTAAATACTTGTTCTTTCTTTGGGTTTGCTGCCAAACCAAGTGCTGCAGAATTAGCTCCAGCGTTTGGTCCTTTAGATAGAGCTAAGTTTGCGATAATTGCAGCACCAACACCAGTAACATCACTGTTCTTGTCTCCGCTTAGAGCCTTAACGATTTCTTCACCACCTTCTGATGCCATAGCCAATATAGCAGTATCTTCATCTGACCACTGAACACCGTATCTAATTTGTAGCTGGTTAGGTACGTGTAAGGCAATCGCAGTCTTTAGTCGTTTCTTACCACGAAGAACTTCTGGAGCTAGTGTTGATGCAACACCAACACCAACTGTTCCAATGTTTGCTATTGCTGCACCCTTTGCCGCACCTTTTATACCACCGCCCAATGCAATAGAACCAGCTGCTACGCCTCCGATTGTATTAACAGTGGCATTAGAAGCAACCAATCCAGTCTTGGTCATTTTACTTCCAACCATATCTCCAGCATCTCTTGGCGTCATATCATTGACCGTTGCTGCAGCATTCTTTCCATTAACTAACTTAGAATCACTTGCTACGTTAATATAGAAGATAACATAATGCTTACCATACTTTGATTCGTCTGACATTAAGTCATCTGGATACATATGATTCTTGACTTCATACTTGTTTGCATTAGTAGAAGACTTAGCTGTAGTCGGAGTTGCAGTTGGAGAAGATGTTGCAGCTGACGCTGGTTCTTTTACTGGTGCAGCTTGTTCTGAAGCAGTAGTACTAGAAGATGAACCTTCGCTTGTAGAAGAATCTGCTGCAGCACCTGCAGATGTAGATTCTGGGGCAGCTTCGGTGACTTTCTTTTCAGCAGCTTTATCTGCTTCGTACTTAGCTTTCTGAGAAGCCTCATATTCAGCATTTTTTGCAGCTTCTAATTCTCTCCACTTAGCTTGATTGGCATCTGCTGCTGTGCTAGTTGTAGTTGCATCAAGAGCTTCTGCTTGGTCGCGTAATTGTTTAGCTCCTTCAACGTCTCCACCCTGACGCAATTGTCGCGCCTTATCGCGAAGTGCGTCAGCTTCTGCTTGAATCTTTCTATTCTTCTCGTTCTCTGCGTCTAAGGCAGTTTGCGTTTGAGCGTACTGTAACTCTAATTCTGCGACTGTTGCCATCGGGTGTTCTTCTAAATAAAGGGTATGAAATTATCTTCTATTATTTATGTTCCATAAAAGAAAGTACACGCCTGTATTTCCAGAGAAATACACAGGAGACCCATCAAATATCATAATGAGGTCTAGTTGGGAGACTCGTTTTGCAAATTGGTGCGATAAAAACCCGAACATAGTCAAATGGAGTTCAGAGGAAACCATAATCCCATATCGTTGCCCAACCGATAACTATATCCACCGTTATTTTGTTGATTTTAAAATACAAGTTCGCACAACAGATGGTATTCTAAAAACATATCTGGTTGAGATAAAACCAGCTGCACAAACAATTCCACCTGTATATCCAGGGAAACAAACAAAGCGTTATCTAACAGAATCAATGACATTCTTAAAAAACCAAGCCAAGTGGAAAGCTGCAACTGAGTATGCCAAGGATCGTGGGTGGGAATTTAAGATCATAACAGAATATGAACTCGGTCTCAAGCAACCTAAATAATTAAATGGCAAAACAACCCGTAAAAGACGTATTCGAACGTAACCGCTATGACTTGGCTACAGCTGCCAAGAGATCAAGAAGTTGGTTCGATCAACAAGTCAGAATGCTGGCTGGGGAAAACCTCACGCCACAAAAGCTACTGGCTACAAACCCAGACAAGCTAGAAAATAGGATCCAAGCTGGGCATCTTTATATGTTCATGTATGATCCAAAGACTAAAGATAAACTACCGTATTACGATAGATTCCCGTTGGTTTTCCCATACAGAAGAACAGAAGACGGTTTCTATGGATTGAATATGCATTATCTTCCATATCAACTAAGAGTTGGTTTGTTGGATAACTTAATGATGTTCAGAACAAATAATAGAATGGATGAGTTGACAAGATTAAAGTATTCTTGGGCAGTTATAGATGGAGTTTCCAAATTTGCTGCTGCTCAACCATGCGTGAAAAGATACTTGGGTGATCATGTTAGAAGCCAGTTCAGAAAAGTAGATGCCAATGATTGGACTACTGCTATGCTTCTACCTGTAGAGAAATTCGTCAAGTTGGATAAACAAGCAGTCTGGGCAGAATCCAGACGAATTATGAGAAAACGCTAATGGCTTTAAAAGATTTCATCGCTCAAGTAAAGACTGGTGGGCTGGCTCGAGGGTCTCACTATGCTGTTGAAATAACACCACCTATTGGTATGAGTGCTATCGGTAACATGCAAAAGATTTTGATGTTCTGCGATCAAGCACAACTTCCAGGTCTCAATCTTTCTACCACACCAAACAGAGTTTTTGGCGAGATTAGAGAAGTGCCATACGAGAAGTTATTTGACAATATTAACTTGTCATTCTATATGGACCAAGACATGGAAGTTAAGTTCTTCTTTGATGCTTGGATGGGATTGATTCAAAATCCATACGATAGAACATTCAGTTATTATAAAGACTATATCGGATCTATGAAGATTCAAGTCCAAGACATAAATGATAATTCTCGTTATGAAGTAGAACTGTTTGAGTGTTATCCAAAGAATATCGGAGCAGTGGCTCTAGATTATTCTTCTAAGGACACTCTAAAATTAAATGTGACAATGCAATATAAACACTGGACATCTAAAACTGTATCCACATCAGCTGCTGGTGGTGCAACAGACAAGAGCCTTGTTGATAAGTATGGTAAAGTTGGAAAGTTCTTAATGGGTGCTGCTGGTTCTTATGCAGTCACTAAACTTCCAAGTTTGATTGGTAAACTTAAAAGGTAATTTATGAAGATTGATGATAACCTGTCTAGTGTGTTTGATGTAGCACCATCAAATGTGACAGATGTAGTGACTAAAGATGGTGAACTTGTTGTACCTTCTAATTCTAAAATAGAAGATGATTATGACGCAGCAAGAGGAAATTTACGTGAGTTGTTAACTTCTGGTAAGGCAGCGCTGCAACATGCACTAGAAGTAGCTAAACAATCTGAACACCCAAGAGCATTTGAAGTTGTGGGTAACTTAATGAAACAACTGGCTGATGTTAACCAACAACTTATGGATATACATCAACAGAAGAAAAAGTTAGACACTCCAGAAAAAGGAGAAGCGTCTAAGCAAGTGACTAATAACAATGCTATCTTTGTTGGTAGCACTGCTGAGTTGAACAAAATGATCAAGAATATGACTAAAGGAGAATAATTATGTCTTTACCTATAATGAGTACACCAACCTACAATTTGGTAGTACCTTCAACTGGAGTTTCAGTTAAATATCGTCCGTTTCTCGTTAAAGAAGAAAAGGCTCTTCTTATCGCGCAACAATCAGAAGATGTCACTATCATGGTTGATAGTTTGAAGTCAGTAATTAAATCTTGTTTGATTGACAAGGTTGACGTCGATAAACTAGCGACATTCGATTTAGAATACATCTTTACCCAAATTAGAGCAAAATCTGTTGGTGAAGTTATTGACTTATTATTCCCATGTGATAATGATCACGGGGAAGACAACGACAAGGCTCGTGTTAAGATTTCTATTGATCTGACAAAATTAGAAGTAGTAAAAGTTCCATCACACACAAATAAGATTGAACTATTCGGAGATGTTGGAGTTGTTCTAAAGTATCCAACATTAGATATCATGAAGCAGTTAGAAAATTTAAACGGCAATGATTTAGATGCAGTATTCTCTGTAGTTGCAGAGTCTATTGATTACATCTATCAAGGAGATGAGATCTTCTACGGTAAGGAACAAAAGAAAGAAGAGTTGATTCAGTTCTTGAATAATTTAACTTCTGAGCAGTTCGTTAAAGTACAAGAGTTCTTTTCTACAATGCCACGTATTAGTAAAGAAGTTGAATATGGATGTCCTGTTTGCGGTAAGCAACACAAGAAAGTCCTAGAAGGAATGCAAAGTTTTTTTTAATAAATCTTTGTCATGAATCGCTGTTCAACTTCTATAAAATGAACTTTGCATTGATGCAGTATCACAAATACTCATTGAATGAACTAGAAAATATGATTCCATTCGAGAGAGATGTTTATGTTGCGATGCTAGTACAGTATCTAGAAGAAGAAAAACAAAGATTAGAAAGTAAGCGATGACAGTTATAACCGCATCACCAAAAAGTTTTCAAGCCATGCTTAACGCACAAGCAGTGGCTAATGAACAGCTATTCTCTATAAGAGCATTGCTAGAAGAAGCTCAACTTGCTCAAATAGCAACTCTTATGGAGACTAAAAAAATTGATGATGATGGTGATCGCCAAGAAAAAATTGAGTCAGACTCTTTAAAGGTTCAGAAAGACGCTCTAAAAGCGCAACAAGATCAACTTCAGTTGATGAAAGATGATATCTCTGATCGTAAAAAGAGAGAAGAAGAACTGGCCAAAGTCATGGAAGGTATGAAGTCCTTCAAGACCCCACTCGAGAAAGTAAAGAGCACATTCTCAAATATAAAAGAAAAGTTCTCTGGTGAAAATATCAAAAAGTCATTTTTACAAAATACTAACATTTTAGGTATCAATGATAAGAAGTTAGAAAAGCAGAGATTTGCCACCGAACAAAAAGCTCTTGGTTTTAAAGGCACCGAAAAAGAATTGTCTAGTAATTTCGAATCTGCATATGCAATCAAGAAAGATGCAGATAAGAATAAAGCCCAGATCGATAAGATGGTTTCAGACACTGGTGGAAAGTACAGCGCTGAACAGATTGCCAAAACAAACCCAGAGATGGCTAAACTTCTCGATAAGAAAAAAGGTTTTGAATCTGAGTATTCTAAATTTGATTTAGGCTCTAAAGCCCTATCAACTGTATCTGAAACACCATCGCAAGCGTTTGCCAGCCAAGGCGAACAGCAAGAAATGGCAGCTGAACAAACAAAGGCAATTTCTGCTCAATCTGACTTGCTATCTAAAATCGAAGAAAACACAAGAGGTGGAGGAGCAGAACAAAAGGCTTCTGCTGCTTCTGGCGATTCAGGTGGTGGTTTGCTTGGAGGTATCGGAAAGGGTCTAGAAAAACTAGGTAATGGTTTAGCTAGATTAGGTGGTGGAGCAGGTAGAGGTATTGCTGGTTTCCTACGTGGACTGGCTATGGGATTAGCAGCAATGGCTAATCCAGCAACTATAGTTGGTCTTGGCGCAGCAACACTGGCAATTATGGGTATCGGTAAAGCACTAGGATATGCTGCACCATTCATGGAAGCATTCGCACCTGTGCTAATCAAAATAGCAGATGTTGTTCAGAATGTATTCGTTGCAGCTATTGAAAAATTACCAGAAGTTATTACAGCTGTTGGCGAGGTTGTTATGGGTATCATCGGAGCAATCTCTGACGCCATCGTTGAAGTTATAGACTCTGTTGTTAGCGCTGTAGAACGTCTAAGTGAAGTCGACGGTGGCAACTTACTAAAAGTTGGTGCTGGTCTGTTGGCTATTGCTGGTGGTCTTGCCGCTTTTGGTGCAGGTACTGCAGTGGCTGGTGTTGGCAATTTGGTTGGTGGTTTACTTGGAGCAGTAACTCCAGGTGGTTCTGCCATGGATCAAATAATGCGTCTTGCTGACAAAGGTGAGAACATCGAAAAGGCAGGTATTGGTATAGAGAAATTGGCTGGTGGTATGACAGCATTCTCTGCTATTGATACTGATAAGATTAAGGCTATTGCTGCTCTTCCAACAGAAAAGATTGCAGCTATGGGTGCTGCGATGGGACAAGCTGGTTTAGTTTATGCTAAGTCTGGTGAAAATGCTGGCGCTGCTACCAAGTCTTCTGGTGGAAACAAAACAAATGTGGTTAACGCACCTGTGACTAACAGCACAGTTCAGAATCAGTTTATTAAATCTCCGATACGAAATCAAGACTCTACGTTATCGAGATACATGCAAAGAAAATACGCATAATACAAAAAAGCCACCGAAAGGTGGCTTTTAACTTTTAGGGATAAAAGTTTATTCTTCTTTAGCGATCTTCTCGAAGTAAGACATCACATCATCGTCATCATCTTCCATTGGGGCTGGTTTAGATGCCTTTGGCGTGAACGCTGGAGCAGACTTTGCTTCTGGTGCTGGAGCACTTGGACGTTCATCTTCAGCCATTTCAGCTGCAGACTTAGGTGCAAAAGAGTCACCAGAAAGAACTTCATTCAGCTTCTTCTTCAACTCATCGTAAGACTTGAAGTTTTTACGATCAGTGAATTCTGCCAGAGTATGGCGAGCAGACAACACACGAACGATTTCTTCATCATCAGAAGAAATTGGGCATGGCTCAGTGAATACTGATTCGTCATAGTTCGCATAACCATCTTTCTTACGCATACGAAGTTTGAAGTTAGCACCTTGGTCAAAGTCAAAGACGTTGACTGGTTTCTCATCTTCAAATGTAGGGCGAGCCTTGTCCATGATCTTGTCGAAGATTTTCTTACCGAACTTGAACAGGAATACCTTACCTTCATTCTCAGGATGCTTTGGATCAGAAACAACCAGAATGTTACAGATGAACGCCAGCTTACGCTTTTGTTTACGTGCAATTTCTTTGTTTGTCTCAGTACCAGTGTTCCACAGTTGAGTGTTCAATTCACCAACAGGGTCATTCTCGCCGAGAGTAGTAAGAGAGTTTTCGATGTACCACTTACCAGTTGGACCTTGGAAACCGTGGGAAAAGATTTTCACCCATGGTAGTTCGTCAGCGTCAGTCTTTGGTAGGAATCGAATAGTGGCAGTACCGTTACCAGCCTTGTCGCCTTCTAAACGCCAGAAGCGATCATCAGCAAAAGATTTAGTTTCGGTCTGAGGGTTGGCAATCTTTTCGAATGCGTTAGAGATAGCACCGAAGTCAGAGTTGCGCATTTTGCGAAGTGTTTGAATATCCATATATTTTCCTTGTATAAACGTAGTATTAAGATTTATTGTATTGTATCGAAATTTCGTCTTCTAGTCCAACATCATCCTCGAATGCGTCGTCATAGAATTGGTCATCCTCTACATAACTATTTAGCGTTCTCATACCACCAGACTTTCTATTATTTGAATGTTTGGCGTGTTTCCCCGAACGGCTAGAGGGATTATCATCATCGTAGCGATTAGATTGTTTATGGTAAGTCTTACCCATTTTGTTGCTCTACAAATTCTTCCTTGAAGTGCTGGAAAATCTTTTCAGCTTTAATTCTATCGTATTTAACAAATCCAGTCAACTTTTTAATGCGTCTAAGTTGTGATTCGAATGCAAACATTACAGGTGTTGTTTCCCACTTGTACAAGTATGGCTCAATATCATCTATCATTCTCATAGACTCTATAGAAACCTTGCCTGACAAGTAAAGTGTTAGAAGAACTGGAATGTCGCCAGAATCGGCATTGAACAGTTTATTGAATTCTATCTTAGTAGTTTCTAAATGAGTTACAACATTGGCAAGGTCATCTATAAAATTCTTTGTAATAGATTGTTTGCGTTTGGTCCACTCAGTTAGATTTTCTACAGACTGCGATCCTTCGTAAATAGCAGCTTCATCACCATAAGCAAAGTTCGCTACATAGAACTGTATGATGTCACGGTCTGTATCATACTTATTCGACAATTTTTCAAAGATATATCGATCATTTCTAGAGTTGAACGAATCTCTTGACATTTTAACATTTCCTCTGTTTTCGAAGACGTTAAACTTGTCTGTGGTAAAGTGTAATTTTAATGCTAGGTAATACCTATATGCTTTATAACCGTCCACTTTGTGCTCTCATATTTCTGCACGCTTCACGTGCTGCTGGTGGAAAATCTGGAGAGATTTCAGATAATTCACAGTTGTAAACTACAACGGGTTGTTTAGGCATAGAATTTAAAAAGTAAAACCCAACGCCAATCCACACCGTTGCGAATATACCAATACCGATATTAGATATCAAGTTGCGCTTGTTTTGGAAGATAGTTGAGTTCACGGAAATTCATTTCAATTTTATCACGAAGAGACTTGTTGATGAGTGAAGAAACATCATCAGGCTCAATGTAATTTTCTTTACAATATTCTAAGACCGCATCCATGTGATTGAGTTTTCGATCTTTTACCATCTGCTCGATGTGCAGTGAAAATTCGTTTGACGATTTAAACATTCTTTTTAATCCAGTATTCTACATTGCGGATTTCCTGAGAAAGTTTACCATATTCCTCGTGTTTCTTTCGATAAAGTTTCCATTGAGGTGTATTGGGTTTTTCTGGATCCATCTTACTACCAAACTTGTCCAAGAACATAGTAAAGAACCGATCCATTTTCATTCTCTCGGCGCAAAGTTGATTGTGTTTAGCTACATAATTCATATTATATCTTAAACGATATTGCAAGGCAATTCGTTATCCTCTCCTCATAGTTGCAATTTCAATAGCTTGCTCATCAGAGAATACTGGAACTGCATTCGACTTATGCATCGTTCCAATACCCTTGATGGCAGAACCTGTATATACTGGGTTTGGTTTCTTGGCACAGACTCCACCAGAGAATGGTAGACTTGGAATCTTTGGTGTTTCACGGATAAAGGGTTTGGGCGCACTGATTGGCTTCACAGCCTTCAGTGGCTTCTTTGGTTCGTACTTCTTCATCAACTTTTCCCACGATGCGTCCAACTCGCGTTGCTTTGCTGTTGGTTTGCGTTTCTTAGATTTACCGAGTGAAGTGTGTATCATCTGCATGATTCTATTATACCTTAATCAGCGTTGCAAGTCAAACTACGAAACCAGTTGTGTCTTTTTTAGCTTTACCCTTGGCTTTGAGACCAACAACCACACCCTTAGGGTCAAGGAATCGCAAGTCGGTTTCATCACCATCGATAACTGTACGTCCGATGTAAGTATCTGGCACTTCTTTGAAGACAACAGCCACATTCATACCAGTCGATGCAACCAAACGAACATCCATGTCGTTTCCATCAGCCTTAGAGAATGTCAGGTGATAATTAGTCAGGTGTGATACCTTACGGTTGCGCACTTTGGTGTAGTCATAGAATTGCACTTCTGGGAACAACTGGAAAATGTTCTTGCCATCTGCAACTTCATATTTTTCCCAGCTTAGGTCAGATGTACCATTGAGACGAAACGCTGGAATCATGTCTTTTTTCTCAGCTTGCTTGATACCCAGTTTGATATCAGCAACCAAGTCTTTCATGAATTGATCGCGATTCTCGAAAAACATCTTGGTCTTGCGAATACGGGCTTGTTGAATCACGTTAGTGTTTTCACCCTTCTTGAACATACCACCACGACCAGCAGTATTCAAGCATGCAGCAGTACATCCAGCAGTGCGCTTGGGGCAAGTCTCGTAACCAGAAACATCGGCAGGAGACAAGTGGAGGACGAAAGACATATAACCTTTCTTTTGACCCTTCAACAACTTTGGATTACCAGTGCTAAGCAATTTCATAACAAACCTTTCTCAATCACAATAGAGTTATTATACAGCAAGATGCAATAAAAGACAACAACTAAATGCGAAAGACCCCACACTCGGTAGGGTCTTTAAAAGTAAACCTAAAGTATTACTTTTTAGGGGTTTGGCTCTGGGAGATACTATACGATAAACACACATTAGTAGTGCTATTATTATAAGCACATTTAACGGCTAATGGGTCAATACCCTTTGCAATGGCAGTTTCAATATTCTTCTCTAATGATTTTAGTTCTGCAATCTTATAATAACTAACAGAACCCATTAATGACAATAATGAAATAGTCAAACAAATAATAAAAATATTACGTTCCATATTATGATAAATCTTTAACATCATCACACAAACCAAGTTTCTTTGCTTCAGTTGGACTCAACCAAACATCTTGTGGTGGCAATAATACTTCGCGAATCTTGGCTTCAGTTAGACCAGTACATTTTTTATAATGAGCGATCATTTTCTTGGTAGTCAAGTCAAATTCTTTAACAGTGGCAAACAATTCGTGTTCTTTACCAATAGCACCCCAAGAGTATTGATGAGAAAGAATAGAAGTATTTGGTGTCAACAGTCTCAACCCTTTATCGCCAGCAATAAAGATCATTAAACCAGCAGAAGCAATCTGACCTAAACCAATTGTGCGAACTGGAATGGCTGAACCACGCATAACATCAATTAAAGCAAATGCGGCATTTAAATCACCACCTGGACTTGTGATTAACAAGTTTAACATCTCTGGACGTTCTTCAGCAAAGTTTGCTTCGAAAATCCATTCAACTGCTTGCTTACAACTAGCTAGATTAACTTCTTCCATCATTAGGAAGAATGAGTGGCGAGATGTTTCTTCTTTTAATTGTAAATTCATTTTGGACATCATATGCGTTCTCTTTCTTTATAAAAAATATGTCTACCTATCTTAGTTGTCACTTCTAATCCTCTCCAACGGGGATTCACATAATCAGCATGATAGAACAGCGCTCCATGCGTAATGTCCTTTAACTTTTCATAGTTAGTATAAACGTATATAGCCATCTGTTTAGAAGAATCATAAACTTCTTCTTTGATGTTCTTTTTACGTTCACAGAACCAAGAGAACTGACACGTTGATTTTACCTTTTGTTTGACTACAGAACAAATATCTTTTGGAAATCTAGGATCTTGTAATCTGTTTAATGTCACAAGAGCAACAGCCATCTTTCCTTCATGTGGTTCATGACCAGCTTCGAAATAAATGTTTTGTGCAAGACAATCAACTTGTTTTTGTGATTCTTGCGTTAATGAATTATAAGTTATTTCTATGATTTTTTCTCTAGGTGGATTAGAAGAAACCAAAGTCAATAAACTCAACGCCGCGATGGCTAAAATAATAGTTACACGTAAGTGCATAATTATCTCCTTAATTAGTTAAAGGGTGTGTTTCCACACCCCGATCCCGTATCAGGTGGACTTTTTGCTAGTCTGATTGATCAGTAGATTATTTTGCTTCTGCCTTTTTCTTAGGCACTGGCTTGTTTGCTGATGGAGGTGCTTTATCGCAGTTTTTATCCTTCAACATATCACAATTCTTCTTAGCAGGGGCTTTCTGCTCTTTCTTGACAGGCTCTGGCTTTTTAGTCGGTTCTGCTGCCCAGCTAACTGACATTGCCAATAGAAACGCTGTCGTGATAAGGTATTTCATTTTATTCCTCTATAAAAGAAAGGGTGGACAAGCCACCCTGCTATTAGAAAGAACGAGAGTACTGAAGTGAAGTAGTCTTGTTCGCGCCATCGCCACGTTGAATATCGTGACCGATAGTTACTTTGTCCAACTTAGTCAAAGCATATGTCAAAGACATACGAGTTGCTTGGTTAGTGTCTTTTGCTAAATCATTAAAGCCATCGCGCCAGCGGTAACCAACTTTAGCAGAAAAACCTTCAACTGGTAGTTTGAAAGAAACTGCAGGTTCGACAGAGTAGTATGCATAATCTGGTTTACCAGATGCTTGCTTGGTACCAAGACCACCGCGAACAGAAGCTGTTACGCTAGAGGATACTGGAAGGCTATAAATCAATCCTGCTTCATAACGATTAGTGATAGTGTTTGCAACATCAGCAGTAGTAGCTGAGATACCCAAATCACCATCAATAGACTTTGTTAACTTAGTCTGGACTTTCAATGCAGTAACATGCTTTTGTACTGCAGGAGAGTCATCATTTTGAACTGCATAATTAACGCTCATAGATGATTGAGCAGATGCAACACCAGATACAAATAACAAAGCTGAGGCTAAAGCCATTTTCATTTTCATAATTTCCCTTTAAAAATATTGTTGTTCATAATATTGGCACCCACTGTGGCAATACTTTAAAGTGGTTGGTTATTCTGTTACGAGGAAACCAACCGAAACCCTAAGCAGCGTTTAGGCTGCTAATGCGTAGACAGAGTCGTTTGCATTTACTTAGTTTGCTTGATTTACGGTCATCGCCTACCGTGTTGCCGTCTCTACTATCTACCCCTGTCGAAACCAATGCATCCCCATCAATAAGAAACTGAAGATAAACCCAACGGTGTTCATCATGACGATAACCATTACATGCATGTAATGGTACACCATATTCGTTAGGTCTATTCAAATTCATAACAATTCCCTATTGGTGGAGATGGGCGGAGTCGAACCGCCGTCCAGAAGTCCTTCGCTTTGAAGGGATTACAACAATAACTTATATTATACTTCTATATTTATTGGAAGTCAAATGATACGTAATACGAGAACATATCTATCAGAATCAACTGAAGTGACAAAATGTGGAAATTGATATCCAGCTGGAGCGACAACCATTGTTCCTGTTTTTGGTTTGATAACAAGCCCTTGTTCTGGATAAACTAACTCACCACCATTAAATTCATCATTCAAGAATACAATAGCAGACCTGTTCCAATTAGTTACTCGAATAACTTTACCATTCTCAATTATAGAATTATCACAATGTTTAACATTAGATGTGCCTCTAGGGTACCAAATTATAGGAGCGTTCTCTATCTTAAAATTAAATAAATTTGAAATTTTTGCAACTACTTCACTATCTTTAGCATTTCTTCTTTCTAAACCATTGTAATCATGGTAATCGAAAGCAGCGGTAGTGCTTGGTGTATCATTAAATCTAGCATCAACTATCATTTTCTGACACACTTCTTTAGATAGAAGATTCGGGACTAGAACTATCTGTTCCATTTTAAATGCCTCGTTTATTTTTAAAATCTAATCTTAATTTCCTGAACGGACCAATCCAATTATCTCTTTTCTCAATAAACCATCTTGGGTCATCGTTTTCAACTGCCATCAAAATGGCAATACGACCAATTGGGATTCCAGTTCTTTCTTCAAATGCAACTGCATATGCAGCACATTGCATAAAATAGTGATAGATGTCATCTCTGTCTTTTGGTTTACTAGCTGTCTTAAAGTCAATAACAGTTAGTTTACCTTGAAATTCTGCAATACAATCAACTGTTCCTGCGACTTGTAGAAAGTCTGAATACAGCGGTGTTTCCAAACAGTGAATGTTATCAATATCATCTAATAAAAACTTTATAGAGTTAAACATATCAAGGTCAAAAATATCAGCCTCGAACAAATTACCTCTTAGATAATCTTCGCAGTATTGATGAATTCTTGTTCCACGGGCTGAAGCCCTAGCAGAAACTCTATTTGCTTCTTCTTCACCAACTCTCATTCTCCATTTAGCAATACCTTCGGCTGTTGCTTGGCTAGTGATAGTTGTGACAGAGGGATACTTCTTTCCAGATGGAGTTAGATAAACTCTAGTACCATCTTCTGAAGTATCCCTCTGTAATTTCACTAAATCATGATGTATAAAATTTTTCATTATGTCAGTAAGTGGATAGCCTCATTATAGTGCTTGATACGATCTTCAAGACCAATGTACCCACCATTTATCTTTCTTGTCATTGTTTTAATATCACCAGCATCTGCTTCTTTGTTCAGTTTGTTTTTGTTCCAGAACCAAATAGCAGACATCAGCGCAAAGTCTTTGTCATAAGTAACCCAATCTGGATTATTCACAACTTCTTCCCAATTGTCAAACATATCTTTGGCAAACTGAGTATAGTTTGCCTTGCCAGTTAACTGAATTGGTCCGCGACCACGATACTTATATCCATCACCAGATTCTTCGCTACCATTACCCATGCGATTGCAATAGATCTTGTTAGCGATTTTCTCTGGCTGGCGCTGGTAAGGCAACGCAGATTCTTCAGTTGGGAAATACTTTTTGAAGATGCCAGTTAGACCCTTCGCTGAGTAATTCAAGTTTTCTTCAAACACTGTCCAACCACCAGACTCATGTCCACATTGCGCTAAGAAAGCAGCAACACGTTGTGGAGTATTAATCTCGTAAGTTGGGAATACCTCATTCATTGAATCAACCCAACCTTGTGGATCAGTGTTTCGTGGGAATAGGTGACTAAATTGCTCTACTGTTAGTAGCATTAGATTTTCCTTCGTAAAAGTCTTCGTATTTTAGTTTAGCCAAAATATAGTCTTTCACGAGAGAAGATCTCACGATGTCGTTCACGTCAAATTCGATACGAGTAAAAGCACTCATGTGTTGAGCAATGTCAAAGAATTTTAAAATTCCAGTAACATCGTTCTTCTTTTTATTCAAATCAGTTTGTCTATAATCACCACACCATATAATTTTAGATCGATATCCGACACGAGTCATAACGGTGTCGATCTCTTCATAAGTCAAGTTCTGCATTTCATCAACAATGATGATAGCGTCATCAAAACTCATACCACGAATAAAGGACGTTGAGATAAAAGTTATATGTCCTTGTTCTTCGAGTCTGTCCCAAGCATCCTTGCGCCCAAATAATGTTTCGCAAATTTGACGATAAGGCTGCTCATAAATTTCCATCTTTTCGTTCACGTCACCTGGAAGATGACCAATCTCGCGAGACTGCACAGCAGAACGAACGACGATGATTTTATTGAATGGGTTTGATTTATCCAACACCTCTTCAATAGCTTTGTATAGCGCACAGAAAGTTTTTCCTGTACCAGCAACTCCGTGGAGTGCTACGAAATAGTCCCCTCTTTTATAAGCATCAAAAAACTTTTTCTGATTTCCAGTCAATGGATCAAAAGTTTTCAGATCATCCATTCTTAATCTTAAAGAATTATTAATTTGTTTGGGCTGCTTATCACTGTGTTCATTATCTAGACTTTTAGCAGCAAGGCGTTTTGTTGCCATGCAAGTCCTTTTGTAATTAGATTTTAGTTGTTCGGTTTAAAATGCTTCCTGGGGTTTTTTGATGTATCTTTTGTAAGACCTCCTTGAATCCATTATCAGTTTTAAGCACAATACGATCTCCAGAAAAAGCTGGAGCACTAACGATGATTGATTCAATGTGTGGATTCTGCTGTAGATATTCCTCACGTTCTGCAATCTTCATAACCTTTTCAAATTGTTCACCCGTGTTATTATCGCGGAATGTGTATGTTGGCATAATTTCTCCTTACTCTGTATTTAGCTTATAAAGAAGGTGTGTCAACAAAAAGATTAATCCCAGAAATAAAAAAGTTCATAGAAAGTCTAGATGTTTCTACAGTAGAACCAAATCCACCTGCTGCTCCATGTAAATAATCACCACGATAGAAAATCATCGTATTATAAACATATGGTATAACAATTCTCTGGTTTTCTCTATACAAGATTGTCCCACATGCTAGCGGATCTTCTGGCACAATATCATTCAAATAAACAACTGCAGCAAATAGTGTGCTGTCTTTATGTAAACCAGAATCACCTACTAACATATCATCTGTGTCATAGAGAGAATGAAATAATGGATATCCAGTATATGAAACCCTCACATCAGCTTCTTTTCTAATATTTACCATAGTAGCTAGGATAAATTCATCAGTTATTGACTTGAACTCTTCTCCCAATGGATCAGTTCTTCTCCCTGGAAAACGCATGTTACGTTTCACAAATTCAGGCTCTGCTGTATAAGAATGATATGCTTGTTTGATCGCAATATCGTAAATTGCCTTAGGGTCTTTAAAACAATTCGGTACTATTAGAAAATCTGTTAACATGTTGCTGCTTGATAAAGGCTAAAACTTGCCAGATTTTTTGCTTTGCTTTCACACATGATGTCGTGGGTCTTGAGATAATCTAGAACCCAATCGTTACAAGCAGTGTTCCAGTAAAAGTCTGAGTGTGCGCGAAGTTTGGCTTTCTTAAAACCGTTTTCCAGCAACACAGCATAATCTGGTTTTGTCTTGCTGCAATGATCGACAAGGTAGTCTTCGCGAGATTGAGAGTAGTGCATAGTTGGACGAACCCCACGCCAAGAGTCAATGACACGTTTGACACGATCGTCATTATGATCAAGCCACACACCTTCACGACACCAGTGGTGATGTACATCGAGAACAATTGGCAACAAGTCTGCCAATTCTAGAGAGTCATCAAGACCCCATGCGTTTTCTTCGTTTTCGATAGTGATGCAGTTTTGTGCAACTGTAGACAGACGTTTGTAAGCTGCACGAATGCCTGCTGGACCACGTTTGCCAGAGATGTGTACATTGATCTTAAAGTCTTGGAATGCGCGACCATAACCCATCATACGAGCCATGTCTGCATGATACTCGAATTCTTCGATAGAGTTATTGACAATACCATCGTTCTCGCTAGCAAGAACTGTAAACTGACCTGGATGGAAACTTAGGCGAACACCAGCTGCACGTGCTGTGTCACCAATCTTGGTAAAGCCACGTTGCAGAACATCAAGCACATCTTGTTGTTGATAAAAGTATTTCCAATCAGCGTGAGTATAGACTGGAAGAATTTCGCTGCTCAATCGAACCATGCGCAATCCTTCAGGTAAGTTGGCTACCTTGGTTACTAGATTGAGTGTGTTTTGAAGATTTTGTTTGGTGATGTCCCACAACTTTTCTTCTGCATTTGTGCGACTTTGACGACCAAGCCAAGCAACAGTAGTTGTACCTGTGCTGTATTTCTTTGCATCGTCTTTGGGTTTGATACCATCGACTTGATCGACAGTGTCAATCCATTTACATGCAAAACCAATTTTACCGTGTTTCATAATATGTGTATTCATAATCTAATTATACCGTAAAATTGCATTAAAGTCAATCACCAGTGCCTTATAACACCAGCAACGATAAAAAAGTTTGTAATAATATAACAAAGAACGATGCAAGTGCGAATAAGAGCGATGGTGTCAGCTTCTTTGACACTAGCACCGCTCTTTTCTCCAATTGCTTTCGCCCACAATCTCCAGGCTTTTCTCATAGCATACGAATTAGTCCAATTGTATCAATAGTAGTCAGCAAGAGGTAGTTAGCCAACATCCCAAACGATTTCCTAGTATAAGCAGCCCAAGCATAAAGAGCACAGCCACTGATCCATATAGGATAAAGGACAAGAAGTGGAGGATTAGGTACTGTGAGAGCCATAGTAATGCTACAACCAATACTGATAGCCCAAGCCAGTAACTCAACGCAAAAACGAAACTTATTAGATCTGAAGTCATCTAGAATCCATGTTAGTGTGTTTAGTATAATTTGTTTCATGAGTGTTCTTTAAGTGCTGCCAGTGTATGAATCTGCAAGATTGTAGATTTAAGTTTGGCAATAGTGCTGGCAGAATCAGTGTGAAGAATACCATATCCACCAGCTGAATTAAATGGATCAATACACCCAATACTGTCATCGACTAGAATACTGGTTGGCGTTGCATACTTTGCCTTACCAACTTTATCATTGACAAAGTTAGCGCGATATGGAATGTTTTTAGCATTCAACCACTTGAGTTTTTGCATCTTGGCTTCATTGGCTTGGAAAGGTTCATGTGTGCCCATAGATGTTAGAATTTCTACAGTAACACCGTTCAAGCTAGAAACATAATTCAACAACTCTTGAGCGTCAGGCATAAAGTCTAACTTCTCGAAAATCTTGTCTTCGATAACTGCAGTACGGAAACGCTTGCGATCCTCTTTATTAGGATCCAACTTAATGTACTCTTTGTTGAAGTCTGCTAGAACTCCGTCCATATCAAGATAAAGTGTAATCATGTTACTCCACAAATTGTTTGAAGTTTGGTGGTTGCCAACCTTCTGGCTTTAGAATCTTACCATCTTCACGTCGACGCACTAGACCAGTGGCAGGATCAATCTTAGAAAGGTTGCTTTGTGCACCTTCGATCCAAGCACCGTCCATATCCCAACCACGTGAACGAGCGTATCCAACGATAACCCAAATCATGTCAAAACAAGCGTCAAGACGTTCGGTATCATCGTTAGCTTCATCAGCTTCCCAAAACTCTTTGATTTCTTCACGAATCAACTCTTTGTATAAAAGCGATTGTGGGTTCTCATCAACAAGGAATGGCGGTGGATTTTGTCCAACAGCATTCAAAAACTTCTCAACATCTTCAAAAACATTACTCATTTATATTCCAATTCCATAAAATTAACATCAGCGTCTAACGCTTCCATTGTGATATCATCAGCGCCAGCGACATCTTGACAGAAGTTTCTGTACACTTGAGATGTATAACCACTCATACCATATGATTTTTTATGGCAGCGATAAACACTGCCACTAGAACCGTAGAACATGTAGTGATCTTCATCTTGTTCTATCTTGATACAACCACTATTTAACTTCCAACTGTCGCCGTTGGCATAACCACCGTACCAACCAGCTAGAATCTTGTAGATTGTTTCGCCTCTAACAACAAATTTTAACATCACCCATGTATCTGGTGTGTATTCTCTCATACCTCAACCACTTTCAATTCAAATTTATCAGCGATTTCTTCATATCCGATATAACCACGTGGGTTACACACAATTCTGGTGTCTCCAATGGTGTAATCAAACAATTCATGTGTGTGACCATGCGTCCACAACACAATTTCTGGGTGATCAAGAATAAATTCACTCAAGTCACTGTGGTAACCACCGTTCATGATGTCATCATGAGCATATCTTGGGTGACAAGACTTGTGAGAAGGTGTGTGATGACCAACTACAACAATTTTGTTGCCAGTTTTTTGCTCGCGATGATTTTCCACGATTGTTTTGATGTAACCAAGACACTTGCGATGTTCTTCAACAGCATCTTCTGCAGAGAAAGTTGCAACGCGAGTCTTAAACACAGACTTGAATCGCTCAGAAGTGGGCAGAGCCAAAAACTCATCATCAGTCATACCTGTTGGCTTGTCTCGTAAGACATCGGCACGGTAAGAAACTACTCTATTTGAGTTTTGAACACAACGAAAGTCGTTCATCATGTTCTTCATTGCATGTAGAGTAAGTGGATCCTCTTTGTTCATGTCTGTCCAAAGAGTACCTCCAACAAAAGTTACATCATCCAATGTCCAGCACTCTTTGTCCAAGATGTGCAAGTTAGGGTGATGAGCCAACTTGCGTTTTAGTTCACCAATAGTTTGGGCAAAATCACCGTGGTAGTGTTCATGGTTGCCAGCAACGTAGATTACATGTGGAAACTGAAAACACACACGAGAGAAAAAGTCATGAAAACGCGATGATCTGGCACGTGCAAATCCCAACTCTACTTGGCGACGATCCAACATGTCTAGGTCACGCTCAACCAAGATATCACCAGACAAGATGAGTACATCGATGCCTTGATCGTTAGTGATCATGACATCACCAAACTCTAGGTGCAAGTCTGACGCAACAGCAATTTTCATAAGTTTCTCCATAATAGTTGTATTATACCCTATACAGGCTTGCAAGACAACCCTTCATAATACCGCCACAGACGAACATAGTAAGCCATCCTACGTGGTTCGTGATCAGGATGCGGCATATCCGAACCACACCACTCAATAAATCGTTGGATTTCTTCGTCTGTCATACACTGCCATCCTTGATGCACGCTTCAAAGGTTGCAAATGTCTGCTCAAACTTAACTTGATAGATGGTTTCTAGACCCAGCAGATAATTACTGATCTCATCAGGTGTCATCTCTCGCACATCCAGCATCTGGCGATTAAGAGCCTTGATATCATCCACAATATTCCAACAAGCCAGAATCCCTTGTTCAAGTTCAAATCTATTCATGTTAATTTCCTATTACATTGGATTGACGATCACTGGGTGACCAAAT